GCGCGCTTGAGCGTTAACAACTGCGTAGGAACCCATCCAAATCAGGAAGAACGTCTTCCCTATCTTAGGCGGAGCACAAATGGCTCCTACTTCTCCAGGTAAAAGAAAAGTAAACTGACCAAGCGCGAGAGGAGAAGGGACGCCTGCTTTAGTGTAAGCGCGCTTCCAGGCTTCCATACGTTCCCGTAAAGCGCTTGTATGATTAACTATTGGTGCGGACTGACGGTCGATATAAGAGATACCTTTAGCTATATCTGATATCTTATCAACATCACCACGTTTTAGTAATGAGTCAGCTTGTCGGATAAGTCTTGTCACTCTCTTTCGCTTCAGCCATTGAACCACTTTGTCAGCAAGATAGGGCTGGTCTTCAGGGCTGTAAGATTGTTCCATCCAGCGCTCAAAAAACTGAACTACATAACTAGACTCCACCGATGTTAGTCTACCCTGTAGGTTAGACTTCAACTCGTCTACAAGAAAGTCAGGTCGTGGTAGTGTTTTGTACCTCGTTTCGTACCTCGCAACCAAATCAAACAGTAACTGAATAATCGCGAGGTCAAAATCCTCTTTTTTTGTCTTCGCTAGTAAGTCCCAATCTAAATACGTAACAAAGTACAGTAACACTCCTATGTCATCCATCGGCTCTTTTCCTCCAAATGGCTGTCAGCCCATTGAAGGAACTCCTTAATCGTCTTCTTCCGTGCAATTGCTCTCAAAATCAGGTCCACAGAACTGCACGGGTAGTTACTCAACACATAGTCAAAGTAAATACTGGCCATGCTGGGATACGGTGCTAATCTAAGGAAGCTAGTATACGCTCTGAGCAGTGTCTTTGCCCGTTGTGGAGTTAGATAAATCCTGAAACCCGGATATTCCTTACGCATCGCAAACACAAACGCTAACACAAACTGATCAAACGACACAAACCTCACCTAAACCTGTCGAAACGTAAATATCATATCTACTCTTACCTTGAGACTTCAACACTAAGGGATGTTGATCCCATATATCACAAAACAACAACCTTTTCCCCTCTTGATACCGTATACCCCGACCCAACCGCTGCAGGACGCTAATACAAGAACGGACTGGCGCGCTGTTTATAATAACCTGTATGTGTTTGTTATCAATCCCTTCCTCAAGCAGCTTTGAAGTGAAGATTACTCCTTGGGTTAACCTACTGACCTGCTCCCTTACCTTGGCAGGAGTTCGATAATCAACCACGAACGATCCAGGTATTCTCTTACTCATTAGATCAGCATGTTCAACCCGGCCCAAGAAAACCACTATAACGCCTCGCGAACTAAGCTCTGTTATCAACATCTCCAACAGCTCGTTGCGCTGTGGATCGGTCATGATACGTTTCTTATAAATCCAACCTATGTCTCTTTCCTTAGACCCAGGTATCGTGTATCTCCCCACATACTTGATCATACAAAAATCAACAGGACAAACCAGCTTAATCTTCATCCCCTCTTGGTAAGATGCGGCGTTAACCACGTTGTTCATGAAAACAAGTTTGATCACTTTATCCAACCGATCCGACCGCCCTGTTGGAGTGCCCGTGAACCCATACCACCGAGACGCTCTCGTGCCAAGCAGTTTACGTAGGTAAGAAGGCGCCGCTACGTGGTGTGCCTCATCAACCAGAACCACATCGTATCGAGAAGCAGCGAGGCTCTGGAAAGTAGAGACCATAATCCGACCTCTTCTTTTCTTCTGACCTGTACGTATTCCTACGCCCGAAAACCATTCCCTGAGTTTGTTGTAGGTTTGCACTACAATCCGCTCACGATGAGACACACATAACACTTTATAATCCCGGAACACGGAACACAACCCTGCTATCATGTAAGTTTTGCCTGTACTAGTAGCGCTCACAATAAGAGCCGATTGATATCGAACCGCTTCTTCAACTACACGCTGCTGAAAGGGCATGAGCGATTCTATCGTGCATTCCTTCGGAGCAACAGGTTTTGTTAAATCCACAACCTCCACGGATTTCATGGTAGTTAGGAATCCACTAGGGAACTCGTCACCAAACAAGAACACTTTTCGCTCTTGGTGCCATTCCGGGACGCGCCCCTTTGACGGATGGTATACGATACGCATAGAAGGGACTAAAAACGTCACCTTACTCATCAGATCTCGAGTTAGCTTCCCCTTCGCACAAATTCCATACTTTTCAATCTTCATTAGTCTGCCGCAACTTACTGACATTAAATACGTCAAACACTGCTAAATAAGGATAATGAGTGTTTTCAGCCACATAGAATCCAATAGGAAACATAGTACATTGAGACAGTATGAAATGACGAAACTGTCTAAACGCTGCAAACACAAACACAACCCTACACCTGAACTTCTCAATCCATTGTAACCACTCCAAGCAGTCCTTATCAGATTCAACTTGTAAACAAAGAATTACCTTTCTGGATACATAAGGAAACCCCCGGAACGGTAGTTGCATATCCTTTGTTCGATTAGAGATAAAGTACTTCATGGCACGCCTAACCGCGCCCCCTTTTGGGTGGGGCATCCACGCAAAAGCAACCCGCCGTAGCTTAACTATCTGTGAAATTTGGTAGGCACACCAACCAGTTGCTTCGTAAGATAAAAACGTCACAGGTTCTCTTATCAAACGGTCCACAATCGCACGTGCGGTAAGGCCCACCCGCAGTACTTGGTCGCCCGTCATCCAGTCAACATACATTTTAGGATTCTCAATACATGAATAAAAATGGCGTTTGTCTTTCAGCTTCAGTATCCGTACTTTCCAGCCCCTTATAAAGTCCCCATACAACCGGAAAGCGTAGGCAGTCTTGATCTGCTTCTTAACCGCGTACTTCAGTTTAGGACTACGCTGAGCTGCGAAGGGTTCAATATCACGAGCTAAATACGAGGCCATGCGTGGCGGTACCTTCTTATGGAACAAAAACGCCGTGTGCAGCACGTCTTTCAACAACGTCCGAGGTCTCCCTGCACACCCAAACTCAGCGATTCTCAGAATCATACACTCCAAAAAGTAGTCGCAATGAGTACACACTTCATCAAACCGGAACACACCATTACACCTTGAAGGAAATTCTCGCCTGAACATAAAACACTTCTTAAAACTCAGGACAGGCAACTCCATCAAGCGCTCCTGTGTGAAGTCACGATTACCTGAGAGAAGAGTTTCGTTGCCCCTCCTGACAAGTAGTCCATCAACGCGCTATAATGTACTTCATCCAGAGAATCCCCAACTGAGTCTAACAGTAATGGTGTGCGTGGACAGCCATAGAGTAGTGAGAGAAGATACGAAACCGTAACTCGAAACGCCGTTGCAACATAGTCCTGCTGTCCTGTCGAAAGCAAATTGAAGTCCTTTCCGTCCACTTTGATGTTGAAGGCTTCGTCTAGCTCAAATGAGTCAAACACGCCTGCCTTCAAAATATTTGTGGTGTACGCAGACAGGAAATTGATCAGTGGGGTAGACATCCACATCAAAAAGTCTCTCAGCACCTTCCGGGCTTGCTGAGTCGTGCGTGCACTTCGAGCTCTCTCGATAGCTTCCTTTAAGTTTTCAAGAGTATGCTTCTTAACTCGCTTTTGTGTTATCAAATCCAAGTACTGCCGGCACACGTCCTCCTCAAGATCAGGGATCAAATCTGAGAACGCTTCAGGTGAAACAGTATAAGCGGGTGGAAGACTTTTCAACTCGGCATCAAGACTCAACATCTGTTGGTAAGTTTCATTTGCGCGCTCTATGATATGATTCCGTGAGTAAGTAGTAGAACCACATAAGGGACAGTGAGGTGAATCAACGTTTGAAGCCATTTGTTGTAGTTGATACAGTGTGCGGAGCATGCTCAACTGTTCTTGTAGTTGAGCGCGTCTCTGCGCCGCGGCTGGATCGTAGGCTTTCTTCAGGCGTAAGAGCTCTATTTGTCTACGTAGTACGGGCTCGAGAGAGTCATCAACTTCCTCAAGCTTTTGTAAGTCCTTCCGACAATCCTCCAACTGATCCTCTAATGCGCGTAAGGACGATGAATAAGGCGTTGGTGATGAAAGCGACTTCAAGGCTCTTTCAATGACGTCTAGTCGAAGTAGAGCCATGATAAATTTACGTCGTGTGTTCATATCAGCCCGGGCGATTAAGGCGGCCTCCCTCTGGAAACAGCAGATAGTCGTCCGAACCAATTGAGGTGGCATAATATGATCCTTCACAAACCGTTGAATCTCCGTCACTTTTGTCATTGATGTGCGACCCCACTTCAGCGACGAGTTCCGTGGGCTAAGCCCCCTTTTTATGACGAGCTGCTTCTGGCCTAATTGGGCTTTCATTGTAACATAACTAGATCCTAACGAACCTTCGCGTACATAATCACTCACTGTTCCTGGAATCGCGCCAGACCCCGCAAGTGAATAAGCGACGCCCTCAACCAACGTCGTTTTACCACCCCCATTCGGTAACACCACTAAATTGAATCCAGGATTAAACTCATACTTTGACTGTGAGTAACACTTAAAGTTGGTTAATGTAACTAACTCGATCAAAAACATCACTTACTCCATATTTTGTTTCAAAACATCAACACAAAGGCTCCTTAACTTACGAGGAATTCCTCTCATCTCACAAAACTCGTCAAACGACTCTAGTAGCGGCTTAACAACGGTCAACTCCGGTACATTGGTAGGCTCCTGGGTTGACAACTCAACTGTAACTTGGAGCGGAACCCCGCTGCGTCGAAGCTCCTCAACCCAACTTACGTCAGCACCAGAGGTTCTACACCGAACAATAGCGCCTTGAAGAGAATCTAACGTCTGTGGTGGGCTGGTTAAAGTGATATATGGTCTCGCTGGAGTCTCGACAAAGCGTATACCTCCCTTATCGTAAACCAAATACCCGCAAGGGAAACCTTCTTGATTAAACGAAAAGCGTTCCACAGCTCCTATGTAACAAGCATTTTCACTCAACTTCGTGTACATATGCAAATGTCCTAAAAAACAGTAAGTATACTTTTCATACGGAATCTCTATTCCACGGTTCCTAAACTGGGACACTGATTTATCCTCTAAATGCGCCACCAAAAAGTCGGCTTCCTCAAACTTAGGAGTCGTAGTGTAAGGAATACAGTAGAAAGAAGCACCTTCCACATAAATAGTAGATGGACTATCAACCACACACTTCACATGTGGTAAAACCGATAAGACACTCAACGGAGACCAAGCATCACGTAAGGGCTTGTCGTGGTTCCCACTAATTACTATCACGGGGCACTGGATCTTCCGTAGCCCTTTCAACGCCACACAATAAGCCGCGGCGGGCGGTCGAGTTGAGTCAAACAGATCACCCACAACTACAACTACATCCGGGCTCTCTTTGACGGCCATGTCAATCATATTGTCAAAAGCATGGTAGACGTCATTCTCACGCAAATTGATCCCATCTACGACCCTTGAACCACTCCTAAAACCTAAATGGACATCTGGTAACGCGACGATCTTCATAGCACACCACCTTGTGAGACACTTTAATATTTACACACCGAACTAGCGTTTCTTTAGCTCGTTAGGAATTTTAAGAGTCGGGACTACAAGTCCACTTGTGATTTGGAGATATCGTGACTCAACCTCTTTTGGCAGAGCGGCTAAGACGCAATCCTTCTGCTCATAACCGATTTCCTTCACTCCTACAAGAGTCAGGGGTATAAGCTGCGCCTGTACAGGAGAAATGGGAATGAAACGCACCGGATCTTTGCAGACATACGTAGATCCCTCCTCATAAACCTTCGCAATAATACACTCCAAAGAATGTTTCAACAAGATCAACTTTAGGCCCAAGTGTTTCATATCGGCCACCCCCGTTTACGAAAGTACTGCTTAACCTTCTCTAGAGGAATGAACACTCTCTTTCCCGACTTTAACGTAATCCAAATACCTTTCCGTCCCTGAAAAGTGACCAAATGAGATTCAAGCCAATGTTTGTTCCTAATCGCAGCCGAAATCCGCGCGTTGCGCCCGCCACGACTCTCCGCAATCTTTTTTCCGGTTGATGACTCTATTAGATAGTATAGCCCCTCCTTCACCTTCTTAACTACTACTGGCACTGAACACCTCCTTAAGTGTAAGTCTCCACCAATCGTAGGAGTGTACCCAACGCACGCCTCAATTGAACAGGACCCAAATCTGTACCAACAAAAGGATATGTTGTGCTAACACTCCTAATATTAAGCGGGCTACGCTTGCTAAACTCCTGGTAGAAAGGTAACTCGACTTCTGGATCCACTAGACCTAAAATATGAACCGGCTTCGCTGTCAGGTCCTGAGTTAACATGTACCTCAAAACATAAAGTCGGGATAAAAGTAGTTTCATCTCCTCCTGAACCCTAACATCCGGTGCATCCCACAATAAACCCATAGCGTCTTTACTCAAACCGATCGCAGTTACAAAACGTGACATATACATTGATTCTAAAAGCCTAAAGAACTCCTCTTGATTACGACCTTGAGGAACACCAATAACCCCAATTTTTAATCTCGCAACCTGCTTCATAAACTCAAACTCCGGATCAGGGGGAGAAATGACCTCGCTCACACGAACTTCGCTCAGAACTTTAGTTACATATGGGGTTAACTCTTTTAGATCTTTTACTATCAGATGATGCCCCTTCTTACCTAGTCGTTTGTAAAACTTAAAGTACGTTTTCGTAGATTGAAGAAGCTCCATCGAGACCAAATGCCCGAATTGGCCGACTTCCACAACCCAATGCGCGTACTTAAAAGGAACGTCAACAGCTATCCACATATTCACTTCCCTCCTAACACCTTCCGAGTATAAACATACGATGCACCAACCGCAGCCGCCACATGTGAAATAGGAGCCGCTGGGTGGTCCTTGCGATACGCAATAATCCTGTCACGCAGCTTGTCAGGTGCTCTCAAGCCAAGCTTAATCTTCAACGCTTCAACGAGCTCCCTGAACGATCCAACTATAAAATAGGAACGCGGATCGATATCTTGGACGGGACATACACTGCAAGCACCTCGTCGGTCACACAGTAAGCACACAGCCGCTTCAACTGTGTCAGATAAAACCGGGCATCTGACACACTGGTTAACACGGTGTCTCACAGTAAAATTAGGTTTACGCTTCACGAACCTGAACAGAGCACCCCGGTCGAACATTAGCTTAAGCAAGTGTGTACGTGATGTCTCAAGTGATCTAGCACTCTTTAGTGAGCGGGGTGGCCAGGTTATATCGCTCAACGTCCTCCTTACAATATCTAACGTTTGTTCATCTAGTTTAAGCGAGTTGTACGACAAGTGCCTTAGCGCCGATGCTTCCAGCTGCCTGACGCGTTCGCGTGAGACTCCTAAAATCTCAGACAGCTCATTAAGAGTATGAGGCCCATCGTTCGCGACCCTGATAGCGCAATTCCCGTACCTCAAACGTCCAACATACGTCATTCTAGTGAAGTACCGACAGCGCGTGTCATGACAAACAAGTGGCAACTCCCAACATTCCATCACAAACGTATTTTACTCCTTATTAGTATCATATGCCCAACTTTTTGGACCACGCGTTTACGGACTAACCTTTCTAACTCACACTTAGGAACGGACCGGGGAATACCCCTTACCCGTATAGGATCAAAAAACAACTTAGAAGCCGGGTTTAGGTTAGGTGAGCCTAGCAAGAACTCCCTTAACTTCCGCCCGTCCCTACTTAGAGTTACGTAAAACCTTCCGTGCATACGCTTGGGATACGCCACACGATTTCGCGATCTCCGACACAGTAGCTTTGGGGTGACTCTTCAAATAAGATACTATAACATCTCTCTTACTCCCCTTTGAGCCACTATCCTTAGCTGATTTATGATCTTCTGTCGGTTTAGGTGCTTTTGACCGACGTGTCTTTCGCCTCACTACTTCATCTTTCACCTCACTTTTTACAGTCTGGGCCGACACTGACTTAACTAAGCTCGCCGGGTCAACCATAACATCCTCAACCGTAAGGTTCTGAATGTCGTTTGCTCGTGTAACATCACACTGAGAAAAGCGGGAACACGCAAAACAGAAGATCAACGCTTGATACCTATCCAACGCAGGGCACCAAATTGACTTAGTAAGCCGGTCCCTAAACTCATCCTTAATGTCCTCATTACTCATAAGCCGAAGCATAACCATTACCTCCATAATACACTTTCCGTGTTGTATACTCACGTAGTCTCTCACTACTCCATGCCCGTAATGGTGAGAAGTAGCCCACTACTCTAGTCATCCTCTGAACCTGTGTACTACCACACGTAGGACAGGCGTCAGTACCAACAAACGTGGAACCACATAAGGAACACTGTGAAATAACGTAATTAACCGCGAAGTACGTTGTATGCTTCGCTGCGAATCTAACCACTTTACGCATCTGATGACTATCAAGTCGCTCACCTGTGTTTATGTGTAGTATCCCACCCCCTGATAACAATTTATCGAGTCTACCCGCTACTTCTATCCGCTCACGGAGCGGAACATCAAGACTAAGAGGCAAAAGTTGATTACTATAACCCTCTACTCCATAAGCGTCGTCAAACAAGTACTTATCCATCCCTGCCAAAGTAAACGCCGCTTGTTCAGCAGGGATCATCTCCACATTGTAAAACACACCATCGCGCCGAGAACGGTCCTTAGATATATCATTAAGCCGTGTCAGCACCTTAAACATAATCTCATACAACTCGTGACCATTTACACGCGCTAGACGATCCGCCGCTTCATACAATCCATTTATACCAATAGTTGAGAACATACGCTTGGTTGAGAGATAGCTATACGTAAAAGGCCATAAAAAGTTCTGACGAATTCTCTCTTCAATCAACTGGCGGTGTGCGTATAAAATATCACAACAGTCATTAGCTGCCTCACTTAATTTATCAAAAAAGTCGGTAAACGAGGACGCCTGTAAAGCAAGCCTAGGTAGGTTCAACGTTACAACCCGGAGTGAGCCCGTCCCAATATCACCCGATCCAAATGCGTTCAAGCGAGGAAGAGATTCAAGATCTAAGCTAAGCCTACAACACATACTTAACTTAGCGGCAGTATCGCAATAAATATTCCATACACCTAAAGGTGTGTTCCACTCAACTAGTGAATCCAAAAAACGTTCATCGGACAAATCGTTCGATATGTTAGCCGTAAGAACTGGGAACCTGTAAGGAACGCCATCGACACCCTCAGACACGAGTTCAGCAAAGACCCGCTGGACTCGATCCACCTCTTTCCAATCTAAAGTCTTTCCGTTCAGTGAATAACTCTTAAACGTAGACGCGTAATGCACTTTGTCGTAAATTGATAGATTCGAGAACAAACTCTGAAACCCACCAGTTCGCATATTCCTATTAAGCTTATATAACACGCTCTGCAAAACTTGTCTAATTTCCCTATCAGAAACCCCCTTTGTGTAAAATGACAATGTTACCAAGAAATCTGGCGCGGCAACGGCACCCGCCACCGTGTTACCCAAATTAAACATCGTTTCAACAACTTGGCCGGCAAAAGAATCTAAGTGTTTAGGAGGTTTTGGTACTGGTGGTGCGTCATAAGGCATTCCCTCCACTGCGATACGTAAAGTAGCGAACGATACACAATAAGGCACCTGAACTAACGGGCCCGACGCGTCATGGAAATAGAAGTCACCCAACAAGATTCTAGTCAGAAGCCGCGTGGCTCGTTCGGCTCCATAAAGCTTACGACAAACCTTCCATATCAGAAAAAAACCATGTAGCTTGAACAACGGTTTTGTCAGCTCATTAGTGTAGCTAGCCAGGTCCCTTTTATTGTTCGTGTTTGCGTTCTTATCGATCGAAAAGTCTACCGAGGGACACTGAAAGTGCTCTTTTGACCTTCGGGAGTAATCCAGGTGCTTCTGCGAAATCCCCAAAAACGCCAAACACTCTGGGTACTCCTTCTCGAACGTGTGGTACAACTTGTCAAAATCATCCGAAAAAGTAACCGAAATTTGCATACTCCCCTCCTAACTCCGTGACTAGGTCTCGATTGTAGGTCAGCGTAAATCCTGTGGCAAGGTAAGGGGTGAAAGGGGCTTCCGCTTAAAAAGTTGGGGACCCTGAAGCGAATACTCTTGAAACATAAGCTCAGGGAACTGACGCTTAAGCGTGTACAAATCCTCGACCGTGTGAATAGGTGTACAAACTGTAGTGCGAAGCTGATATGGCTTAGAATGAGTACGGATAAACTCTACTGACTTTTGAATGTTGTGTAACTGCTTTTGTGTGATTGGCGTCACGAGTTCATACTTCTCCCAGAGATGTTTAACATCAATAGCTACGTAATCGATACGAGAATACAGAGCTTTAAGTTTATCAAAGAACGTTCCATTCGTATCGACCTTCACCTTAAAACCCAACTTTTTCAACTCCTCACAAAATGTGACCAGTACATCCAGAGGTTGACTCAATGGTTCGCCACCGAGCAAGCACACTCCCGTATAAAAACCGCCCCCCTCTTTCACGAAGTCTAAAACCTGCTTGACTGTCATTTGTGGGGGTTTCACTACAACATCCGCATTACTACAGTACTGACAGCGTAGATTACACCCCGAGAAGAAGACTGTTACAGGTACCTCACCCGGGAAGTCCAAAAAACTACCGTCTAAAACGGAATGAATTCGCTTTTTATTCACTAGACTTACTAGTAATCTGGGCTGCGTGACTTACTTCTCTCATAAACATTCTATGATAAGGAGTACATCCATGAGTAGTAAGCGCGTTTAAATGTTCCTTCGTCCTGTATCCTTTATTAGTCCGTAGACCATAAACCGCCCACTCTGGGTGTTCATTAACGATCTTATTTATCAACTCATCGTGTACCTCTTTCGCGACAATCGACGCAGCACCTATGGAATAGATGAGTGTATCACCACGTGTTACGCCAATCGAGTCCAATTCTGAATCCACAGAAAAATGATCTGACACTACAATGTACTTCCCAGTTGTCTTGTTCAACAAGTCCTTCAAGGCCCGTTGCCGTGCGATATCCCCTGCCTTTTCAATGTTAGACACGTAGTTAACCTCATCCGGTTCTGTCACACCAATCCCTACTGTCAGCTGTGATTGAATCAGCTTGTTCAAAGTCGCTCTCACTTTGGGCTTCAATGACTTTGAATCAGCTACTCCTGTAATCACCTCATGTGAGGGTGTGACTAAGACTGCCGCTGCCACAACTGGCCCAAAAATAGCACCAACTCCTGCTTCATCAATCCCAATGACCCCTCGATACTTAAAACTGAACAGAAGCAACTCTAAATCAAAAGGGTTTTTACACAACTTCTTAACCACAAACTCAAAAAACCGACTAAGCGTTTCAGAATGTACCATACTAACCCCGTAGCCAATTGGCCCGCATTGGCCACCTTACAAGGTATCCATCTTTGATATACCTACTTGGTGTAAACCCAATATCAAATAAGTCGCACTGTACAATAAGACGATCCCGTATACTAGATATCTTCATAGCATTAGCTACTAGATCCCTATATGTAACTTCAGCCTCAGTAGAACCTATCAAACACTGTTTAACTTTCACAGAGTATGGCAGTATCTTCAGATCAATCTTCCGAAACCTAACCACTGCCTTATTTACACTCTCTTCCAAAACCACCAAGTTGTCCTTAGCCGTGGTAAGAGCACGATTCATCTTGTCCACATCCATATGGCTTACACGAGCCTTCTTCAACACATGCCCTGGAGACAGTTTAAACTTCAGTAAAGAGCAAACCGAACAATAACCGATCTCGCTACTCAATACAACAAAACGCGGATTTCCCGCGCCTTCCAGAATCATAAAGTCGTCACCCAAGTACGTCAACTTCATACCTGAGCAAACTGACGCAACAGACTCATAATCAATTCCTGTGCGAGTTGACAGGATCGCACGCACTTCCGTACCCCTGCAGCGGATGAGAAGGTCTTCTTCCAAAAAAGCGTTGCAAACTGACGCGTAGCCCTCATCTGACAGCAAATCCAAGAACGCTGGTGTACACCCAACTATGCGGCATAACTGTTGCTTAGCGCGGGGTGACAACGTAAGCAGCTGTCCGTTATGTACCACATAACCGCTGTCAGTCAGCTCGACCCTAGCCACAAAATCGAAACATCCTTTCTTAAAAGCTTTTATTCGATCCATCATCACTCTTCACCAAAAATCCTAACCTCATAAAGCCTATGTAGCCACATTTAGGACACACCGAAGCACACAAACCAAACCAACCCAGCATCCTATAAGGGAGGGACTGGGCTAAAACAAAACCGCACTGCGGGCAAAAAACTGACTCTCGCGTTACTCTTCGCTTCGTTTCATCCATTCAGCCAGTAACCGAACCTGATCGCGAAAGGGGGTTAAATCGGACTTCGACGTAAAGAAGTCACCTTCAAGTGACAATTCCGCCCTTTGGTCACCATTTTGTAACCAAACGCGTTCCCCATTCGGGTCAATTATAACCGCCCTGTCTAAACTACGCAGATCAGGCACTAGCATTAGGAGCTCTTTCACCTTCACCTCCTTACAAAACCTCTCTCATCATCTAAATCAAATACATCCCCATCTTTCGCAACTTTGATAGGTGCGCCAATCCGCTTTATAACCTCACGTTCTTTCAACTCAATCGTTTGCCTTCCATGATGAGTGAACAAATAATGTTTGTCCCCCAATGCCTTAATTTGTGAAACAACAGAAGCGTGACCGAAGATTTTACCACCTCTGCGCCGTATAATGGGAGCAGCGGGGCTACTACAGTCACCGACATAAAAGCGGATTTTCCGCTTCCATTGAGACCAACCACCAACAGGCGCTACAATGTCAGTGGCGACCATAAGTCTCAAATCAGGGAAGTAGATCGCGCACATGGGACACCTTAAACTATGATGTGTGGGGACAAACTCAATTGTGAGCCCCTTCACCTTAACACGACGCTTAACAACCTTCAGGTTCTTAAACTCTATCTTCTTGAAGTACGAGGGGACCGGATCCATATGTGTCGAAAACTCCCCCATAAAAGTCGGTACTTCAATTTTTTTGTCAACCAGTCCAAGTGTATGGTCGGGGTGTCCGTGACTAACGGTAAGAGCGTCCGCATTCAAAACATGACGAAACAACGCTGGTGAGCCACAGTCGATACAAATCTTCACACCTCCCGCACTCACTACAGTGCAAGAGTGATACTTTCTCAACGTCGACCACTCTTCAATCATCCCCCTTGTACCATATGTATAGACTTTGGTCGACATTATCTCACCCTCTACATAAGCGTGGAGGGAGTTACCTCCGTGTAGTAATGCAACTGACAAATCAACTTACGAATATCAGTTAAGATCAATGTCTTCGCTGTCAGTTGTTGAGGTGTACTGTCCGAAAGTGTTGAGTTCAGTAGATCGTAGATGCAAGCAAGAAGACGAATTGACTGCTCTTTTACATCCGCAGTTTGGGACGAGAAATAATCGCCTGGCTGACCTGGGTTCCACGCGGCCAAGCACCAACATGACGCTTTACCTTTCAAGACCTCTGCTATTTGAGACCGTAAGGTGTCAATTTCACTTGGTGTCATCTCTAACCCCTCTCTAAATCACCTAGAAAACCCCTTATCTTCTTAACTAGTTTTACAAACTGTTCATTCGTTAATAGGACCGACTCGGAAAATAACCGCTTCCGAGCGCGTCTTTCCATCTTCAACCAAGCGTTCTCAAAATCACTTGCCTCAACTTTAGAGATATCAATAACGTCCGTATCTGGAACATACTGGATTGCAACATATACTTTTAAAGGGGTAACATCAGGTAGAAATCTTCTTTTCATCCCTACTCCTTGGGTCACAACAGTGAAACGCTAACCCAACTCTTAGTTTACCACATAAAGTGCAACTCGTCACCTAGTTTTAGGAGCCATTCGATGTATCTCCTCAGGAATTATCGAATACCTCGCCACCACTTCAGTACCATCTAAGTACTTGCGGATCAAGACCAAATCTTCAGGCACACCCTTATGGAACCTGCCTAGCGATGAACACACAAGTACTGATGTTGGTAACTCGTTAGCGCGTCCTGTTTCAGAAATCCACAGAGGTAAGATCGATACAGAGTCACAAAATCTAACTAAATCAGCCACTCCCATCAACCCCCTTCTTGAATGCCTCAAGTGCTGCCAAAAACTGGCTTAAGACGTTATCTGAAGCCCTGACAACCACACACTCTGCCATACTTTCAGCGGTAACTGAGCTCATTCCAAGCTCGCGAAAAATAGCTGCTAACTTCTGTGCGGACGTGTACAGAGGCACAGCCAACGATTCCCCTTGTGGGGTTAACTCGATATAACTGTACCTCTCATGTTTAACCAGCCCTCTTCGTACTAACCCCTTAACAGTTATTGTCACAGCAGCTTTTGTCAACCCAAGGTAGTTGGCAACGTCGCGAACCCGAGCAACTTTATAACTGCGTTGCAAGGTATAAATAGCTAATAGGTAGTCTTTAGCTCCTCGCATCTTCGCTTAGGCCTCTCAAGGTGCGCATCATCCCCTCTACAGTTACGAAAGCCATCTCAACAGCCGCAACGGCAACGCATGCTTTCTCAACACTACTCATCTGTCTCCAGCGCAAGTGGAGCCACTCTATTCTCCTAGACCGTGTCCTGGTCATAAGGGTTTCGCTCACTAACCCTGTCGCGAGCGAAGTTATCTCGTCAAGCTTATCTTTAGTTATACCAATAGCATCTGTCAAACTACCTGCCTCGTGATTCAGAGGCTTCCCCGACTTTGTAAATCCACTCGTCACCTCTTCAAAGTCCGTATCGCCCAAAAGCGACACGACTTTCATAAGAGTATGAACAAGCTCCTCATGACTTAACGCTGTAAAATCCATGAGCACCTCCTAAAGATCATACTAAGCGGTTATACATATCGTTCACCTTACTTCTCAACAAGTCAACTCTATTTGTAAGATGCCGTAACGTATCAAGAATGAACGCCGTAGGACAAAACTCACTTCCTGATTCCACCGCCTCATCCTCCGCCGAAGCGTCCTTCAAGTATATCGAGGCTTTATTCCTTAAGGCATTTACCGCTTCTTCCAAACCCGAGATCGTCTTCTCCAAAACACACAACTCTGTTGCGATTGGTCTTTCTTTAATTGCGTCACCCATCACTAACCTCCTTTAACGTTTTTTGAAAAACCGTTTACAAATTTACACACTGATCAATTGGGTCTCACCTTCATTCGGGCTCAAGAAAAACACACTATTTAGCATGGAGCTCACGATCTTGATGGATCGCAGCCTTTTCCATGGGCCTCACTCCGTTCCAAGGCATTATACGTCAGCTAACCGCACCAATCGTTCAGGGCCTCGTCTCTATTGTAGCTCACTATACTGACATGGGCCACATAAAATTTAGGGTTCGCATCTTTTTCACGGGCCTCACTTATGATCAGGCGCACACGCATTGCTGACGCGGGTCACACAACTTTTAAGGCTCGCAGACTACACTCAATCACATCTCTACAGCGGGGCTCACGGGAATATAGGCTCGCATCCCTCGAGTGGGTCCACACTTATCTTCTGGCTCACATAATCACTCGGGGTCGCATTTTTTCTTCGGATCGCATTATCAATATGGGTCACACCTGTTCCATAGGCTTACGCACTAGAAAATTAGGCGCTCACTTTGTCTAGGGCTCGTAGTTTTACTTTAGGAGCACACTTATTCCACGACTCGCGTCTCCCCACAAGGAGCACACTCAATCCACAGCTCGTACGGTAATATAGGTTCTCATATCCTCATGGACTCATCCATAACTTCGCACCAATCAATTGGGCCACACTATTCATCATGGCTAAGCTTACGTGTTTATGCTCAACACGCGCCCTTTCATAGGCCCTCATATGGATTCATAGACTCGTTCTATGCACCTACCTCCTCTTCATCAACTAATGGTGGTATATAGTGATGACCTAACTTTTCAACTACGTAACTGGCTCTCACAGGAAGGCCTTGTGCCTTCCTTGTCACTTCCCACAAGTGTGCTAACCACAGCTTTATCATTTTACGCCCAGCCATATTATCAAGGTGTTTCAAGGAAATGCAACCCTCTGGTACCTTCACACCCTTCTTCGACTTCACAACCTTACCCTTAAACCGCGCTAAGTAGCCCTCTTTAGCCTTTAGATACTCTCGATAGTATACCCCACGTGCACGTATAAGCGAACGCGACAGTCTCCAGCACATGGTTCGTAGCTCGCAATTCCAGTCGAGTACTGTACCTCTTGCCCGCCTCGGAGCATGACCATCAACTACATGCAAACCTGCGTACTTCCACAACTTCGAAACTGTTGAAAAGACAGCGAGACCGCGGCGACCTGTGTAGCGATAGTACACTTTCTTTCCCTTAACAACTCTCTCTACTACATCAGCTCCTTCCTTCTTCATCTGTTCATACTCCGCTTTTGTGATCTCTACTTTCTCCCTCATTCCATCTATAAGCCCGATAACCTTCATAGTGTTCTCGCACCCACAACCTTTTACTCGCTGGAGCCACGACCACGCTGGATGAGATTCAGCCCTCTTTTTAATCTCACTACCTAAATTGTTCTCAACAGTAAGTAGCTGCTCGTAAACACTAACAGTTACTGGGTCTTTAACACGCGTCTTATTCAACAACTCGCTCCGCACTTTCGCTTTAGTTTTAAGTTTCTTTTTCATCCGATCATACTCTTCAACCCCATAAAGCTGAATCAGTCTTAATTCACGGCCAACCCGTAGCTTCTGAACCTTTAAGTGCAGACTAACAAGATCATTCAAGGTCACTTATATCACCTCCTTTCATTAAGAAATCAAAAAGACGACTCCAAGGACTTACAGACCTTTACCCCACGACTTCTCTAAATCACGGAAGTATGCATATGCCTCCGGCCACTTCTTTTTTAAAAGAGAAGGCTTATGCATGTAAAACGAGAACGCTTCAGCATAACCCTCTACTGGGTTAGTCATAGAATAAGGGGTGAGGAGTCGGTGCTGTGTTTCACGAGAGAACCTAAGAATCTTCAAGAGCTCTCGAAACAAGTTCTTAACACCCCTCACTTCAGTAAAAGATGATAAACGTTTAGTCAGCTCTGCCATGGGCTCCAAAACTCTCCCAATGTAAGGTGCATACGCTTCCATCATAAATTTCTCCAGCCTGTCATGCTTCGCTTGGAGCACGTGGCCAAACTCATGATACACTAACCGTCTTGACGGATACACAGTCCCCAAAATACGAGACGAAGGAAACGCTACAAAAAGACTCTCACCTAAACCAAACGGCGTCTTTCCCAACTCAGATAGGCTCATCTGATGTGCGGTGCTAACACCCTCAACCAGCGACTTTGCTACGTCTTTATCAACTCCAGTCAACCCCGACAACAACAACTTCTTGTACGGTCCCCAGATCGTCACACTCCTTTTTGCTGTCCTTCCAACTTCTACTTGAATCCGATCAGAAGCAGTAATCCCACCAACCAAAGGTAAACGCGGCATTTTGTAGTTAACAAGTTGAACGTCTTTCAGCAACCCTGGGAGCCGCGACTCAAGAGTTGACAAAGCAACTCTTGTCCGACGGACTTGTAATAAAGCCAATTCACCCTTCAACCCCATATACTTCCCAGTATGACGACATAACCAGTTGAGAGCCGGGTTTGGCACTTCTGACGTTCTCATTCTCCGAACGACCTTCATCCACTGAGGGTTACTTGGTAGAACCCATTTCGCACCTTTTTCTGTGAGTAACCGTGCGAGTCTTCCCGCTTCACGTTTAAAAAGCGCTTGATGAGCAACACCAACGCTAACCACACCACCAAGAGCCAAACCAGCATAAATTGCTCTCGTTGACTTATACCATTCATCACGGTACTCTTTCTTTATGATCGGAATTCGTCTGCCTTGATAGGTAATCCACTTCTCAACCCACTCCTTTGGGAAGCGAATTCGTTGTTCCTCACCCCGCCGCATCAAGTCAGGAATTCTTTCTTTAGGCTCGAAAACGTAAGCTCCCTTTTGGCCTGGAAGGACCTCAACATGGGGAAGAAAGCCCTCTAATACATCAGAAGGTATTCCGTCAGGAAATGCAGGACAAGCAAGTTTACGGGACTGGAAGTGTTTACACCCCAAACATAAAGGACCATACTCAAAATGAGGCGGCTTTATAAGTTCAATCATCAACAGAATCTATCAATGGCGTCCCGCCCCACGGTCAAGCGTCCAAGTCAACTAGCGGGGATGGATCACCTTATACCCACACTGTGGGCAAACCCAAAAAACACCTCCTGATTTCGCCTTACGAGGCTCCAAAAGAGAACCACACTCAGGGCATAAGTGCATAGGAACAACCAAGAAGAAACCAGTCAGAATTAAAAGGAGTATCCTTATCAACTTCTACTCGCTTTTCTTCAAAGGTAAACCACCACTAAACTCAGCATATGAATCAGGAGTCTCGTAAACACGAATACACTGTAAATAAGGAAGCTTACCAATCAATTGATCCCAACACCAAATCGCTAACGACTCTGAAGTTGCACGGGTACCAAGCCTTAAGTCAACAAAATTAATGAATTTATGGTCAAGTCGACTAATCACGTTCTCCTCGACAATCCGTTTAAGAACGCCGAAGTCGACAAGCATCCCTGTTTCTGGATTAACAGGCCCTTCTAACATCACTTCCAGACGCCACCCGTGAGCGTGAAACCGACCACACTTACCATGACCTTCGAGGAAGTGTGCGGCATCAAACCTAAACGCCCGCGTAACTCTCACGAAGTGAGCGTCTTCACCCAGTTTATAACGATAAACTGGGTGAACGTAGTCACGTATGATCTCAAACAGTAACGGTGAATATTTCGCTTTGAGTACAAGATAGAAACCAAATGAACCTTTCAATACGTCAAAAGGTAACCCAAAACGTGCTTTCAAAATCTTTGCCGCAGCTTCATTCTCCGCTTTAGCTCCGCAGAAAGAGCACAGATGTGCCCTTCTCCCAACGTAAGTCCCATCATCCATATACCAAACAGCAAGCCCTAATCCATCAAGCTCTTCCACCGCCTCGGGTGGCAATCTTTTATGCTTTGCACCCCGATAAAACAAATCATGCATCACCTTCCACACAGGAGTATGAGCTGACGTTGTCAACCAACACTTTGTAGCCACCCGATGTGTGACAGTGTTAAAGGTAGTACGTAAGTGGATTTTAGGTTTAAAAATATCAAGCTCTTTTGCTGTCCACTGTAAATAAGGAAGACGGTCAACGCGCTGGCTTTTCTCAAAATAGAAAGTTTTAGCGGAAGTATGTACGTGAATGCTCGCGTCTCCAAGCAGTGACCCCAACACTACCTGCCTAACCCTTCCTTCAAGAGTTTTAGGAAGAGGAGTCCGTCGACTAGCACGTAAACCTAACCTACGCGCTTTTGCCCCCACCGAAGATACAGACCGACCAAGAAGAGTTGCGATCATTGACAGCGAGTGATGGGGCGCAAGCTCCCGAAGTTGTTCTTCCTCCTCAGGAGTCCAAGTCCTAAATGATCCACGCCTACGAGGGCTGTACGTCAGCCCAAGCTGGCGTGCCTTCTTACGCACCAAGAACTCTGAAAGACCCAACATTCCCGCGATCTGAACAGAAGTTAATCGATCCCAGTTCTCAATAAGACAACGTAATTGGTCATCCGTCCACTTCATATCACACCTCCTTTTTACACTTACCTTCATAAAAAGCTAAAAAGTGCACGTAACAGCAATCAACAGTACATACGTTATTAACACCTATTATTGCCATTCCTCTCCTCCTTACAGCAGTTTAAACATAGACTTAAGAAGTCTTCTAACTTATACACGTACAAGCGACTCTCTTCCAACATTACTAACATCCAAACCTTAAGCTCGCATTTCAAAGGCGTAACTACTACTGTAGGCCCATGACTTCTATGCGCTACTAGCACGGGTGTACTATTAACCGGCGTTTCCGAGACGGTCTGGTGCCACCAAGAAACAATTCCTGAAGATGCACCAGTTAAGAAATCTTCAACCCGGTAGTCCTTCCTGTTTTTTAGCTCAAACGTACAGTAACACCTCGGATAATCTGTGGTATTTATCTGCACAACATCGCCGCAAAACTGGAACATTCTTCCCTTTTGCTTAAAAGTCGCTCTCCTCCAAAAAACAGAGTCATCGCGCCCTTCAGACCAAGCCAAGGAAAGCAAACGGCAAAACTGCCTCTCAAACCTACTTCCTTTATCCTTCTCTCGTTTTCCCACTTTGGGCTCTCATTCTCTTGATCAACCCAACAACACCTTTCAGAAGCTTCGCACCAAAACGCACTGTCACTCTAAGAGGTTTGAACTTAACGTCACACGATACGTAATCAGCGAGATGACCCTCAAGAGACTCACTGTTTACCTTTACATACAATCTTTCTCTCTCCTCCATAGTACTACCTCCTACTCATACGATCATAACCCGATCCAAACCAGCCGGGCTTCGGCGTCACTACATGTGACGCCAACAAAGGAAGCTAATACTCGAATCGCGCTGACGGGATCGGCTACAGTCCACCACCATCGACGCTGACCATGTATATCTAACTCTACCCCACGAAACATAGCCTTAGCGTCTTTCTCTAATCTTTTCCACAACAACTCAACTAACGCACAAAACAAAGAACAGCTCTCAAGCGCCACAGACACACGCATACCATATGGGACTCGGTCTACTGAAAGCTGCCAACCGAGCTTAACCATGTAAAGCCGCTCAAGATAAGTTAAAAACCTACTTCCCTCTTTCTCCATTCCACACCACAATATGCTCACGGCATCCAAAGATGTAACCATAACGTCCGCAAAAGTTAATAGTTTTTTCTGCTACCTTCAAAAACTCCTCACGGTTCTTACATTGAGGCATCACTCTCACTTCCGAACACTTAAAAAAGTCAACACAATGCGTGATAAATTGGCGCAGCTTATCTTCCGCCTCATCATACACAAACTTCAAACTTATATCATGATGCCTCGCGCCCCAACGAAGCTCGTCTTTGCCTATATGAAGCTTTGGTGAGATTTCATAATGATCCACGAGTAACTCAAGCATAAGCGGGGGGCATATCGTCCCATTTGTCTCAACGCAAACCACAAAACGCTCTTTTTTCAGTTGAGTCACCAAATCCACCAGTTCGTCCCTGGGTTGAAACAGAGGTTCACCTCCCGTCAAAACGACCATCTTCGCTCCAAGTTGGTGCACACGTGCTAACACTGAACTCACCGGCATAGTAGCAGCGTCAGCGTCGTCCCAACTGTATTTCGAATCACAAAACACACACGGACGCGGTCGACTAAACCGCTCAATATCTAAGTAAAGGTTACACCCCGCGAACCTTACAAAAACCGCAGGATAGCCTACGTACTTTCCTTCACCTTGCAGAGATTTGAAGATCTCCACTATTTTCACTTAGCATCCCCCTACTCTAAGTTACTGTGCACTGCTTTCATTTGAGCCTCACTAACACCGAGTTTCTCCATTAACAAAGCGACACATGTCTCAAAGACAACCAGCGTCGCTACCTCAAACAAGCTACCTAATGGGAACCTCATAGGTGTACCAGCCACTTCACGACACTCAAAAGCTTCCAACCCGCCAGGAATTTGCGGAAGCGAAGACGGAACCCATAGTACAAAATCAGCTAATTCCGCGAGTGGAGACTCACGATCCGCTGTAACCCCCAAAACTCTTGAACCACGCGACTTCGCAAGCCGTGTTACATCTACAACTGTTGTAGTTCTTCCACTCCCCGAAACCGCGATAAAACCGTCCCCTTCACGAATCGCGGGGGTCACCGTCTCACCTACTACGAAAGTCTTCACACCCAAATGAACTAGACGCATAGCAAAAGCTTTCGCGACCAAACCCGAGCGACCTGCACCAATGAGGTAAACACGGGGCAATGACGCGATCAGATTGGTAAAATCAACCAGTGCTTCGGGCGGGATCTTAGAAACAACACTCCGGATCACATCTACTGTTCTTAACACTAGCCCCAATCACTACTCCTCTAGTGTTACTTTAAGCTCCCCTCGATCCCATCCTGCTTCAGCAGTATCGTATACTAAATCCACAACTTCTCTTTCAAGCCAAACTGCTACCCTTCTAGCACTCTCCTCATCCAAAACAATAACTGTCGACTGCCCATCATAACCAGGAGGTGCGCTTTTAACTCTAACTCTAAGCAACTTCATCGCTTTCCTCCTTTACTTCTTACCTGACATTATAGAGCTAACTCCACCTTCACTCCACTGAGCGGAGTCCTCAACTGGTTGAAACGGACGAGTAAGTCTAACAGCAAGCTCTTTCATAACCGAGAGTTCTTTTCTCTTCACTTTTCCCACCACGTCTATGCGTCTTAGCTCCTCTGAAGTAAGTGTGAAAGCCACTATGAAGTCGTCAACACGTTTCAGGCAAACTCGACGTGTTTTATCGCGAAACGTCATATGCCCAACAGCGACACGTTTCCTCAAGACCTCACGGAGCAACACGTAAGCATGTGCATCTCCATCAGGGCCAACCACATAAGCGGTATCATGATAAATCTCAGGAACATGAGGAGCAAAGTAATCAACATGAATCGTTTTATCATCAACAACCATCAACTTATCAACAGGATCAACAGGAACCAACTGACCTTTTGAAACCTCATAGCCTTTCATCGCTTCGCTCCGGTCCACTTCTCGACCGCACGACTCACAGAATAAGCGGTATTTAAGCTTTCGGTGACATGTAGGGCAAATTAAGTGCAGTGGAGTCCCATGATTACTCGGAAACGCCCTGTAAAGCCTGACCGGCACTTCAACTGATCGAACCCTTATTATACCCTGCCAAACTGTCCGCATTTTCTTCTCACCTCCTTCTGGCCCTAATTGGGATCGGGCCATTAAGTTCTTCCCCACTCATATAAGGTAGGCTAGTCAACTTCCGTTTCTATCCCCTCTTCTTTCAACGCTTCTGCAAAGAACCCAGCAAGAGCGTTAATTTTAGTGTTAATCTTTCTGGTCTTCATTACTACCATCCTCTCAAGTTCAGATTTCAGCTTCATTAACTCCTCAACTGCTTTTTCCGCGGTCTCGGAGTCAGAAATCGGTTTGCTCACCAACTCTAACTTCGCAAACGACTTTCCCCCTTCTAGCGACTCCTTGTCGTAACTGTACTTCCCCTGCAGAACTTCTAGTTCAACTCTATCTTTGAACGCGACTTCTACCTCAAGATCCACCGTAACCTCTAGAACCACATTCTCCGACTTTCTACTAACTTTCACCCTCATCTCTTCTCACCTCCTTTATCTAAAACAATCTGCGAGCTCATCCAGTATCGCATCTCTGACAGCACTGTCATATATTTCTCCATGCCCCTCTTTTGCTATCTTTTCAATACCTGCTCGCAGTTCTCTCTTGATATGATTTATCAGTTCTTTCACCTTTTCCTCACCTTCAGAACTGAACATCCCAAACTCTTCAAACTCTTCTTTCTCTCGATTCATCCCTCACCTCCTTTCTATTCTTAAACTTTCCTTTCATCTCTCCTCCGCGTAACCCTTACTGACTTTTCATCAATCTTCCACAAGTACTCATACGTCTTTCCATAATCAGGGTTAACAATAATCCTAAAACAAACTTCACCCACAGTTCGACTATCTTCATCTTTCAAAACAGCAACCAAATCTTTCCTCGCAAACGTTGCTGGATCCCATTCTGGGTTCCCCCTCCAAGGAAACATCACCTCATCAAACTCAATTCCAGCGTCTCTGGCAAAGTTACCGATCTCGTCTTCCATCCAGTCATAAACGTTTCCCATCTTTCTCACCTCCTTCTCTTACAAGCTTCGCTAGAATCTTCCTGTTCTTTCAATAGCGTCCTTCAAAGCCTCAGCTCCTGCTACTACTTCCACATTCCACCTACAAACAACTCTAGCAGGAGAGCCTTCACTAAGAGGTGTACACGACAAATAAAAACTCGGGATTTTTCCTTCAGTATCCTCTATCAGATAAACCGTCACTTCACGCACTACCTCAAAGTTATCCACAGCACCACACACCGGGCATGCAAATGAATCCGGCATAAGGGACCCAGGATCATAGGAGAGACCCTCAAGTCGATCTCTCTCAACCACACTTTGACAGTTCTTGCATCTGACGCGCATCTGACCTACCTCTTTGAAAAAAATTATTATTAAATATTAAAAAAGAGACCTTACTTCCACCCACGTTGCTCGAGGAGTTCAAGCAACTGTAAACCCCGCACAACTGACCGGGTCAGTGATACAAGTGGTACATAGACCGCCTCTTTCAATACAATGCTCGCAACTCCTAACTTTCTATCTGGCGCTACGGTGACTGCCCGAAAAGAACCAAAAGGCCCCAAGACCTTCCACCTCCAGCTACGGAGTTCCATTACAACAAGTTCGTAACCCAACCGCGTGAGAAACCAAGCCATAAACGACTGGTGTGTAGCAAATTCCACCATATCAAGTATAAAATTCACACCTTTCAACATTAACTCACCTGTGATATCAAGCTCAGGTATTAGCGTCCGAAACTTCATCAAGCAGGTCACATTCTCACTAGACGTATGTGTGGTTGGCTGTTTCAGAGCGTCCCTCGTCGCATGGCTAATAAAGTCAAGCATACCTAGTTTCGCCCATTTACAAACATTGTCACTCGCCAAAACTGATCCGAACCGTCGGGTGAACTCCATCAATTCCCACTTACTGTCAGGCAAACCGATTTGAAAGTCCTCCAAGTCAACCTGCTTATGGATGCCTGACGTCATACTTACAGTAATTGAAGTTTTATGTGGATTTATCACTGCTGTAACAGAAACCCAACTACGTACAGCCGATCCACTCCGAAACGGGATAGACCCCTGCAGACGGAGCAACTTCAACTGCCAAAACAAACGTTTCATGTGTCTTCTCGCTCAACAACACATCAACAGTATTAAGATCCATAAAATCAGGCCTATTAAACACCCAAGAAGAATTCCCTTAGCCGCGTTTAAGCCATTGTCGTCCTTCTTCATCACCTAACCCACTCTTCTACATCTTGATATGATAAGCATTTCGTGCACTCCAGTAAAAGAAGGCCTTTAATCCCAGGCCGTTTCATTGTGTCTGATAGCCAACTAACCAAATCTGACACTGAATAAAACACGGGGGTACAGTGAGTGAGAGGGGCGAACTTATATCGTTTCGCGTGTGCGATCCAGTCAGGAAACTTTAGTTTAAATATCCTCCAGAACTTAAAAGGGTAAGGTTCAACCCTTATAAAGTACCTAGAAGTAACCCACAATTTATCAACCGAAGCTTTCTGGACGTCACTACTTACTTCCCGTAACACACACGTCAATAAAGGCCACTCTGCACGTCTTCCAGCCCGCATTACTTTTCACCATCTTAACCTATGTTTTACACCCCGATATGCTAAGTATTTCGTACACTCCAACAAAAGAAGGTTTCTAATCTCAGGACGCTTCATTGTATCTGACAACCAACTAACGAGATCCGTCACTGAATAGAACCACGGAGTATAAGGAGCAAAAAGATCGACTTCAAACCGCTTCGCATATACAATCCAATCAGGAAACTTCAGCTTAAACAACTTCCAAAACTCGCGAGAGTGAGGTTCAACCTTTATATAGTAACGAGAAGGAATCCACCCCCATACATCATCAACCGAAGCTGACTGTACATCACAGCTTACTGAACGCAACACACTTGTTAAGAAAGGCCACCCAAATAGTCTCTGGTTTGTATTACACTTTCTCACCTACTAACCCGCGCTTCTATATTATACTTTGCACACTCTAATAGAAGCAGGCCCTTAACTCTCGGTCGCCTTATTGTATCTGACAACCATGCGATCAAATCTGACACCGAATAAAACCGGGGGGTGTAAAGAGAGAAAAAGTGATCGAATCTATATCGCTTCGCATGAACGATCCAGTCAGGAAACTTTAGTTTAAATATCCTCCAGAACTCGTGAGAGTAAGGCTCGACCTTTACGTAGTAACGAGGAGGGTCCCATCCCCACAAAACATCAATTGAAGCTGTTTGTACATCTCGGTTTACTGACTGTAACACACACGTTAATAAAGGCCACTTTACACAACCTTTGGCCTGCATACACTTTCTTACCTCTTTAACTCTCTTGGGTCTTCTAGTTGCTTAACCATTACCTGGGGAGCTCTGCCCAAGAAACATTTATAATTAAAAATTTCCACCGCTTCCTTTTTGGCTAGCTCGTACGCCTCCTTTACACTAGGAGCATCAATCTCAAAGCTTACCGCATCACCACGATATTTTGCTACTACACTAAACTTCATCCTTCTTCACCTCCGAGATTTCTCGTTGTATAACTTCAAGTGCTTTAGCCCAAAACGCCTTACTTCCCGCCTTTAATCGCCACAACCTTCCACTTGGCGACTCTAGTGCACATATGACATCTCGTAACACCTTCTTGAACAACTCCCCCTTCTGAGGTCCAACTACAGTTTGACCTCTAGCTAATATAAGTCGCATAGAACAATAGGTGCAGTTACCAGGTGACGCCCACCCAAAGCTAACGACCACCTCTACATCTACTTCGCCCTTATACCAACCCCGCAAAACAGCAGGCTTGACGTCTGTGAATTCAACTGACTCTAACTCAAAAGGAGTGCGAAGCGCAGCCCGCCGGATTTGAGCTCGCATCTCCGCACGCCTCTTCCGCTCAAGTGCTAGATTTCGCTCGTTTCGCTCGTACGATTCAAGACATTGTCTAATAAATTCACGTCCTTGTTGTGTTAGACTCAGATTTACATATCCACGCCTCACCCACCTACAAAGTGGTAAGGCTACACTCGTAGTGCAACCCCCACAGTCACGAACAAAGTCCGTATCCATGCATCTCAAATCAGGAGCATAGACTTCCTCTTTTGGGCTTCCAACTTGTACAAATTTCGACTTCAGTTTATAAATCTCCTCAAAAAGTTCCTCATCTGTTGCCTTCCTAAAATCCATCTCTCCTCATCCTCTTAACATGATCCTCCACACCTCAACTTTGTCCCTAGTAATTTTATATATGCTTTACAGTCCACTTAGTATAAACAATCGTCACCTCCCCCACCCCCCCGCTATTTCTCGCATAACCTCAAGTGCTTTAGTCCAAAACACCTCACTTCCCGACTTCAGTCGCCACAACCTTCCACTTGGCGACTCTAGTGCACATATGACATCTCGTAACACCTTTCTGTATAACTCCCCCACCTGAGGCTCAACTATAACCCGGTCTCCAACTAGTACAAGACGTATAGCGCAAAAAAGCATCGACCACCCAAAACTAACAACCGCTTCTACGTCCACTCCACCTTTATACCAACCCCGTAAAGCGGCGGGCTTAGTGCCCGTAAACTCAACCGTTTCCAACTCAAAAGGAGCGCGAAGCACGGTACGGTGGATTTGAGCGCGTGCCTCCGCACGCCTCTTCCGCTCATTTCGCTCGTACGATTCAAGACACTGACTAGTGAATTCACGTCCTTGTTGTTTTAGACTCAAATTTACATATCCTCTTAACATGATCCCCCACACCTCAACTTTGTTTCTAGTAACTTATATGCCTTACAACAGTAATTCACTTGGTATAAACAATCGTCTAACGCGTTATGTGTTTTTGGGTCTCCGCTCTTCTCCTCCCTCTTAAGTCCCGCCAAAAACACCAAAGTCCTAATATCCCTCCAACGGGTATAGTGAAACGGGAGTTTTTGCCCGAGTTTTTGACAGACACTCTCAAGAATTTCTATATCGTAAAAATGCGACCAAACGTAGGCTTTTTTATCGATCTTACAGAAAGCCGTTAGCTCTTCCAGAGCCTTTGTCAAAGGAATAGTATCCTTATCCCAAGTAATCCTGTCTTTATTCTCCAGCCAAAATTTGAGTTCTTTATATTTGATCTCAAGGCCTTTATCCAAACAGGACTTTATATTAACGTTTACAAGAAAAGTTTCTCCGGTTTTTCCTGCCCAATCAAAGTACACTGCGCCGATCTGGGTAATAACCGTACCTAGCGTCTCAAGGTCCAACATTATATTACTCACACCACATCTCCTCCTCCACAAAGGTCACTTACTCCACCCTTGTCAAAATTCGAAACCTTAAGTCTTCGGGTTTCACACCAAATACTCCTGTCGTGAAACCCTTCACCTCGCGTGACGTGTTCCGCTTCAAAGTCACAACCAAAGCACTCTCACCCACTCGTAAGCCGCGAAAGAAAGGACTGCTGCTTCTCACGGCACCTAACCTCTCTAAAAGTTCACGGGTTGACACGTGCCCAACGTAATGAGTAAGCCCGTGTACTAAAGGTTTTACCTCCTCAAATCTTTTCGTTCTAACTTTATACACGCCATCCTCCGTCGCCACCACAGACGACAAAATAGCTACTAGTCTCATTCTTCCTCCTCCTTCTCAAGTTGTCGGTAAAATTCAGACCATCCCTTCTCCACATATGTATACGGGGCGTACTTCTCTAGAAGCCCCTTCTTCACTAACCGATCGCACCTACACCGAACAGCATTAAAAGAAAGCTCTATACCAAGTTCATACCTAATCTGGTCCTTCAAAAAGCCCACATGCGTTGGCATAATGGCGTGAGACACAATAACTTCATTGACCTCTTTACTCCGCACACGCGATCTCCCCTATTGCAAGTAATACTCTCCAAACGTACTCTTTTACTTCGCGCCCTGTAGTAACGTGGACTAAGTCGGGCTCGGTAGCGAACAACTTTCGTAGTATATAACCAACAGCTCGTATGTTCATCTCGATATCAAAGGCTCCTCGCGGTTATCTAGTCCCAGCCATAACTCGATTGCATCATCGGCTTCAAGTACAAATTCATCCTCTTCTAGAGCTTCATTCTCACATGTGATGTCCTTTGCCTCGTCCTTTTTTTGTTCGCTCATGCTATCACCTCCTTGCACTGATCTATACCTCCTCTATTTTATCCTCCTCACAAATAACACACACCCACGTCCAAGAGGAATCAACTTCACCTGCCCTGGCTCAAGTGGCAGTACGTCTTCCTCCTTTACCCCTAACGCTCACATAATAGTATGAGACACAATAACTTCATTGACCTCTTTACTTCGCACACACAATCTCCCCTATTGCAAGTAATACTCTCCAGACGTACTCTTTACTTCGCGCCCCGTAGTATCGGTACAAAACACGGACTAGGTCGGGCTCGGTAGCGAACAACTTTCGTAGTATATAACCAACAGCCTGTATGTTCGTCTCAATACCAAATAAGTCCCTTTGTGTCTTTATAATCCCAGCCTGCTTGAGTTCCGGAACCCAAACAGGCATGATTTGGCCCAAGCCAATCGCACCCGTAGGGGACACAGCATATGGGTCAAAGTGGCTTTCAACTTTACATATAGCTAAAATTAAGATAGGGTGCGCTTCTTGGTGTGCACACTGCACAACCAGCCATGCCTGTGATCTCGTTAACCGACTGTTCTTTAACACCCAATCTACTTCATCTCCGTAAGCGCAAATAGCAAAACACAAAAGGGCGCCTACTATACAGCTTCTCACTCCTCCAACCAAAGCTTCTCTCTCTCTCTCTCTCTCTCTCTCTTTCAGTTTCTCTTACTACCTTATCTTAATCTCGTACCTACCGCGTCCCTTTGAAACTACCTCCACTGTGTAAGAAGGCGCGACACCGCCCGGACGCACCAACTTGAACTTAGGACAATATGCTAAGTACTCTATAGTGTCAGACTCATATTTGTAGTTCGCGTCCAGTATAATAAAGTTAGAGAACACCAACATAAGCGCCCCAAGCAACTCAAAGTTCTCGTTACCTATAGCTAAATCCAACATCCTCTTACTGATTTCAAATTTGCCTAGCCTCCGACCTTTAGGTTCTCTCTGACCTGCCACTATAACACCCCCTATTTTACCACAAACTCAGCTACCTAATAATAAATCTCTACCACTTTCCCATTTTCGTACACAACCGCTGCTTCGCTACACCTTACCTCAAACCAAGGCTCGTCCTCATCCTTCCCCTTTAACTTTATTTCCCACCACGGTTCTTCGTCTGTGGGAGTAGACACAAGTACTTCATCTCCGTCGCCCCAATCTCTACCGTAAAAAAGCGCTCTTCCAAGCATTGATCTATACCTCCTCTATTTTATCCTCCTCACAAATAACACACACACACACCCACGTCCAAGAGGAATCAACTTCATCTGCCCCTGGCTCAAGTGGCAGTATGTCTTTCTCTTCCACCCCCAACGCTCCAAGGTGATCCCGGTCACACATCCGACGGAGACTAATTCGAGGTTGGTGTGCGATGCACACCCCACCAGGGGACAGAATCTTTGACTGAAGCAACACTCAAGGTACCTCCTTCTCAAACCAACTTATTCAAAAACCGCTAAATATTTTAGCGTATCAAGCGCTTCCATGTTGTTACACCAACACGAAGCTTCCACAATCTACCCTTAGGGGAGGTCTTTATAGCACGAATAACATCAGTTAACACCTTCTGCCGCAGTCTCCCTTTCCGAGCCGACATCGTAATAACCACCCCACCCCTTGATAGCCTTACGATCGTAGGGATGCCATCAACAATCATGACTTCAGCGCGTACGTCTCCATATCTACCACAAACCCCAAAAGCGGGACCAAGGCTAGATTCGGGTCCGCGAACTATGTGAAGGTCGTTAAGTTCAAAAGAATTATATAACACATCCAAACGCAAAGCCGCCTTTGAATTACAGAGTTGAGAAGCAACTCCTTGAACGAAACCCTCCAATTCAGACGCTACAACGTCACGGAACGCCTGCAAAACGCGACCGATCCGCTTTCCCTTTATAAAGTTAAGCTCACTCGGTGCGTCAATTATCCGACCATTCTGGTTGAACGGACTTTTTATCACAAACTCAAAGGGGTGAAAGATCCATCTCGAACCCCTGTTGGACAGGAGTTCCTTCACCTCTTCCACTGTTGAGGCCTCGAAATCGGTCACATAGTCTCCCTCAAAACTAACCAATAATGCCTGATACACCTCACAAACCCCTTTGCGACAGTTAACGGTGATAATCAACCGTAACCAAATACCCAGTAGTTATACCCCTCTCCTCTAAAGTCTTCTTCACATGGCCGTCAAAGCCGGTCCTACAAAAGCCGAAACCAGTCCAAATCTCATGGTGAAGAACCTCGTTCGGAAGAATTAGTGTATAACACGTCAGTCGCGATGATACCCGCCCAACAGAAACAACATCATCAGCGTAACCATCATCCCTGTACCTATCACGACAAGTCGGTATAAGCCCCTCGAAACCTGGGAAAAGTTTCAAGAACTCTTCACGCCTCTTGGCCTCCTGAACCTTTGCTGGTTTCTTAGCCCCATACCAAAACAATCTCTTCTCTTCGCAAATCTTGTAAAACTTTTCAATCTTCGACGGATCCAGTGTCGTTACTGTATGAACACCAGACCACTGACCGCCAACAACAAACCAATCCCAAAAACCATGGCGCTCACCGGTTGCCTCATCGAACCACAGCTTGTAAGGTTCCATGATCCTCAAAACGGCTTCAAACACATCTTTAGGTAATCCTTCAAGGTAAACCTCGCAATGATAATGCATCCAAAAACCTCTCTCTACAGTTCTTCAACTAAATACACCCTAAAAGACACCCACCTTACGACACATGCTTGTCATCTTTAAGGTTAGAACACTTACTTAACATGACCCGAAACGCTCGTTCATACTCCCTCAACATCCTCTCTGAAGCAGTATGAGTAATGACAGCTCCAATGAAAACACCTAACCCAAAACAACACAGCCCAACTACTAACAATTGTACCCCCATAAGATCACCTCCTTACTATTCAGACCCACTTACCTTCAAATCGGGGAAGTCGGTTATCACTGAATCTACCACTGCTCTCATCTCTTCTTGGTTCAAGATAACTTGTGGGTTGTTCCTCGCCAGGTCCCGCTCTGCTTCATTATCGTCATCATAGTAGCCACTTTCTACCCATACATGACATTCATACCAATTAATAGCGTAGTACTTCTTCTTCTTCATCTCTCCTCCTCCTACCACACATGATGCGGCCACCTTATAACCCAACCATCATGTACGTAGTAATTGAACCTTAATAATAAGTCAAAGAAATCTCGAGCTAAAATATACTTCCAATACGCCGGTAACTCTGTTGACACAGTTGATTGTACGAGTGAGCGAAGGGGAAAACTCGCGACACGCATCTCTACTAACTCACTCTTAGTCATACCAAAAATCACTCTCATTACACCACTTGGATAATGAAGGAGCTTAAAATCGATTGGGCGAAACTGAATCTCTCTAGATAAGTCAACTTGTGGTAGTGATTTAACAAGGCCCTCAAAAGCCTTCACCAAATCTTCTTCAACTAGGACCCCCGCGTAAGGGCCAATGTGGATTTTACGAACAATCGGATCAGAAATAATCCTAAACTCCCGCGTCTGAACCGCGAGCCGTAAGTTGAGCGCGGCCTTACCGACTTCAGAGTTCGTAATCACCAACGAAGGGGCAAACGTAACATTCATCTCGCACCGTTGTACCCCCTCAATTCGCATAATTGAAAACTCATCGGTCAACATCTCCCAAACAGGGTCTGTCACCTTACCGAAAACCTTACTCAACTTAAGGTGAGGGAGCAACTCGCGACAAACAACAATGTTATCAATTGGTTTATAACTCGTCGAAAGAACACCTCTAACTGTCTGCTCACGTAACCTCAACAAAAACTGAGTCTCCTTCAACACCCTATTTATTACTTCACATAAGCCCTCTTCCTTTAGAATTTCAAAGAACTTCACAGTACAACCCGCAAAAGAGCACAATTGCGACGTCGCAGTATCATTCAAGGTTAAAGGTCCATTAGGATACACTATACCTCCACTACTATCCAATTTAAGAGAAGCGGTCACGTCCCTACATCCCTTCGTGAATTCCTCTACTTGACTAAGGAAGTCCATAGCCTACCTCCTTCTTGATCCTCTACGTATAGTTCAACCATTTGGGTGGCACTGTGTGCAACCCAAACCAGTACACCCACTTACCGTTACACACATGAGTATAGTAAACTGTCGCGCATTCACCAACCCTACCCAATACCACCCATATGTAATCTTGACCGTAATCCTCTGGAGGCCAGACCGGAGGCACAAGGTAAACATTTCCGCGGGGATTTTGGTCTTTTAACCTGTACACCAACAGAGCCGCCAGTTCTTCCATACCATTAAACAACAAACGATTCTTTTTTCCTAATAGGAGCCCGTCCACGATCGGGATTCCCGACAAGATCAACTTCAAGTCTTCTCCATGACCTTCGGGGTATCCATCAAACCGTCTGAGAACGCAAACGATTGGTTTACATTCTTCATCAAACACGTAAGTCAGGCATTTCGTCCCCATCTTTCCATACTCCCTCTTCTAAACCTTAAGTGATTCCTTTACTTCTGACACTGACGGTAGTAAGTGCAAAATTTTTCCCATTGTGAGACGATGGAATCCCCATACCGTATGTTAAAAAGGTACACATGCCATTGCAACTTAGCTCGATACACTACGTCCATCAAAGACAGAAGACGCGCGCCTCGAATTTTAAACGCGGTATAAGATTCAAACCCACTCCAATGAGCGCAGCGCACCCTAATAGTAACGGGATTCAAGTATGGCGGAGCTAAACGCCACGCTTTTAGACAATCTGAGAGCGAGTTACTGAGCTTTAGTAACCGTCGTTGAGGTGTATTTATGCTGCGCAACGCGTCCTTCAACTTCACGAGAGTCATGGCTCGTGTACCATATCTCTCTAGCCGAATTGAGCCACTCGTTATTGCCAGATAGGGAAACCTCACCTCAACCTCATCATCCCCAAACTTCAATTCAACCAACACATCGTTGGGCAACCGTGTTTTAAACTGAACACACGGCGCAACACACAAAATTGTTTCCAACACAACAGCGGGATGAATTTGGGACAGGAGTGACTTTTCTACTTCGATAAGCTCGTTATGTAAACTCATATTCTCCTCAAACCCCCACCAAGTTTACCAAATATGGGTTAAGAAGTGCTTAAGCCAATCTAAGTTAACATACTCAATCGGGTAATGTGCACGAAATAAATCCAACCTCATTCCCGCTTTAGTTATGGTGTACCGCCCCCGCTTCTCTCGCACTATCAACCCAAAAACTAATAACTTCTCAAGCGGTCGTGACGTCCACGCAAATCCGGCCCATCCACGGCTCACTAAATACCTATGGATCTCACAATGCCTTGCGGACTTCTTCCTCTTCAAGAAATGAAGCACCGCCCTAGCACGCAGATCTAGTGTGAAGCGGTTCTCCAAGAATTGCTTCTCCCAAAATTGGCGGCGACTATAACTGCCTTGTAAAACACGTTGGATGGCTTCCTTGTCGGAAGGAAACACCTGCAACCATTCCATCGCGAAGTATTTAGTAGTTGACTCCACTACACTACCTCCTCAAGTTCAATCAAACATCTTAAACCCTCAAGGTTCCTTTTTGTCAGTTGTATAACAGGTACGTAGCACGGAGTAAAAGTCTCACTCCAGACCCAAAGAACACATCCAGGAGTGTACTTCAACGTGAACATATCGCTCAACGAGTGAATCACTCCCCACTCACGGTCCCCCAAAGTCACTCTAAAGCAGTAACCCAACCGCACTAATTGAAGCGCGGCAACAATGGGTGGAACCGTAAACCAAGTAAATTTGGTCAATCCATACACAGGGGTGTGATATATAGTCAGCTTACCCTTTATCACACGCTTTACGACTTCAAGTTTAGTAATGAACAGCAGTCGGTAGCTAAAACACAAGTCATCACGCACCTCAAGGGGTAGACTAACATTACCAGCCTTAAACAGTGATTCAGAAAGAGATAAACCCAAACCCTTGGGGTGGTGTACCAACTTGGTCCAAAGTGCAGGTCCATCGACTACAAAAGCCCTAAAGCGATTATACACCTGGAAAAAGTCCTCCCATGACATAGGAAAGTAGTTATGCTTACATGTTTGCACAAAACGCCCACGACGCGAGGACACTGTGACGTGAGCCCGCCTCCTGAACATCGTCACCGACGCCTCAAAGTGAGGTACCGTTGATCCAGGACGTGGGCCATAACCCAACGAAACTGTTTTCAACTCCCACTTCAACCGCTTCACATATTCACCTCCTCTTATATCATTAAGACTCTACCAAATGGAAACTCCATCCCAATAGTGCCTGGTCCTTCAACCACCACCCAAAGCACTGAGTAAGGCGGCACCTTTTCAGGAAACGCACCGTATCCATCTGTAAAATAAACTAAAATCGCGGGATTTAAACGGCGTTCCTCAACGTTCTCGAAGACAGGACGAAAGTCCGTTCCACCACCGCCACTAACTTTAACAGGGAACGCTGGATTATGGTAAAACTCGTGTACCTTCGCATCACAAACGTACACATACAAATCGGTAACCACTCTTTTTAACTGTTCTAACTCTGTCATAAATTGTGTCAGCTCAGTTCGACTGATTGACCCACTTGTGTCAATCGCAGCAACAACTTGGGTTGAACACTTTTGTGATCCAGGAATCCTAATTCCATTCTTAAAACAAGTTCGAGACCATATTGGAATCCTTGTGTAAGTGAAGTATTTACTCCTTCGCCCCACAGCTGAAACTATCTTTGAACGTACATACAAAGTCCATCTCACTTTTGGAACAGCTCGATCAAACTCCCTCGCCAATCCTGCTGGTAAATCTCCCCGGCTCTTCCTCAAAGCGTCTGCGAACTCCTCTCTTGCTAACCCAGATCCTTCCAATTTCCTTCCTTCCTCAGGGCGTGAAGCAACTGAAACTCCTTTTGTACCACGTGAACTATCATGCCATTCAACATATGAGCCAAAACCATCGTCGGGTCCCTTATCCCCCACCTGAAATGATATTCCGTCAACTGTAAATTGCTTTAACCCCTTTGATAGCGCGTCACCAATTTGGTCTACCAACCAGCGGTATACAACCTCCACCGGGCCATCGGGTGCGCGCTCAAAGAAAACTAAACCCGAGTTTTGTATTTCGTTTCGATCAGTGAACCCAATATCGGTAAGGATTTTATGTACCACATGATCCGCGGCTAGATTCCACAGCACAGGTTGTCTTCCTTGACCTCTTTCAATGTGAAGGAATGTGTGATGCAACAGTTCATGGGCGTAAGCGATTTCCTTCATCCGCTTTGGTAACGAGGGGCGCAGATAAATATGACCCCCTTTTGTTGCACACGCGGAGGCGAATTCTGGTAGCCCGTCTGTGTAAGCCACAGGCGCATACAACGCTATTGACACCTGCAAAGCGTTGTAAACCCGTAGTCGGATACCTGTAAAGTCAGTTGCTTGTTTCATACAAAGCCTCCTAACAAGACATTAAAGGGCCCTAGATTAGCTAGGGCCCCTTTTTACCTCCCCTCCATCTTCTTTATCAGCCCGTCTGTGATCTTCGATAGTGTGGGGTGATCAGCCAACTTATAGATATCACCGAAGTTGAACGTCATCTCCCCCATTACATAACACATTTGAGCTTCAGCGGTTAACCTCTTCGCAACAAAATCCAAAACCTTAACGTTCGGTTTGTGCCGAGACAAAGCAGCTGCGATCACAACCTGATCTTTTACTGACTCTGGCTTCGATTTTAACAGGTCGTTTATACTCTTACCTAAAATTGGGTAACTATCAATAAATTTAGCACCTGCGTTGACTCCAACAACCCCCACCGCTATATTAAGGTCAAATCCAGCACTCAGAACTTTGTGTAGATTAAACCAACTCCTCGGTGAATGAAACTTTTGGGAAGTAGGAGGATCAGGATCATAAAGAAACTCAGGGTATGCAATCAAGAACGCGGAGATTTTGCTGCTTACATTTCGGCTCGTCGCGTACTGAATAAAATCCTCTACTGTAGGATTAAACTCAATAGCGATGTCGAACCTGTCCATCACAGGCGCCAATAGCTCTGACGCACCCGCACTATGCAGAGATAGATTCCCAGCCGCAACAAATCTCGTTTCGTCGGATGTCTCGTGTCCGTGTAGACGATGACACAAGAGCAGCTCAAACAACGGGGATTGAAGTTGTTCAGAAGCGAGATGTATGTCATCGAAGAACAATACACGCTTCCCATCAGCTGGTAACGGCAGCCAATTAGGTCGAGTCCAGTACGTTGCATCATCCCTAATGTCAGGGAGACCTTTGGCCTCGCCCGGTTCCATCAAATACAGCCGGAGTTCGTCAATGGGCATGCCGAGTTCTGCTGCTGCTTGAGCTGTGATTTCCGACTTACCACAACCTGGCGGGCCAGAAATCAACACAGACAGGTTGTGTTCCAACGCTGTCTTCAAACACTCTTTAAGCTGTTTTCCACCACTGATCTTATACATCTTTTCACCTCCTTCTCTTTTTAATTTACCTCAAACAAATAAAACCGTACTAGTCTAAAGCACGGTACCTTAGCCACTTATGACTATCACCACTTCTTATAAGGCCAAGAGATCTTTTTATTAGGTTCAGAGTTACTTTTCAACTCTTCCAAACGTCGTGATAAAGCCGAGTTTTCCAAAGCAAGCTTCTCAACCTCTAGTTTCAGTTTTTTCCTCTTTAACCTAAAATACGTAACCAACTCAGTCAGGAAACGCCACATCACAACACTCCTTGAAAAAATTTTAAAATTTAAAAAAATAAAAAATTAGTACTCACATCTGAACTCACTACCTTACAATTATGCTCTACCGTCAGGTATTACATCCCCCCACTCATCAGTGAAGGCCCCCCTCTACCTATAAAGTATCTCCAAAATAGCGCGACTCGACGACGAGCAAGGTAAGTTGGGATCCAAACAACCCCAGCTCCTATCGACGATACTGCCCTCTTTAGTCCTTCTATGTCAGTAATTCTGGTCACACTACCCGAACACGTAGAAGTACCTACTGTGGGGTTGACCCTCTGAATGACCACCTCATATCCAGCGCTTACATACATAGTAGTAGCTGAGACATTCCACACACCCTTAGAAGGATATAGGGTTATACTGCCTGTACCACCACGTTGGGACAAACAAGCACAACCTCTAACTTGCAGTGACCCATAACGTGTGTTAACCTCGGCCTGTCCTTCGACCTCAACTCGCCCGGTCCAAGTGCGGTACACGCTCCGCACTCTCGAACCTACTATTACCCTCACTGCTAATTGGCGGAAACGGTGCTGGCTCAACCCACTTGCTGATTCTGCTAAAGATAACCAATTCTGAACCTTGTGCGAGCGGTACAGCTCGGCAACATGACGCACAAGCAATTCTGGATTATCTAAGCTCCACTTATGAGTAACTTCACACTCAAAAGGGTGAGTGATCCGTAGTTTAGTAGGTCCTAGCCAGAAAGACAGGTGCTCACTTGATGCTACAACCCCTGTAACCTCCAACTTAAGAATCATCACTAATCAGCAATTCCTTTCATGTTTTCATAGAAGATCTCCTCTAGTGACTGAAGGTTAGTCGACCATGGGCCATACTCTCGAACCACATCCAAAAACTCTTCAACATCATGCTTTCGTACAACCCATTTTACTTTCCCTGTCGATGTCACCTGCTTTTGTATATGTAACAGTTCATGGTAAACAAGAGCTTCCCTAGTTTGATCTGACGATCTGTCCCAAAAAGGTTTCCACACTTCAATCACATAGTCGTACCCTGTCAAATATGACCACTTTCCTGTTGCGCGTGAGCACTTTCCAAAAAACGAGCTCTTCTCAGCCTTGTAAAACAGGAACTTAATCACAGCCTCTTCTGCGTCACTCAACTGAAACTTCTTAATCAGTTTCTTCGCTAGCGCCTCCACTTCCGGGGCGTCCACGTACTTCTCGGTTTCCTTCGATGAAATTGCCTCCTCAACAACCTCCTCTAATGTCATCTCTTTAGCCATTTTTTCCTCCTTACCAATACTATTCATGATTATTCCACCAAGCTTTGTCTCTTACTATAAACGCCTATGCGACCTCTACCAACCTGCCACAGTACGGGCAGGTTATTGTGGTATCATAATCGCTTCTTACCATAAACTCTCTATTACACACCCCACATACTTCTTTCACAAACACTTCTCCATGTTCTCTATCTTCAATTGCAAACTCCACCACATTGTTTTTGAATATTGGGTTCTCCAGAGTTACTCCTCTATCTCGGGGCTCGATCTCACTATCAAACAATTCCCTAAAGCTTATCCAGTTTCTTCCCACCTCTCATCACCTCCTTTCTCATCCGACTCCTTTCTACAAAATTCCCTAGTTTTTCTTTCTTCCTACCCAAAAGACTGTCCGCGAATTATTCCACCCAGGCTTCTCGCCAAAAATCCTCTCACACATAGCTTCCACATCTTTATAGAACTTTTCAGAGAGATACACAAATGCATAGCCTTCACGGTACGGCTCTGGATTGACATAAGGATCCTGAAACTCAAGTACCGCCTCAAAGACAGCTAAAGTAGCCTTGACTTCCTTCAACTTCAACTTAACAACCCCTGACCTAGTGTTAAATCCATCTACGAAGTCCTTACAAGTACTTTCCCATTCTTCCATCATTACCCCCTACTCATCTCTCTTAACTTCTCATCTGGTGTTGTCTTAACCAAGGCTTCACAAACGTCTCGTTCATACGCACCAATTAACACAACCATCCATGTTCCCTGCGCGCGTTGACGAATTTTCATCATATGTAGCGTACGAGCTTCTGCTTCATACCTCTTAAGTATATGCTTCATCTTGGCTCGCAAGGCCAACTTTAGGAAGCGAGGGTCAACGTACCGAACTATGAAATGAGAATCGAGATATTTCCGCCCAGTAGCCCAATCATAACCCCATGTAAAGATCGTTCTCGCGCCTCCTTTACGTTTCATCAGACTTCCTTTTTAAAAAATTTTAATTTTAAAAAAATTTTTTTGACCGCACCTACGCACAAAGACGTAAGAGCCTTCTCTCACCTTGCGAGAGGTTCAGCACATCTTCTAACCAACTCAACAGATCCTCTTTCGTGATAAATTCAGGGCAAGCAAGAGACACCAACGTTCCAACTCTATCAATCATAATCCGTGCACCGTACTTAAGCGCATGTGTGGCAGCCCCAGGATATCTTCTCCTAAAGGCGCTCCAGTACCCCAAATGATTTGGGCTAACATGAATGTGATAACACCCATTAACACGTACTATAACCGCAGATTCCACAAGCATATGCGGCACTGCGGAGGACATTATGTAAGTCAGCATCCACACTGCGCCTTCTCGCAAATGTATAGCAACCTTCGCTCTCCTTGTGACAAACCTAGTGTGTCCGCCAACCAGTCTAACAATCTCCTCCGTGTGGGAAACTCAGGACAAGTGCCACTCATTTTTGCACCACGCTCTTGCGCCAATCTCACACTACTAGAGTACCTCCTCTTAAACTGTGCCCAATATTCACTATGGTCAGGGGTGACTAAAATAAAGTACCACCGCCCCTTAACCAAGTCAGTGATCACTGCATAGCTAACTCGCGCGTTAGGTACAGCGCGTGATAGAATGTGAGTTAACATCTGCATCAAAGTAAACTAAGCTCCAACAATTTTCTCTCACCCTGTGACAAACCTAGTGTGTCCGCCAACCAATCAATCAAGGCCTCTTCCGAATAAAACTCCGGGCAGCGACGATACCCTAAATCAAGTTCCTTAACACCACGTGCACGAGCTAATTGCTTATAATGAGGGTACATCTGTCTAAAACGCTCCCAGTACCCATAATGATCCGGTTCAACTTGAATCCAATAACGACCTATTGCCGTCTTAACCAACACTGCTGATTTAACTCGCACATCCGGTACAGCATGTGATAGTATGTGAGTTAACATTTGCATCAAAGTAAACTAAGCTCCAATAATTTTCTCTCACCCTGTGACAAACTTAGTGTGTCCGCTAACCAACCCAGCAAATTCTCTTTTGAATGAAACACCGGGCACTGTCGGCGCCCTAACTCAAGATCAAGTTCTTCAACACCACGTGCGCAAGCTAATCGCTTATAGTGAGGATACTTTTGTCTAAAGCATCCCCAAAAGTCCCTGTGGCGGGGCTCAACTACTATATAATAGTCACTTATGCCCCACTTAGGCAAATCCCAATGTTCTATCCTCGCCGATTCAACATACACTTCTGGTACAGCTCGTGCTAATAATTGAGTCAAAAACCGAGACAACCTCCATACCCCTCACACAGAAGTAGAAGTTTTCTTTCACCCTGAGTCAATTTAAGCACATCAGATAGCCACTCAAACAAATCCCCCAAATCAGCAAATTCTGGGCAAAAGCCACGAGCTATTGATTCCTTTGTTGCTCCCTTTGAGAACGCTATTTTCGCCCCATACGGATAAGTTTCCCTAAACCGCTCCCAATACCCATAGTGATTCGGTCCAACTAAAATCCAATACAAACCTGACGATGCTCTAACCACTGTTGCTGACTCAACACGTACTTTTGGTACAGCATCCGCTAGTAATTGAGTCAAAACTTGCGGCACCTTTTACACCCCTTACATAGAAGTAATAAAAGATTTCTTTCACCTTGAGGTAACTCGAGTACCTCAAACAACCAATTAAGCAAATTTTCCAAATCATCAAATTCCGGGCAAAAGCCGCGTAGCCCTAGTGAGTCTTTCCGTACATGATATGTAAACGCAACTTGCTTCCAGTGAGGATAAATCTCCCCAAACCGCTCCCAATACTTCTCATGATCCGGGTCAACTAAAATCCAGTACACATTCGGTAACGCTCTAATCACCGTCGCTGACTTAACGTACACATCTGGCACAGCGTTCGCTAGTAAGCGAGTTAAAAACCGGGGCATCCTCTGCGCCCTACACATAAAAGCAGTAGTTTTCTTTCACCGTAATCCAGCCCAAGCACATCAAACAACCAGTTAAGTAAATTTTCCAAAACATCAAACTCTGGACAAAAGCCACACGAGTTTAACGAGTCCTTCCGTGCATGATATGTAAATGCAACTCGTTTCCAGTGAGGATAAATCTCTTTAAACTGCCACCAGTACCTATAATGATTTGGCTCAACGCTAATCCAGTACGACCACAACCATGGTGCTCTGAATGTTTTGACCAACGACGCTGACTCAACACGCACATCAGGCACGACACGTGCTAATAACGAGGTCAATATCTGCGACATCCTCTAACCCTCTCATATAGAAGTAATAAAAGACTTCTTTCACCTTGAGTCAACTCGAGTACCTCAAACAACCAATTAAGCAAATTTTCCAAATCAGCAAATTCTGGGCAAAAACCTTCGATCATCAGCGATTTATCCGTCGCCTTATATGTGCGCGCTATCTGTACACAACTTGGAAAGGTCTTCCTAAACCGTCTCCAGTACTCATAATGACGCGGATCAACCCGAATCCAGCACAAACCCACTGACGATCTAACCAACGCCGCTGATTCAACTTTTACATTGGGTACAGCTCGCTCTAGCAACCAAGCTAAACATTCTAGAGTGACCTTTGACATGACTGTGCCTCAACACTAAGTTGTATAAACTTCCGTTCACCTTGTGATAAACCTAGCGTATCCGCCAACCAATTAATTAAATCTTCTCTCACACGAAATACAGGACAGGATCCAAAAGGTATTAGTGAAGATTCCAATGCTTTATATTCACACGCGACTCGTTTCCAGTGTGGGTAGGTCCTCTTAAAGCGCTCCCAATAATAGCCATGATTTGGCTCAACCCAAATCCAATAATGGCCCGTAAACGTGCGAACCACCGCCGAAGTTGGCTCAACTCGTACGTCAGGCACGGCGCGGCGTAGTACTATTGTTAACACTCGAGTCATGATCACGCCCCTACAGAAAGACGTAGAAGTTTGCGCTCTCCCTGCGTCAGACCCAATGTGTCTGCTAACCAACCTATCAAGTCCTCTTTTGAAAGAAACTCTGGACAGAGCCAACCAGTCATAAGTGAGTACCCAACAGCTCCATATTCATATGCTACCCGGCTAAAGTGAGGGTACATCTCTTGGAAACGAGTCCAGTACACATCATGATACGGTTCCACACGGAGCCAATACCTACTCCCCCGGGGCCCAAAATCCTGCTTAACCACTTCCGCCGAGCCAACGTAAACAGTAGGTACAGCGTGAGACAATACAAGAGCGACAAACTGCATCATTTGACTCCTTTGTACAAGCGTAGGAAGTCTCTCTCCCCTTGTGTTAGGTTCAGTACATCCATCACCCAACCTAACAGATCCTCCTGTGTTGGAAACTTAGGACAACAATGCCCTAAAGTAAACCGCTCCGCACCGTGTTTAAGAGCCAAATGCCTATAATGAGGATACTTTATCCGAAAGTAACCCCAAAAGTCTACATGATGTGGCTCAACATAAATAAAGTATCCCTCCTTCGATGACCACCGCTTCACCTCTACCGACGCTACATACACCTCAGGTACGGCGCGAGAAAGTAAAAATGTTAAAAGTTGTGTCATCCGTTGCGCCTCCCCACAGCCGTAGAAGGTTGCGCTCACTATGGGTCAACTCAAGCACATCAAACAACCAGTTCATCAAGTCTCGCGCTGTAGTAAACTCTGGGCAGAAGCAATGCAAATCAGGTATTGTTCTATACTTATACGCAATCTGTTTCCAGTTTGGGTGAGCCTCTTTGAAACACTTCCAGTACGTGTAGTGATCTGGATCAACCCGAATCCAGTATGTGGTTCGACCTGGCACAACCACTTGGATCCTGTGTTCAGTTTGATCTGTCCCAACAATTTCTGCGGAGACAACTCGTACTCCACTCACAGCTTGAGACAAAATATATGTTAAAAACCTAGACCGTTTCATAATCCTACATCAAGAAGTAAGAGTTTACGCTCACCATCAGTCAAACCTAATATCTCTGATAGCCAATCAGTCAACGCGTCCCGCGAGCAAAACTCTGGGCAAACAACCTCATGGACTCTCGCGTTACGCTTCCGTGCCAAACGTGTACAATCAGGATACCTCTCTCTGAACCGCTTCCAATAACCAGATTGATCGGGTGTAACGTAAATGTAAAACCATGTTCCACTACGGTATCGAACGCAAGATATCTCCACTGAGTCAATACACGCGCCAGGCACAGCGTGGGAGAGTATAGACATTAACAAACTCACACCCCACCTTCACGAAGTTGCAAAAGATTTCGTTCCCCTTTCGATACATTTAACACATCAAACAGCCAATCTAACAAGTTTTCTAAAGAAGTAAACTCAGGGCAGTTCCCAGAGGGTATTAACGAAGCTCCTGACGCTTCATACTTACATACAACTCGTTTCCACTGTGGGTAGGCCCTTTTAAATCGTTCCCAATAGCAACTATGACTCGGCTTAACTAAAAGCCAGTATCGGCCCACTACTGATTCAACAACTTCCACAGAGTCAACTCGTACTCCACTCACAGCTTGAGACAAAATATATGTTAAAAACCTAGACCGTTTCATAATCCTACATCAAGAAGTAAGAGTTTACGCTCACCACGCGTCAGCCCCAGCACCTTAGACAACCACTCCACTAAACCTCTTCGCGTGGAAGACGTGGGCCAGCAAACTTCAGCGGCCGATAGTGGTACTACTCTATATTTGCGAACCATCTGCTCCCAATAAGGGTAAGCTCTTTCAAAACGCTCCCAATAACTGTAGTGATCTGGCTCGACCCAAATCCAATACAGATCCCCTACTTTAGTCAACGTTGCAGAATCAATCGGAACCCCACTTACAGCTCGAGTCAAAATATATGTTAAAAACTTAAACCGTCCCATAGTCCTACATCGAGGAGTAAGAGTTTACATTCACCTTGTGTCAACTTCAACGTATCAGACAACCACCCCACTAAAGCCTTTTGTGTAGGAGACGCTGGCCACCGAATTTCGTCTACCGTTAAAATTGTTAACTCATATTTATAAGCCACTTGCTCCCAGTGGGGGTAAGTTCTTTCAAACCAATCCCAATATGCATAATGGCTAGGAGCGACTAGGAACCAGTACAAATCTCCTACTCCTTTGATCAACGTCACTGAATCGACCTGGATATTAGGTACAGCGCGAGTCATTATCAGGGTTAACAGTTGAGTCATCCTACTATATTTTCCATGAGGTACAAAAGGTTTCTTTCTCCCGAGGGTAGGTTTAACACATCTGATAGCCAACTCAACAGCCCTTTCTGAGTAGAAAACACTGGGCACCGGGTTCCTGTTACCGATGATAACACCCCATACTTACGAGCCAACCGCTTCCAGTGAGGATAAGACTTCTTAAAACGCGTCCAGAACTCATAATGATTTGGGGTAACTAGCAGCCAACACGGACCCCCCACCGATCCAACCACCGCCACCGAATCGACCCGCACATCCGGCACAGCTCGCGACAATATAGGCTTCGCCAGTGAAATTTTCCGCAAGTAAGTTAACGACCTTGACATCCTATTTTACCCCCCACAAGGTGTAGGAGCCTTCTCTCTCCTGGGGTCAAGTTCAACACATCTGATATCCAGTCCAACAACTTCTTCTGTGTAGGAAACACTGGGCAACAGCCTCTCGTTACTGACTGCGACAAAACTCCATGTCTATAAGCCACTTGCCTCCAGTGAGGGTAAGTTCTTTCAAAACGATCCCAGTACTTATAATGACTGGGAGCGACCAGAAACCAGTACTGATCCCCTAGTGACTTAACTATCACCACTGAGTCAACCCGCGCATCCGGCACAGCACGTGACAACAAAGACTTTATTAACATAACTTCCGTAACTTTCCAGAACCGAGTCAACAACCGCGACATCTTATTTTGCCCTCCATGAGGTACAAAAGGTTTCTTTCTCCTGGCGACAAACTCAACACATCTGATAACCAATCAATTAACATACCCCGTGAAGAAAATTCTGGGCACAGTTTACGAGTCGTAACCGAGTAAGTTGCCGACCTATATTTATATGCAACCTGCTTCCAATGAGGATAGATTTCCCTGAAACGTCTCCAATAAATATAGGGTTCTGGCCTAACATCAAATGAATATGCAACTCCCAACTTAACAGGATATGGTGTCATCTTTTTAAAATCGAAAGACCACTGTAAGGGCACAAGCGACTCAACTACCTCTACTTTCCAAACACGTACACCCGGCACGGCACGCGAAAGTAAAGAGGTCAAGAAACGCGACATAGTCATACTCTCACAAAGTCGTAGCAGCTCTCTGTAACCTTACCATAGCGACGCCAAGCTAAGAACGTAGGACGTGATATCGTCTAACCTTATTTAAGTAAAGACGCAAGAAAGTTTCCTCCCCCTTCGTCAAACTCAACACATCGATTACCCATTCAATCAAGTCCTCCTCTGTGTTAAACTCCGGGCAAGGTAAGTTAAGCTCAACCACATTATGACGCAATGCAACTTGATCCCAATCTGGGTACACCTCTTTGAACAAAAACCAGTACGCTGTGTGGTCTGGGTTTACTTGTATGTAATACGAATCCTTTGTAGACCAACGGACAACTCTCGCCAATGTCACACATGCTCCAGACACAGCTCGACTTAGTATTGTTGTTAACACTCGAGACACGGTCGCACCCCCAACACCGGAGCGAAAGTTATCACTTCATTATACAAAGATGAAGTAAATTTCTTTCCCCCTGTGACAAACCCAGCACATCAACCAACCAATTTATCAAATCTTGCCAAGTAGGAAACTCAGGGCAGCACTGTGAATTGATGGACTGTTTCTCTACCCCATATCTTAAAGCAACCCGCTTATAATGAGGATATCTTCTATGAAAACGTAGCCAGTACTCCACATGGTCAGGATATACAGTTAAAAAGTATGTTTTTACCCCATCTTCAACCCAGCATGAAACTTTTGCCCTTGTGACACAAACTTCTGGTACAGCTTGTGCCATAACAGCAGTAAGTAACTTTACTGTGTTCGCCTCACACATTTTACGTTCTCATACAAAGTCGTAGTAGCTTTCTCTCTCCTCGTGACAAGCTCAATACGTCAACTAACCAATTCACCAAGTCTGCTTTGTTAAAGAATTCAGGGCAACACCCCGAAATATTGTGCTCACTCACCCCATACCTCAAAGCAATTCGTTTATAATGTGGATACTTCTTATGAAACCGTAACCAATACTTCACGTGACTGGGGTGAACAATTATAAAGTACGCCTTAGCCAAGGGGGCGTATGTAATTTCTGCTCTCTCAACAAACACTTCTGGTACAGCTCGGGCTAGTACACGTGTTAGTGCCAACGCTTACCTCCTCAACGCGAGACGCAACAAAGATCTTTCACCCCCTGTTACGCTCACTACATCAATCAGCCAGTTAATTAAGTCCTCCTTCGTGTTAAACTCTGGACAGGGGGTGAGAAGCTTAGCCGCGTTATACTTCATTGCCGTTTGCTTCCAATATGGGTAAGTTTTCTTGAACGTCATCCAATATTCCATATGGACCGGATATACATTTATGAAGTACAGCCCCTCTGAGGGCCAGCGTGTAATCCTCGCCGCTGTAACACGTACATCTGGAGTAGCTCGATCTAGTATGTGGGCCAGCATCTTGGATACCTTATCCATTATCATCTCTCATAGATTCGTAAAAGCTTTTGTACTCCTTTCGACAAACCCACAGTATCTGACAGCCATTTGATAAGATCTTCACGCCTAAAAACTCAGGACACGTTCTATCAAATTCCTGTTTAACCTCCTTTAAAACATACTTATTGACTGCTCGACTCCACTGTGGATAAATCTTCTTAAACCAATACCAATATAGAATATGATTAGGAGTAATACGGATCCAATACAATCCCCTTGGTTCTCTAACTATCTCTGCGGACTCAACATACATGCTTGGTACGGCCCGCTCCATAACAACAGTAAGTAAAGTCGACACAACCTACACCTCACCGCATAGACGCAGAAGCTTTCTTTCCCCTGGGGATAAGCTTAACACATCTGATAACCAACTAACCAGCGCGTCTTGTGAAGGAAACTCCGGGCACAACCTGCAAACCACAACTGAATACGCTGTTGCTCCATATTTAAACGCTAATTGTTCCCAACTAGGAAAGGTCTCCCTGAACCGCCTCCAGTACACATAAGGTCTTGGTCTAACGTCTAAAGTATATTTATACTCAGCCTCAATTACACGAAACGCTCCTGTCTCTAAATCCAGACCCCATTGTGGGTTCGTGGGTGATTCAACTACCTGTACTGTCTCAACACATACATCAGGTACAGCGTGAGACAAAATGAAAGTTAATAAGTGCGCCACGATCAAAACCCCACACTAATCCGTAAAAGATTATTTTCCCCTTGTGTCAGATCTAACACATCTGACAACCATTCGATCACCTTAGCTCGTGAAGAAAATATAGGAGTGAGCTTAAAACCCAAAAGACCGTGTCTAAAGCCCACTCGCTTCCAGTGCGGGTAAAGTTCCATGAACCGCTCCCAGTATCTTTCATGACTCGGTTCAACCTGGATCCAGTACATCTTTGCTGTAAACCATTGTTCAACTCTTGCCGACTCAACCCGTACATCAGGTACAGCACGTGACAATATAGTAGCTAGCACTTATACCCCGTTTCAGTAAAAAGATGTAATAAGTTCCTCTCTCCCTGTGGTAAATTTAACGTATCTATTAACCAACCTAATAGTCCTTTTAGTGTAGGAAACTCAGGGCAGAGGCACTCTAAAGTGTGCTTCTTTGCCCCATACCTAAGAGCTATGTATTTATAGTGAGGATACCTCACATGAAAGCGCTCCCAGTATCTTTTATGATCTGGTTCAACAAACACAACGTAAACCTCATCTGACGTGTCCGGCTCATCTGACCACCACTTCACCTCAACCGATTCAACTCGCACTTCCGGGACAGCGCGTGCCAGTACGGAAGTAAGTAAATCCAACATATTTTTCACATCCTCGCCCAAAGATGTAACAGGGCCCTCTCTCCCTGAGATAAATCCAACGTAACTATTAACCAATCTAATAGCTGTCTTAACGTAGGAAACACAGGACAGGCGACGTCAACATCCTTCGCTCCGTACTCCAAAGCAATTCGTCTATAATGAGGATACCTCATCTTAAACCGGACCCAATAGTCACCATGCGTAGGGATCACGTTTATAAAGTACAGCTCCTCTGAGGGCCAATGAACAACCCCTGCTGATTCAACCCACACACTTGGTACAGCTCGTGACAATATAGCAGTTAACACTTACACTCCTGTTTCATCAAAAGTTGTAATAGATTTCTTTCTCCTCGCGGCAGGATCAGTACATCAAACAGCCAGTTCATTAAGTTTTCGGCGGAATCAAATTCAGGGCAAGCAGCCTCGATTGCCTTCGCTCCGTACTTCAAAGCAACTCGCTCCCAATGAGGATACCGCTTCTTAAACTGTAGCCAATAGCCACTATGATCAGGGTCTACGAAGATGAAATAGAGACGAACATCCCACCACGGAACATGGGACACCCATGCTGATTCGACTCGCGCACCTGGCACGGCACGTGACATCATGAAAGTTAATAACTGTGACATGACTGTGTCCTCATATAGAAACGCAAGAAGTTACGCTTTTTCTGTGTCGCGCACGCTATGCACGCCAACCATCCAAACAAATCCCTCTTCAAAAGAAACTCAGGACAAAGACACGTGAGGCCTTCCGACCTAGTTAGCGCACCATATCTTTTACACGCCAGAAAAATAAATTCAGGATACCTATCCTGGAACCGAGACCAATACTTGAAGTGCTCAGGAGAAACCTGAAGGTAAAGCCGACTCCCATGGCCGGTTCGTATCTCTACCGAATCAACACATACGTCTGGAACCAACCTCTGTAACGCTGACCGAATCAATGAATCGCTCCTAATAGCATTAACATATGACATCTCACCACATTACTACAAAAACGCAATAGCTTCCTCTCTCCTTGTGTTAAACCTAATACATCTGACAACCAATTCAACAAGTCCGATGTTGTGGTAAATTCTGGGCAAGCAACATCATCAACCCTCGCGCCACGGCTTCGCGCTAAGTAGATGCTATCAGGGTACCGTTCTTTAAACCGACCCCAGTACTCCGCGTGATCTGGGGTAACCGCAATGAAGTACTTTTTACTCTTTGTTGATGTCACAACCGACGCGTGACTGACAGATGCATCAGATACCGCGCGTGATAGTACGTCAGTTAATAATTGCATTAAATCATCCAAAGTCGCAATAAGTTTTTTTCACCCTGGGTTAAACGAAATATATCCGCCAACCAACTGAATAAGTCCTCCTTCGAAGCAAACACAGGACAAAGGTACAGACGACCATCTTTTGCCCTCCGTGAAGCGTTATACCTTCTACACGCTAAAGTTATAAGCTCATAGTGTTCGTTCCGGAATTGAACCCAGTACGCTTGATGATCCGGTTGAACAAATAGGTAGTACCCCTGATCACGTGCATTTACCACACGTACTGACTCAACACATACATCCGGAATTAACCTCTGAAACAATGACTGCGTCATCATAGCATTAAATGCAGCAAATTTCTCTCTCCGTGTGTCAAGCACAAAGTATCCGACAGCCAATTAATCAGGGCCTCTCTTGCACAAAACTCCGGACAAGCAGTGAGTCTAATTTCCGCGCCGTGCTTTAACGCCAGACACAAACAATAAGGATACACCTCTTTGAACCGCCTCCAATACCTGTCATGATTTGGGCTAACTCGGATCCAGCACACTGCTCTGGCTGGTGATTTAACTATTTCCGCTGACTCAACTTGAACGTCCGGTACAGCCCGACTTAACACCACCGCTAACATTGTAACACTACTTTATAGTAAGGTGTAAAAGATTACGCTCACCTGGTGTCAAATCCAACGTGTCCGACAACCAATCAATTAAGTCCTTCTTTGTATGAAACTCTGGGCAAGCAGTGTGAAAAACTCTTGCACCACGATCTTGTGCAAGGCCTAAACTGTAAGAGTACCTTTTTCTGAACCGTCCCCAGTACCTAAAATGGTTAGGAGTAATGTGTATATAAAACCTGTTATCAACACGAGCTATCTCTACTAACTCGACACGAGCATCAGGCACAGCACGTGCCAGTAAACGAGCTAACAATTCCAATTAGAAAAGTCCTCCTCACTAAGATATAAGTCCGTACCAACCTTAACCGCGGTCACGTCTCTAAAGAAGCATCCATGATTCGTTATATGTACAAATGTAACTGGTTCCACGCCGGAAGGTTCTATTGACAAGTGATAGTGATCGTCACAATCCACATAACACCCACGTAAATCATCAAGAGCGTAACCTAGTTTATCAACTACATGGTTATAACCACACTCTTTAAGATCTTTATACTCCTCAATACGCCGTAACTTCACCCAGCGTTTTTGTGGGTTAACAACCTGACCATCAATCGGTTCTACATCAAAAGTCAGGCTACCGCAGACATCAGGACCGAAATAGTCCTGAAATATCTGGTACAATTCCTCATAGAGATCTTCAACGGACTGAATAGGGGTCCTAATAGCCCCCCTAACCGCGATTCTGTAGCACTTCATAACCTTTCCTCCGGTCCCATTAATCACCAAACAAGGCTTCCTCTATAGAATTGTCTAATGCCACCACTTCCGACTCTAAATCTTCTAAGCAGCGTTTGACCCTGGCCAACTCCCCCTTCACCTTCTTCGCGTCTACAACATTTGTGACTGCTCCTGATGTTAAATTAAGCATGCAAAAATCAGCTTTACCATTAAGTGCATCCTTATCTACTTCAGTACTCCCCTGTAGAACTTCCAACTTAATTGGCTCTTCAAATCTAACTACTCTATCCATCATAAACACCACAGAGACCCACACACCCCCTTGATTCCTCTCAATCGTCAAAGTGCGTTTCATCTTTACCTCCTTAACGTAAACATTCCCCCTCCATTAACCCGTAACAAGTCCCTCAAACTCCTTCCTTAGATAATCCTCAACCACTCGCAGCCATTCCAACCCATTCTGCTCTTTGCGCTTCACTTCATCTAAGATCGCTTTTATCTCTTGAGCAGCACGCTTCGCTTGGTTCAAATTCTCTAACGCTATTGTCTTAAATCGAAGCTCGACGAAGCTTTCCTCGCCTTCTAACTTCTTATTATCATCGTAGTTAAAGCCCACAACAAGTTCCCGATGCACTAAAATATCAAACTTAACCTCAACCTCAGTGGAAACCTCGACCCTAACAGTAACTCCAGTTACTCCTCGCTCAATCTCGAATCTGTCAACCTTCATTCTTTCCCTCCTTTAGTTTGTATTACCGACGATTACGCCTTCGACTTAATCGCGCTAACTTATTCTTCTTCTTCTCCTTTTTACCTCTTTCCTGAAATGCCCTTCTTTCCCCTGTACGCTTCCTCTCAAAAGCAGTTGATGATTCTTCAAGTCGTTTTTCATCCATACACTCATACCTCCTCCTTCTTTCAATACCAAGGTTCCAACCGAATACCAGGAACCTCAACATATTTACTGAACATCCTCTTCAGATCTTCATACTCCACCTCAGATATATCAGATCGTAGATACTTAGGAAGCTCAGAGTATGAAGTGCGATGTAGAGCTGCTGATATCTTCCTCAGCGTGCCTGTACGTAACACACTACGTAAGCTTAACCCCGACAATGCCTTAATCAACAGCGCATAATCCTCACCCCTAAAGCTACCATGAGCAGGATCCGAAAACATACCGCCACGCACTCTGAGCAGCGGATCGAACTTCAACAAAAACACCTTTCCATTTTTAACCCAATAGTTATCTAAGCCCATCTCTATCTCCTTGATTTTAGACCCTTTACTCCACGACTTTCATGAGAACTTCTACAGTCCACTTACGAAGCACCACGTCAGATAAGGATTTCTCTATACAGGTAAATACAACCTACCATCTTTTCCTACAATAACCGTCACTTTCTCCTCCCACGGCAACTCAAGTCCTTCTATCTTCACCGCATCCCTCACAATAACCTTTCTCTCACCAACTTTTTCTACTTTAGTAAGCACTTCATCAAGGATGATACAAACTCCATCTTTAACTTCTTCTAGTAAGAAAAATCTTTCCTCCATTTCCTCCTCCCTATGTTCGTAAAACCTGTGAACCCTTTAGTATCAACAAAAGCCTGGCTATCTGACGTGCTTCGTCACGCTTCGCCAGCCCTCCTTTATATAAATACCACGCCAGCGCATCAGTTGGTGTGTCAAAAGTGGCTTCAATGATCCAAACTCCAACGTCGGTCTTCATCCGCCACTCAACGCTCCCTCTAAACAGGTGAAGATCCTCAACACCGCAAAAAGCTACCTTCACCCTTACCTGACGACCATCCACAACCGTGAAGTATCTACCTCCATCACGACAAACGTATGCATCCGAGGATCCCCAATCCTCAATCACATCTTTACCAGATCGCCCCTCATACTTATAGAAACGATTCACCTCACGAATCAAATCCCCTTTCGCGACATCCGAACTAGGAGCATACGTCACCATACCCGGTCCAAATTCATTGAATAGGACTTCTGCGTAACGCAACCTACCCTTCTCGTCGCGGAAGAAAAAAGAGACACAAGGGAGGTGGTCATCCTCCCACACACAAGCAAGATGAATATCCGTCATATCAGTCACAGGCTCAAAAGTCGAGCCTATCTCAAGGTAACCATTGTTTACTAAAGCGCCTAACGTCTCCCAACCGACTCCAAACCGCTTCTTAATTATTTCACGAACACTAGTTACCCTTGAACCCCCACACCCCATCGTCAACCTTCTCAGACAGAGCCTACGTGACTCCACAAAATCCTAACCCATCGTTCGTGACAGTACTGACTAATTGGTACCCAGTATATTTCACAACCCAATCCACAATAGCTTTGTACCAGGTTTGAATGGAACGCTGCCTTCTACAACGTTCGACTCTTTATCCATCCCTCTGCAGTAATAACGAAACGTCGTAAATAATCCTCTTTCAACAAGTACAGACGCCCTTTGCTCGTCTCCTTTATCGCGTGAAGCACATCCGTCAGTACCTTCCTACAACACTCGCCGTAATACGAAGCGGTTGAGACACCACCATGTTGTAGGACAACATGAGCAAAATCATAGTTTGAAACATGTTGATAACTTACAACCGCCTTAACTTTATTGTAATGGCCACAGATTACTAAATCTCCTTGTACTCCTCTTGTAACCTCATCTAGATTAAATGTAGCCCGTAAAACAACTCTCCGCATCCATTGTCTCTTACGTACCCTAAACGACGCTCTCACTGGACTCCTCTTTTATAATATCAGTAAGGCCCAATACGTCCATAAACCTTTTAATGTCCTCGCCAGTGCCCTCTACTGTGAGTGGCGCGTCATCCGCAATATACAGCATGTCACCATAGATAGCTAATGTACCTGTTTCAACTACTTCAACGCCAAAATTACGTCTAATCTCGTCTACCCATATCTGCAACACCAAATCCAAGTCCTTTATAGGAATTGCTTTGTGAACATCAATCACTACTCTCTTCCTCATCCTCATCCCCCTTTTCACCTACGTCTACCCTGATACCTCGCTCCTTGACCATCTTCCTAACAGTATCGATAAAATGACGCAAGCAATCTTCCTTCAACCTCCACAACCGCCCCTCACTCGTTAGCACAGCACGAAAGATATCAACCAACACTTTTTCAAAACATTTACCGTGAATCATACTAGCCGTAACGCCATCATGTCGTAACGCGACGCAAGCGAAATTAAGTCCCGAATGGTATTGATAACTTGTAGTTACCTCAACGTCGTTATAGTGACCACGAATCACCAAATCTCCAGTCACCCCCCTTGTAACCTCATCCAACCTAAACGTAGAACGGAAAGCAACCTTCTGCATCCATTGTCTCTTATGCAACTTATTCGTCAGCTTCAATCCTCCTCATCATCTCATCTATACAATCATTCCATCCGTCTTTAAACGCACATGTAGTAGCAAAGTCTGGGTTCGTCACATCGTCTCTATCATACACCTCCCTATGAGGAATGATTGACAACACAAGGTTCGCTATCTTGATCGCGACTTCCTCAAGGTCGCCTGTACTCGATTCTAAAATCTTTAAAATCTCCTCCTTCAACACAACACACTCCTAGTCGTAAGTTCCCGCGTACGTTACTACGACAAACTCCACACTCTCCTTAGTTAAGGAGAAATCGTGGGTCTTCTTATGGAACTTCACAGTCGCAGGCAAGTAACCACTCGGAGTAGGTACTTTCACCTCTTTATCCTGAAGCTCAGGCTTCAGGTTACTCAACAACTTTGCAAGCTCTTTTACTGTCATTCTCCCCTCCTACAAAGGGTTTACATACGTATCAGCAGGAACCCGCGCTTATCGCTAAGATATGGCGCAATGAGCATATGATAATCATATAGTCTATTCCCAATGTGAGTGGAGCCAAACCACGTGTGTTCTTTCGTCATCCTTAATGAACGTCAGCAAAATCTCTGTGTCATTTGGGTCAATCCAGCCACTAGGCTGCACCAAATCCATCTCTACCATGTGTCTATATTTAACTATTATAAAACCCAAGTCCATACCAGAAACGAGTGTAGATCGCCTTCGTACTAACTTGTTCAATTTAGGAGTAGGTATATCTCCCAGATCTTCAACTACAACTCTTGGCTGCCCGTTTATAAGTAGTAAGACATTCTGAGGAACTTCTACTTCTACTATATCTCTACCAGGACCCACACCGAACTTCCTAAACCCTATTCTCATCTTCACCTCCTATTGAATAAGCCCCAACCGTAACATGAAGTTTAACATCTTAAGGTTACAGAAGAACTGAACACCATCCCAACGCCTTATTAAGTACTTACCAGCACCTGGGTGGTAAGCAACTATCTTATACATACTTTCCTCCTTAACGCTCCATCACCAAAATTCGTGGATCATTTTGAACCACCAAGTACCTATATATATTAATTATATTATAGGGGTACTTGATGGTTCAAAATTTTTGTGGAGTGGAGCGCCAGGTTCTAGCACCAAAATTCTTAACTCCTCCTACTCTTCAGCACTGAAATTCTTGACAAAACTCTATAGAAATCACTTATACTGTCAAACCTTTTCATCTCACTCCTCAGGAGTCCAGCACTGGTCTTTTCTCGGCCTCGCACGCGCCAGATAAACGCGCCATCACCAAATTTTTGGGACTCATATTCACTCTAACCTCCCTATAACTCATCATTATCAAAATAAGCCCTCTTTGGCACTATTTATATAACGCATAGCTTGGAGTAGTCACTAAAATTTTTAACTCCCCTTGAATGACTAAGCGCTACTTCTCAAATATGTGTCCTAGATTGAGATATAAGAGCTTTCTCTCCCCTTGTGTTAAACCCAACACCTCTGATAACCAACCCATTAACAAAAACCGTGAAGGAAATGTGGGAGTAGACCTGAGATCCAAATGACCATACTTAAAACCCACTCGCTTCCAGTGTGGGTAAAGTTCCATAAACCGCTCCCAATACTTTTCATGATCTGGCCTGATCTGGATCCAACACCACGCCCTGATCGTCGATTCAACTATTTCCACTGATTCAACCTGCACATCCGGCACCGCACGTGACAGTATAGAAGTTAACACTTGCATCAAACCAGACTTCCAAGAAGGTTCACTTTTTAAACATCTTAATTTTAACTCGTAACCCTTTATCATCTACTTCAACTTCTTCAATTCTGCCAACCGGCCGACCTTTTTGTGACACTGTCATCCCTTTCAAACTCACCTTTAAATCTTCAAGGACTTCCTTTGCAACGATATAGTTTCCATGTCTTCTTGTTATTACATAGCCTTCTATGGTCAAATGTTCCTTATCATCCTTCATCTTACCTCCTTTATCTAACAGTTTTATGTGATCTATACCAATTTACGAACCACTTCAGTTGGCTTACACCAACTTTAAGTAACCATAGCTTTCCCTCGGGCGACATTAGTGCGGTAGAGATGTCAGTTATTATCTTATCATAAAGCCTCCCTGTGTCTACATACGACACTACGTGTCCCTTCTTGAGCTTAACAAACGCACGTACCGAATTCACCTCAACTACGACATCCCTATAATGTCCACGGATAGTTACATTTGGATCATTGGGGGCTTTACTAGGAATGATTTTATCTAAACAAAACGTCCCTCGTAGAGCAGTATGACGCATTTGTCTCCGCACTTTAGTCGCGTCAGCTAGATCCCTCTCTCGCTGCTCGTACAACTTCATGAACCTGTCTGCAAATTCACGCCCGGCTTGCGTCGGGCGTATTTCAATGTATCCCCTCTTTATTAGAAATGCTAAGGCACCACTTATAGATGGAGGCATCCCAAATCGGTCAACGTTCCTCCGTACGAACTCAGGGCGCATACACTTCAATACTGTGGGAGAAACCCATGTTCCATCTTCTACACGCAGGTATACATTCTTCAATTTTTCTTTCATGATTCCTCTCCATAATGTGTTTTACGTACCTCCAAGGTTACAGGATGTCCGTAACCACCAAACCTAATATTGTAAATGTATTTCACTCCCATGTTAATCCCTATAGGACTTATATAGACATCACCCACAAACGACTTCTTCTTGAGTTCACAAATTAGCTGAGCCGCAAGATCACCCATTCCATTCGCTATCTTTAAGCGATCTCTCAGCTCAGGATTTGGGTTACCACGTATAACCGTCCTATCCTTTAAGAAACGCCTTAAGAACACACCCAAACCCTCTGGGTGACCTCCGTAGTACTTAAATATAGCTATTAACGGACGCCCCTCCTCATTAAACACAGTTATCACTGCTTCATTCACTCCGTACTACCTCCTATGACATCAGTCAAATTAACGTTCATACCATGGACTAGGATAATGAGCACAGAACTCCTCCCACTTTTGGATAACGTGGCCTCCATAACATTCGTTGAAAAGGCACACACACCACTGTAACTCAGCTTGCTGTACTACATCAAGTGGGAGAAGAATACGTGTTCCTTGAATTCCAAACGAAGGAGGATTTGAGGCGAGCCTGGGATTCTTACGACAATCCCAGTATGCGCGTTGTACTTCAAAATTAACACGTTTCAAATATGGCGTGGCCTGGCGCCATGTCTTTAGATACTCAGTCCACAGGCTATTAAGCTTTAGTAAACGACGTTGAGGTGCAGTTATACCACACAACAAGTCCTTTAACTTAACGAGAGTTACAGACCGTATGTCGCGTCTTTCTAGACATACCGGTGTACCTAGGACTGCTAACCGAGGGAAGTTCACTTTAACCTTATTAGACTCAGCAAAAAACACCTCAACTAACACATCATCAGGCAATCGTGTTTTAAACTGAACCGAAGGTGCGACAAATAATATTGTTTCTAAAACGACAGCAGGATGAATCTGTGATAAAAGACTCTCTTCTGCCTTCCTAAGTTCAGTGCATGAATAGTCGATCATCTTTAGACCCTCGGCAACCACGTAAGCGAATTATTTCATCCAACCCCCTTCCTGTTTTTACTCTTTGTCACGTGATTGTTAAGGAACCGCTCTATATGTTTCGCGCTAACTCTAACCACCCATAGCCTACCTGCGGGTGACTTAAGAACATTGGTGATATCTGTTATTATTTTGTTGTAAAGACTGCCTCTTTGTACGTACGTTGTTCTCACACCGTTCCTTCGAAGCTTGATACACTTATACTTTGTGGACGCTTCTACTATAACGTCCCCGTAGTGACCTTTTACATCAACATGAATTCCATGTGGAGTAATTCCATCCAAACTGAATGATCCTGTTCGCACGATTTGACGTACCTGCCTTCGCCCCTCAGCTTCCCTCTCCCACCTCTCATGTGATACTTTATACGATTCAAGAAAGGCTTTCACTAATTCACACCCAGTCTGTGTCGGGCGTATTTCAGCAAGGCCCTCCTTTAGTAAGTAGGACAAGGTGTGGTTTATTGCCCATGGCATTTCCAACTGTTTATCATCAATTTGCTTTTGTACATAACTAGTGTACATGCACTTCAAGGTAGAAGCGGAGACCCACATTTTGCCCGGTCCACGATATAGAAAAGGCCCTACCTCACTCAACTTTTTTAGCAGGCGAATTCCTTTTGACATATTAGATCAGACTCTCCACACTCAATGTTTACTCTTTGTCACCCTCTACTGTAAGTTTAACTCGCACTTCTCTGGGCAGTTCAGCATTCCTTTTTACGTATACTACACCTGTTACCTCTTCAGACTCAATGTTAAACCTGTGGTACCTTTTTGTATCCCTCTCATATACCGCTTTTACTTCTACAAAGTCTTTTCTACCCATCTTCTTGTTCACCTCCTATTTTTTCCTTCTTTGTTGTTATAGTTACTTTAAACGCACAACCACACCTTTCGCATTTGTAGGTATGAATCTCAACCTGTTCATAACCCTGACCATCATCTATTACCTCAGGTGAGAACTCGTCCTCTCTTGCCCTCGCCCCACATTCAGGACAATGTTCCATTTTCTCACCCCCTATCGACTTTCTCTTTCTCCTCTTTATAGCACTCATAACACCACGCGTAGATGACGCCCTCTTTTCCTGCAAGTCCTTACTCCCACAATCGCTGTATATCTCGGGCATCACCTATAGTAACTATACCAGGAGCTTCCTCTGACATCGTGCTTCACCTTTCATTTCTTTAGTGCGTGTTGGTTGCATATATGTCGGATCAAGGTCACATTACCAAATGGTGTTACTGCCTCACATACCAAACACCCACATGGAGCTACCCTTAAACGTGCAGGGAACTCAACTACATACTCAGCATCCTTAAAGATAGCTCTCAGCTCCTCACTATGCTTTACATCATCTCTGTCCCAAACAGTAAACGTTGGCATTTCCTCTTACCTCCTAACATTTTAAAATTAAATTTTTTTAAATTAAAAAATTAGCCCACACGCACTTCATGCGCTCCTACCCATACTTCTCCTCATAGTATTCATATAAATCTTGCATAGCACTACAAATCCCTTCTGGTAAGTAATCATCCGAAAATTCATCCCTCTCAATAACCTCGTCATACAGTTTTGTTAAACTATCCCTGTCCTTTACCCATTCATCTCTTAGTCTCTTAACTAACCTCATCATATGTGGATCTTTTACAGACTCCTTCTTCAGTTCTTCATATATTGCGTCGATTTCATCATACCTAGCTAGCGTATAAAAGCGGCTATCCTTGTCTAGGTTACATATGAAGCTTTCTAACCTTTCCCAACCTTTACCCATCAACCACCTCCTACATCTGGAAATAACGGGATGGAGTTATTTCAATTTTCTTCCTTAACTTGAACAACTCGCTTATTTTTAGGGACCGCCGCCCTTTAACGTATCCTTCGGTCTGAGGTAACGTTCTAAACACCCAACCCCAGTTCTTACCAGCCACAACCTTCCTTTGGGCGACCTAAGAGTATTGTTGATATCGTTTATCAACTTATTGTAGAGCGTCCCTGATCCTACAAACGTCATTATATCTCCCTTCTGCAACTTCACATAACGTCCGTATTCAAACGCCGTAACCATTACACCTTCGTCGTAGTGACCAAGAATGGTAGCGTTATACTTACGTTTAGCAATCTCATCCAACTTGAACTTACCTTTCAGCACAATCGATCGTATACGCCTCCGTTCCTTAGCTATCTCACGTTTCCTCATTTCTTCTAGTTCATATGCTCCTAGCGCACGACTCGCAAATTCATACCCCGCGTGTGTCGGTTTGAGTTGAACGTAACCGTTCTTTATTAAATATATCAGTGCTGCTCCAATAGACTCCGGCATTTTTCTTCTCCCGTTCACGCTTCCAAACAGAAAGTCATGATCCATGCACTTCAAGTGTAGTGTGGAGACCTTGTTTGACCCCACACGCACAATCTTGTTATTCTTCAACTTTCGAATTTCCTTAAGGAGTTCTTTCATTCCTGCCCCCTGTATTTTAAACCTAAAAGCATAGCTCCACTGAGTTCACGTGTCAGCTTCATCCAAAATTTGGTACAACCTATAAATGAAATTCCTGATCACCTCATCCTCTTTAGTTTCCAACGTGTCCATTAGATCCTTCATGTAGAACCGACAGACCAAATCCACTCTCCCCTCCCGAAAGCTCTCCTTTCTGACTTTATACCTAGCTGAATTCAGATCAGTGGAGAACCGCAATACTTCTTCTACTACTTTGTTTTTTATCTGAGCGTTCACTTACTACCCCCATTAGTTCGTGTCTCAACGTAGCTTTCATAAGGAGGCGTAGCTGGGGCTTCTCTAACCCTAAAGCCAGCCTCTTCAAAAACCTTATACAACTCCTGCCGGTTCAGTATCACATCGTCCAAATCCGTGTCAGCAAACAAATGGATTTGGACGTCACCTTTCTCAAGTATGAAGTATTTCTCACTCATCTTTACCCCTCTTTTTATGTATTCCATCTTTGCACGACCCTTCTTCCTTTTGGTCCACAACCACTACTGAACAACACACGGGCACGTCCACGCTGTCCACGGCTGATGTTCATCTACCTCAACCACACCACCTTCTTGACAGATGACGCAGTCAGGATTATCGCACTCAATCCTAATCACTTTTTTATCTCCTTCCTCCATCTTTCCTTACATCATTGACTCAGAATGAACTTCATATATGTAAACGCCCACGCGTTGATTTCCTTTTCATCGATAATTCATGCCCATTCTCATCTAACAGGCTGATCACATCACCTAAATGAAACTTCACCTCATCCCCCCGCTTTACGCCTAACGTGATGGGATCTAAAGGTTCATTATCTAGATACCCATACCCATAAGTGCCGTCTACCTTTGTCACACGAACCCACATCCTTTCCCCATTGTCACCTTTTTCATCCGTGAAAATCAGCTTCACCCAGTATCCCGGCTTCACTTTCAACAACTCCTCCCTCGTAGGGAGGTCGAACGTCTGTAAAATCGGGGGTCGCCGGATGAAGTACTTCTTTGCGGTCGACATAATTACACCTCCTAAGGGATCTGGTATTCAATTTTTGCTCCACAAACACGGCAGTATTTCCCACCTTCGTCGACTAAGACCTTACACTTAGGGCAGTACGTGTAAAGGTCGCCATATATACGATACTTCACCCAAGTAGTATCTTCATACCCAACTGCTAGAAACACAGCACAACTACCAGTGCGGTTATCTCTTACGTTAAAAGCCTTAACTATCACATCCAGCCCTGGTACCTGTAACTCACCTTCTGCTGGTGTTACCGCCGCGTCGACGTTATATGCAGACTTCAGCCCTCTAGTTATTTCGTCAGAGAGGGCATTCTTTCTGACCCTAAGCTTAAGCAAATACTTCATTGCTGTCTCCTTTACGCACCCTTGCTTTCTTAGCTGTGTGTCGCTTTTTGACTGTGCGTTACTTTAGCCCTTACTTTTGACTATGCGTTACTAAGGGCCCGGGCGTTTCTGACCCCACCCCCGGGGCAAAAACCAGGGGGGCCTGGCGCTTGTGTTCAGCCACGTGACACCTCATCAGGTTTGACCCGCGTGATTTGCTTGAAGACCCCTGTCCACGGTTTATCTCCTGCCTGCGAATAGCGTGCAGGCATCAGGCTCAGAGTCAGGTTCTTGACAAGCAGTTCCGCTTCCTTCTTCGGCCCTTCAAGTGAGAGACCAAGGTTGAGACATCCCGGTCCTTCTACCAACTTGAGGCCTTTTACTTTGATGTCCTTGAAGGCTTTCTGGTTTTGAATCGTCTCAGCAATCTCATGCCAGTGTGGCCTCAAGTCCTTCAACGTCGCGATCACATAAACATGTTGCTCTTCGCCCATTTGTTCCTCCTTTGGCAGACAGGGCAGTCTAAACAGACTGCCCTGGACAGAAGGCTACTCTTGTGCATCGTAGTAAGCCTTCTGCATCTCTGCCTTCAAGGTTGACATCTTCACCTTCTCTTGCACTCTCTTCCACAACTCAGGCTTCTCCGCTTTGAACATGAGTATGCAGACCTTTCTGAACCCAGTGGGCCCCAGTTTCTTGAAGACCTCAGGACCTTTGTCCTTGATGATACGAGCTGCCAGATCTCTCATATAAGTCGTGTGGCCCAACTGAGACTGTCCGTTCTTTTTCTCAAGCGCTGCGTCCACAAGAGACTTCAAATCCACAGTTTCCTTCTCAGATTCTTTTACGTTCACAATAGGTTTCTTTGCCTCCGCCATCTTCTTCACCTCCTTTCACAGCCTTGATTTGGACTGAAAGTCCAAGCTGTTCCAAACGTTTTAAAAAATAAAATTTTATATAAAAATAAAATTATGCCTGACTACAGGTAGTAAGAACCCCAACCGTCCAAGTACTTGTTAATCCAATAAGCTAACTCCTTATCCAGTTCTTCTACACACTCTGACATCTTATCATGCCCAAGCTCTTCCAACTTTTTACACAATAACTTCTCTAATGCCTGATATACCTCTTCCATCTCTTCTTCCTTTATATGCACTCTTCTTCACCTCCTCTTAGTTTGACTAGATTATCCGGTCGATCTCTTCCTCAGCGATATACAGTTCATTACCTACTATGTCCACTTCTGCTTCTACATCATAAATCACATTATAGGCCCCTTTGTTGACGCTTAACACTACATTAACTATCTTGGATCCCTCTGGTTCGTAAGTGGTCACTTGTCGATCGTCAATCACATACTTGCCTTTGAGATCCTTAAACTCATGCAACTCCAACCACCTGATGTTTCCAGTTTCACCCAGATCATCAACTGTCTTTATCTCCCTTAGTTTGTACCCATCTGTCACAAACGACACCTCCTAACGTTTTAAAAAATAAAAATTTATATAAAATAAAATTAAACCTTCACAAACAAACCAGCTCTGCTTTTCCTTTCATTATCCTGCCTGGCCTCGCCAAAGCGAGACCTAGGGCAGGGTTTTGCCAAAGTAGAATTCCGGTGCTTAACTGCTTCTACTCGAAAGTTGCTCAGCTAAGTGGACACCCCCGAGCTCAACCCCTTGATTTCAGTGATGGTGTGTTTTCACATCAACCAGAAATTTCGTGCCAACCACTTACTCATCTTGTCGCTGGAACAACACTTTATTAACCACTTCCACTTCAATCCTCGTATATCTGGCCTCGGTAATCTGATACGCTTTCTTCCGTGGGTCTAACTTACCCCGCGACTGCTCTTTGTCCTCTTTCGGTTTCGGTTCATAAGTGATCCGATGCCTCAACCAACTATACACCTGTCGGTACAGTTTCACTCGAGGAGTTTCCGTTAGCTCTTTCAGCTCAGCGTAGTCACAAATCACTCTAGTCCAAACACAGACTGGTTTCCCTTTCAACTTCTCTAGTAACCCAGGCTCCGCTCTCACTTCCTGCATGAACTGGTTGATGATGTCCCTGTAGTCCACTTTCTCTCTCACCTCCTTTCCAGCCCCTGATTAGGAACCAAATGGTTCCTGGGCTGAATGGCATCCTACCAACTTCCATACCTAATGAGTCCCCGATTATACAACGACACTATTCTTTCTTTCAGTATTGGACGTATCTTTTCCCACTGTTCATCTGGCACCTCAGAATAATCCCAACACCAGCAACCGAAAACACGACTTTTCGCTTCCTTGAGAGGTAGACCTGTACCTTTGATGACGTCCGCAATTAAGTCTCCTGGTCTAGGATGACCTGGTGGGCAGTCCAGCTCTATCGTTTTCGGCATCTCCTCTCACCTCCTTTCTGGGCCCAAATTGGAACCTCTTGGGTCCTAGGCCCATTGTATATAGTTCCTTATAGGAACTATAACGTTGCTCAATCCCCTTTAAGCGGGTCTCTTTATTAGTTTGATCATATAGGTATAACCTCTTTCCCATTTGTTAACCGGTTCCTCCTTTACTAATGTCCATCCTCTACACTCTAGCAAATCGAAGAACTCTCTCCATACTCCAACTCCACTTCTTTCATCTCCATAACAATGAACCTGTAAAACCGCGCCAACCTTACATACTCTATCTACCTCGCGCGCCAACTCCGCACGTGCGATTTTGTCTAACACTATCAATAGTTGCCCTATGTAAACCTCATCAGTAGAGTCATCCTCAACCGGAATCCGATCAGGACACCTCCACTCCACGACTCCGTCATACTTCTCGCAGTCCAAATGAATCCAGTCTGGAGTGTCCTCTACCCAATATCCTTTTGGTCCCGAACCTAGATCGAGCTTCATTCCCTCACCTCCTTTCCAGCCTTAGATTAGGACCTTTGGTCCTAGGCTGTTAAGTCCATTCTAATATGTGTTGTACTCAAATCCGAATCCAAATGTAACTGAAACGTCACTCTCTTTATCTGTCCTGGCTTAACACGTTTGACATACAACCCATAACCAGTACGTACTTCAACATCATTATACTTACTAAGTACTGTAGCTAACGGTTTATCACTCCAGTCAATCTTTTGCTCCTCAGGCGGAAGTTGTTCTAGTATTTCACTACCATCGTCGCAATCGAAGTAGACTTCTGTAGGCTCAACCTCAAACTCTACTACCCAAGAAGGTTCATTTAGTAGTGGGAACTCAATTGCTGAAACGAGTACAGCATCATGTCCGTTAGCAGTATCAGAACTAGGCGATACCCCATCTTTCAGGATCTGTTGTAGGCTCATCATAGAACATGGTACAGTTGTGAACAACCTCACATTACTCACCTCCTCTCTGACCTCTTTAAGAACGTGACCGCTATTACCCTACGATCTCTGAAGAACCAAACCATGAAGTAATGCACGTTCTTAACGCCTACAACTACCGGACCGATTTCTTGGTATTTCTCTAACATCTTTTCACCTCCTTTCAAATCGGCATTACTCCAACCTTTATGATCCTTTTAGGCCGGAGCAGGACCGCTCTTACCTTCACAAAATTATTGTTATCCAACCAGTACCTCTCTTCGAAGCTCTTCACTACGTGCCCATGAACTTCATAGAGGTCCACATCCTCACCATACCATTGCTCTTGTACCACTCTTGCTTCTTCTAATGTACTGGTACAGAGCAAGGTACCGTTATAGGCTCGTAGTGGCGAGCCCGATTCTTGCACCCTAAACGGCATACTTCCTCCTTCACTTCTCCTTTACTCGTCTCCATGATTCAATCGGGTCCTTTACTACCAACCTGGCCCTCCCTGGGCACTGCTCGAAGAACTTTACTGCTTCTTCCAACCCGTCTTCAGCACCGTCTGTGAAATCTTTCACTTTCTGGACCCCGTCTTTAATGTAGAAAACCGACGCGACCACTTCCTCAATCCGGATTGGAGCGCATTCGGGGCATATCTCCGCCCAATCCGGAACCGGTTTTCCACATTTCTTACACTTCTTCATCTCCTCGCCCCCTTTCGTGGCTCAGATTCTTTTACCGGAGCCACAACGGTTTATTCATTTCCATACAATAGACTCTCTATTACCTCTAGTGTTCCAACGTCCACTTCAGAATCAGGTTTATCTTTCCAGTCGCATGTGAATTCACCCCATCTCTGATACATGTCTCCGATCTTGGTTCCAGGTAACACTCTCGCTTCTTCTTTCTTCCGCGGCCGCCCTCTTCTTTTTCCTTTAAGAGCCTCCATGATCAGCTTTCCTAACGGGTCTTTCATATCGATATTCAACTTCTCCTCTTCGGGTGCTTTTTCCGGCTTCATATTCAGTACTTCCAACGCGCCCCAGATACCGAAGTTCTGTATGAACTGCAGTCTCATCATCCGCTTCGTCCTTCCTCTGAACCGGATCTTCTGAACAGGACCTAGTGGCCACCTCGACTTGGAAGCCTTCGTTTCTAAGGCCTCCTCAATCAGGTCAGCAAGGTCAGGTTCCATTGTAGGTGTAGGTTCCGGCTCGACGATTACTTTGAATTCTCTGCCGTCTTTCTTTCGAATTAAGTATTCCTGGCGCTCCATCCTTCTTTCACCTCCTTTCTGGCCCTAGATTAGACCTCAATAGTCCTGGGCCAGTTTCAGTCCTCTTTAGACTTTAACCAATCCAGTCTCAGTTCATAGACTGTAGTATCATTCTCCACTAGACAAGAACCTCCGTGAATGAACACGATTTCTCCTTCCACCCCATTATAGTGGTCATCAGGGTGGCCTACAACAATAACCCTATCACCTACTTTAAAGCCTTCATTCATCTTCCTCCATCTCCTCCTCTTCTTCTATACCAGTCTCGATCCCGAACATTGACACAACCCAATCACGTGCTTCCAAGGACGCGCAGTCGAGATCACTAAGGCTCTTGACGCAAACTTTTGATGACTCAGTGGTTCTCTGATAGATCAGGTTGTCGATTACGAAACCCTTCTTACCGAAGAAGAGCCGCGCGCTGATTCGCTCCCCTCGTGTGGTCTCGACACCTATATCTACGGCGTGAGTACCCTCGAAGGGGCCATCACCCGCTTCTATGAACCTTAACATCATCTTCCTCCACCTCCTTTCTGGCCCTAGATTGGCCTGGATGGGCCTGGGCCAGTCGCAATCCCCTTTAACGGGTCATTCTTTGTTGGGCCCCTTTACCTTTCCCCACCGGGGCCCGGGGTGGGGTTATTTGGCTCTAGTGTCTATCCAGATCTTGTTGACCTTGTCGTACTGGAAGCCGTGGGAGTTCTTGTAGGCGTTTAACTGGCAGGCAAACTCATGAGAGTTGCCTACCTTCCCCACTAGGTCAGGGTGGACCGCTGCGAAGATCATCTTAAACCCCACGGGGCGGAGTTGTCGGATGACCTCTCTGCCGTGCTCGCGCTCGATCTTAGCCAACAAGGCCCGCATGGCCGAAATGTGGCCTCCGCCTTGGCCTTGTTGCTGGTCGAGGGCCTGACTGATGAGTTCTTTCAGGTTTGACATCTTCTTCACCTCCTTCCTGCCCTGATTGGCCTAGACTGAGATCCAGGCCTGGGCTAGTCTGTCTCTTATCTGACTTCTTACTTTTATATTTATTTTTATTTAATTTAATTTAATTTAATTTTAATATATTTTCGCTTAGTACGCGTTAACCGAGCTGTTGGAAAAAGTCACGCTAAGGAACCAATACGCGTTAACCGATACGCGCTAAGAGAGCTGTTAGTCACGTTCGTGCATGAGCCTGTTACGCTCCATCAGCTAAGTCACGCCCAATAGTACGCTTATAAATAACAAATTGGTACGCTTAGAAACTACCAGTCACACAATTCCGTAACCAGGCAAAAAGCACGTTCACAATAAAATCAAGGGTTTGAGGTCGAATGGCGTCTATAAGGTTGGCCAACTTTTGAGTAGAAGCGGTTAAGCACGTAAAAATTCTATAAGGAGTAAGACTTGACATTGGGTATGAGTAAATGGAAAAGTGTGGTATGGTTGTAAAGGTAAAGAACGAAGATAGGTTCTTTGATTCTCTAGCTAAATACCTGTTCTTCAAGGAGTTAAAAAGGGCATATGAGATCAAGGTTGATGAAAAAGGACGTCCTATTACATTTATTACTAAAAGAGTCAAAGGTAGGCTTAGACACATTCCAATCCCGTTAGAAAGGTTAAGAGAGGAAAAGCTAAGTGATGCTGGTAAAAGATTGATTGAGATGAATACTATGAGATTGGTAGGACAAAGTGCTAAGATAAACGAGGGTGGGAAAAGCTTTCTCAGGATTGGAATGAAAGATTTAATAGGTGCGTTGAGTTATGAAGGAAAGATAGGGGCTAGGTTGAGTGAGGTCTGTAAAGCACCGGAAGCGATGGCGTGTGCTGCTAATATGATAGGACTGGATTCGTATGATGTGCGTAAGGTGGAATTAAAGAAGGGAGGTAATATAGATTTAGATGCCAAGATATGGAAAGGTGACGTTTCATTAGGTTTTGTAGGAAGTATTGAGAAGGAAAAAGATAAGTTGGTGATGTATCCTAGGAGGTTGGAGAAGGTTAGGGGTGGTGATGTGGATTGGGCTAAAAGAGTAGCACGGGTGTTTAAGAGGAGTGGAGTAGATGAGGTTAAGGTAGCTGCTAGGGGAAAGGCGGATCATGTGTTATTTAGCATGCTGGGGGCGGAGTTTGAGAATCCAAGAGAGGCGAAGTTATTCACTGCGCTGGCTGTTAGTAAGTTAAAGGGAATGAAATTAGCCCGTGAGTGGCAAGTAAAGAAAATCATGATAACGCTATCGAAAGAACAAACGCAAAGTTTACCCAGGATTTTGGAAATATTTAGAGATACAATGTTCCCTAGAAGGCCGGGGTTCCCCACTACTGGAGAGGCGCCAGGTACTTATAAAGACTTCAAAAGGCTATTAGAGTTAATATTCGGCAAGGGAGTCAGTAAGTACAGAATCCCTATGAAGGGAAATAGGCTATTAGACCTTTTAGTGAGGAGTTAAGGTGTTAGAATTCATCCCGCTTAGAAACAAACAAGGTAAACTATTCTGGGTGCATGTGTCGGAATTCCAACCATGGAGAATCAAAGATCCCAAGACATTACGCCACATTTTGGATTTGTATTTCAGTTCCATCGCAGTGGATAAGCTAGGAAGGTCTATGCTTACCAGTGATGGTTATGCTTTTTTAAAAGAAACCCTGCCTAGTTATCTTTGGAACGAAATAAAGCGTAAGAGGTACAAAAACACTATTGAGATCTTTAGAGAAGCATCTCACTATCCAAAGGCTATAAATCAGGTCGCTAATGCAATGGGCGATGTTTCCTACTTATCTGACTTCGCGATTAGGAAGGACTACATATTTGCCGAAGGTGGGATGCGTAGGTTATATAAAGCAGGGATTAGAATCCCATTTGAACCTTTATCCCCAAAGTGGATGGTGAGTTCACAGGTCTCAAGAGTGCCAGTAGTCTTTGGACCTAGGATAGTTAGCAAAGATATATCAGGACAGCATCTACAAAAGATATATCACAATTTACTGGTTGAGAGTGGGCAGAAGGCTTTTATTGTCAGACCAGGTCCGAGTAGTTTTATCACATACGCAAAACTGGGTGCGAATTATCCAACTAAGAGCGGTAGGAAGTCGCTTGTAAAAGAGATGCAGAGATTAATCCCCTACATACGTAAGTCTGGGCAAGAAAGGGAAACTGATATGCTCATGCGTGTTTTAGAAAGATGGAGTGAAGGGGTGGATAATCTACAAAAGCTATATAGGGACACTTTGGAGTTGGTCAAAAAGAAGGAAATACCAGTTAGTTTGTTCCAGAGGTTTTGGTACCGAATGAGCGCCTTTGACCGTGAACTAAAGTTAGAGATAACCCCCGCTGTAAAACGTATGTTAAAAGAGGGTACTGTTTCATTCAGTGTAAAACGTTGGTTACGCGCGCCATCTAGTACGCGGTTTCAATAGCTTTCTAGGAATCCTCTTACGATATTTTATACAAATTTCAATAGTGTTCTTGATTTCTTCTTCAAGAGTAATTGAAGGCTTGTAACCAAGGCTGTCTAAGATTCCTTTCTCTACTTTGTATAAGTCGATGTCTTCTCTTTCAACTCTTGGATTGGGATAGTACTTCATCTTTGTGAAAATACCGAATTCCTCCATTGAGATTCTTTTAACAGTTCTAGCCAAGTCTTCCAGCCTATAGACTTCCATTAACTGATTAACTAGCCTATACTCTCCACGTTTGGGTGGGTTCTCTAATAACAAACGAAGGCACTGAATGGAGTCTCTTAAGGGCAGGAAGCCTCTCTTTTGATTCCCCGAACCATAGACGGTTAATGAGACATCTTTAGTCGCAGCTTCGGCGCAGAGTCGATTGAGGTAAGTTCCGTGCAGTTCGTCTGCACTAAAACGGGTGAACAAAAGTTCGTCTTTACCATTTATTTCCTCAGTTAATATGCCAAAGACAACACCTTGCATCACGTCAGTCACTGTTAATCCCCAGCAGTTGCACGCTAACTCCAGATAAAGAGAGCCTAAGATTTTTGTATCGTGGTAGAAAGAGATTCCTCTACGGGGGTATGGTAGGACTTCCTTAAACGGTCCGTAGCTGATTTCCAATCCTTTTTCTGAAATAGGGATGTTAGACGCCGCGTACTCTCCCAAAGTTCCGATTACTATTACATGTACATCCATTTTTAATTCCCGTAGAGCCCAAACAAGGTTTAAAGGTCCAATAGTGTTGGTGAACGTGGTTTCAAAGCAGCTATCACGGTCCTTCATTGAGTATGGTGCACTAGGTTGATGTGCTAAGTATACAATAGCGTCTGGATCGACTCTACGGAGTACGTCTAAGAAGTGAGGCCAATCAGTTACGTCACAAACTTCGAAGCCAATTGATAAGGCGTGAACCCTGTCTTCTACTGACGCAATTGGGGTTATAGACGTCGCAACCTTCCTTTTGAAGAGGTTGTCAATACCATAGACCTCGAACCCGTGTGCTACTAAATTTTGCGCTAATGCAAATCCTATAAAACCATCTATACCTGCGATTAGAACCTTACCACGCATTTTCCTATACCTCCTAGCGGGATCCCGCGCATATTGCTAAAATATGGCGCAATAACCATATGATATGAAGCATGTTATAGCTCAATCACGGCGTATCCACCCCTCCCCATGCCCTCAAAGTAGAGTCGAATCGCTTCCCTTGTGAACCACCAGGCCATTACGCAGTCATCATAGGTGCTATAGGGATAACTTAGCACTTCACGTTTCCATGCGCAAAAAGAACACTCACAACCAGGGTCATGGCTCCAATAGGGGATGTGCCACATATTATTATCTAATTCAACTCTTAAAGACGGGATGCCAACATTGACGTAGTGCTTTTGCGTACCTGTGTAATAAGACTTTATGGGGAGCTTCCTTAGTTCACCCACCCAATCAAATAGCATTTGCTGGGTAGCGTTGGATTCAACTAGGATCACTTCTGGTTTATACTTCTCGTACTCCCTGATCAGTAATCTCGCGACTTCAGGTGCGGCTGCTTTGACTCTTATTATGTTAATCGGCCACCGCATACGTGTTTCTGCGTGGACACCCGTCGTGAATAAAACTGAGTAGTCCTTACCATGACCACCAGAGATGTCAACTCCCATGTATTTTCTGACATATGGTTCCGTAAGGCTTGTATACTCGGGTGGGTTGGAACCGGGAGTGAGAGGCCAATCATGTCTCTGTTTGAAGCACTCTCTAGAGAATAACACAGTCTCCACCCGAATGGGCTGCATCCGGAAACCTTTTTCAAACGCCAGTGGATCATCCTTCCACTTGTCGTACAGCTTCTCCCGTGGCCATACTTGAGGCCATAAAGGATCAAAGTTCTCATTTATCTTCCATATCTTACGACACCAACCTTTCTTTCTTAGAAGGTCAGCGTATACATCTTCCTCTGCCCATGTAGTGCCGATGACCACAACTTGGTGACCTTGTGGTTCTAGTGTGTTCATCCAAACGTCAAAGAACGCTTCTTTTACCTTTCTTATCATACCTTTTGTAGCTGCTGTCCTGTTGTCACATATGTCATCGCAAATAAGGAGGTCACTTCTTCCTCCAGTACCAGTCGCAATTATCCCTTTACCTTCTACTGTTGCATCTCTGAGCGCCAAGCTTCTCTCCACAAAGATTCTTTCTTTAGTCCAGTACCTAGCTTTAGATGGTCTTACATGAGGGAAAATAGCACGGTACTTTGGTGAAAAAAGCAGTGTTTGAGTGATTGCTGATAAAAGTTCCTTCGCCTTTTCGTTTGAGTTCGCAACTATCTTGATCCTGATATTAGTGTTGAGTCCGATCCTCCAGCATGGGTAGGCTATGGAGACAACCGAACTTTTCCCGTGTGCTCTTGGGGAAAGGATGAGAATTTTCCGTTTAGTTTCCAAGAGTGTACACCATTGTTTATGGAGGTCCGCTAGGGGGAAGTCGAAGACGAAGGTTAGGAATGATGCGAAACTTTCGCGGCACAATCTCCGGAGTGTTTTGATGTTCACTTTTCAAAATCCTTCAACTTCTCCTCAAATAGTTCGATCACATCGTCGGGGTCGCCTTCGCCTTTATACTTGAGTAGAAGCTCCAGTCCTTTGACTACTTCCATCCACGTTTGTGGTTTCAAATTAGGGTTATTTAAGAGCGCTTCTTTTATTCTAGTAGCGACCACATCGACGGTGCTGCCAGTACTACTTTCTTCATCGTTTGTCGACTTCTTATGTGGTGCTGACGCCAAACCTAATTCTAAGACTTTCTTTTTTCTGCCCATTTAAAGTACCTCATTGGTAAAAATGCATATGGTGTTGCTAAAGAAATTTCACCTAAACTTACAGGTTCTGACTTCTTTGCGCGCTCGGTTCTTGTTACACACCTAAGATTCCCAGCACTGGTCTCCGACACTTCAACTTCATTCGTCTCTATTGAGCCCTTAGGACGAACGCGTGATTTTATTTCACCTCCGGCATAGCACCATACATCTACAACCTTGTTATCTTTTGTAACAAGACCAACTAGGTTGTTTGAGGTAAGTTTAGCTTCTTGAGGTGGGAACTTTATAGCACCTTCTTCCATGTCCTCTTCCGCTACACACACGTAGTCAGGTGAAAGGGCTTCTGTCAGTTCAGCTAACGTTGCATTTGCTGGCTGAATGTAATCAGGTTCAGTGAACAACTTTCCACGGTATATAGTAGGTTTGGACCGGAGGATGCCCTTGCTTATTCGCCTCTTAACCGTGTCGTCAGGCGTCGACACGAATAAGCTGCCAAAGGTAATAGTCCATATTCCAACTACTCGGTTGGATTTTACTTCAATAATGAAACCTCTCATTATTCACCCTCCTTCTTTAGGAGTTTGAGGAGGTATTGTTCTTCAGGACGGCGTTTTGGCGCCACCCAGACAATCCCCACCTCCTTCTTAAACCATTCAAACGCGGCTTCCCTCCATTTACCACCTAACACAATGCCTCTTAAGTGGCGCCACACGTTAAATTTTGCGTCTTCGCTCCACCCGTGCTTATTTAGGTAAGCAAAGATTTTGTTCGCAACCGGCACCTGCTGTTCTTCCGATGTCAGTTTTGTCACAAACTTGGCGACTAACTTACGAAAGTCTTTACCCTTTGCTGCTTCTTGGAATTTGATAAACCACTTTTCACGCTTAGCAGCTTCGATGACTTTCTTTTTCTTCTCCCATGGCCTTTTCAAAGTCCATTTGACTTTCATTTCTTCTTCGAACCATTTATACGCATCTTGTCTCGGTTTACCACCAGACTGAATGTTTTTCAGCCGCCGCCATACGTCGTACATTGCATCCTTACTCCAGCCTTGTCTGTCCAAGTAGGCGAAGATTTTGTTCACTATGGGCTCACACTGTTCCTCAGGCGCAAGTCTCGCTACGAACTCAACGACTACGTTGTGAAAGTCCTTACCTTTAGTGTCCGCTAAGAACTCGAATAACCTCTTATATTTTTCTCTTTCGCGTTTTAGAATTGCAGCAGTAACGGGCCTCTTCCGTGCTTCCTCTAATGCTTTTAGCCTCGAAAACTCCGTCATTTTATTCAGTTGCTTACTAAATCCTTGCACGTCAATTACTCCCTCTTTCTCTAACTCCAGTAATAAGCCCTTGTCACTCCTAGACGCGGCTATAATCCTACGAATCATCATGCCAACTGTATCCCAGTTCTGTGCTTCTGTGGATGCCATAACGGTCAAAGTGGCTTCTATTGCTTCCCTTATTTGATCAGGGTTGAGCTTCAGCTTTTTCATCGCTTCAACAAACTCTTTCCACATCCCTTCGGTCTTGAGCTTAGCGAGGGGTTTTACCGCTACTGCCTTCATTAGAGATAAGAAGTAATCGTAAAGTTCGGGTGAACTGTACCGCAAGATTGTGGGCTTGGTTACAAATGTCGCGAATAATTCAGCGAAGGATTCTGCTGGGTCTGAGATAGCGTACACCCGAAGAGGGATAGATAAGTTTTTCGTAATCTCAGGTAACCTGTCTTGGAGCGGTTTGATGAGAGTTTCGCGTATATACGACGAACTAGCTAGTAAAGCTGCTTGTAGTTGGCCCTTCTGTTCCTTCTCTACTAAGTACTCAAGAAAACCAATTAATTTTGCTACTTCTTTTTCACTCTTTGCATATAAAGTAGCCCTTTCTACAAAGGGATACAGGATCCCATAGAGGTAGACCTGCCCGTAGGTGGACCCCAGTAATGTGTTGTACATAACATGGCGTTCGAAGATGTGGTGACCTAACTCATGAAGTATTTGGTAGAGGTTGGGAGTAGCCACAATAGACGAGTTGAATGATTCCATAAACTTCTCATACCCGCGTCCCAAGATGTACGACGCGTTAAATGTTGAAGTAGTCTTACTAAATCCAATATAGTTGAGTCCTTCCCATATAGCTGGGACTCTTAAGAAGGGGTAGGTTTCCAATAAGGCTCGGATGTACGGTTCGATCTTTTCGTCGACGTAGGGAATTCTTTTCATAATCGCATCAACACTTGTTACAGCGGGCCAAGGCCGCCCTAGTCTCTCAAGTGACTTGCCAACCCATTTTTTGTAAGAACTTGGTGTCCAAAGCGTTGATGCTAGGAAGTCTTCAAACGCTACTTTACCAGGTATTTCCCTATGAGGCGTGAAGACAACCGCGCGAAACATGTGTTTAAAGAACAACATCGGATCCACATACGCTTCTTTAGGAAAGTCGAGTGGTAAGGTGAACTTCTCAAAAGGCGCCAAGTTCCCAAACTTCCACGCCTCTTCTAATTTAATGTACGGTTCTTTGCCGAGTTCTATACCAACCTTTCTGAACACTTTCCACAAGCGAGTTTCCCACACATCCTCACGAGCCTTTTGCATTATAGCTGCAAGCTGGGCTGTGATGGGTGAGTATGGGTCGAGAAAGTTGTTCCTAAACATTAGGTTCTCAACAACTGCGTCAACAAACGCACTTCTTACTGTTGAATGTGTTGCTTTTGCGGGGATGTACAGCGTGTTTTCCAGCGGGTTATAATATGGTGTCTCAGCCGCTGTGGTTGTTATTTTGTTAAACAAAGCAAAGTAAGCGGGTTCACGTAACCGAGGTTCTTTTAGTAAAATATCCCGGATTTTCTTATCGACATGATCAAGCGCGCCTATTGCCAGCAGCTCGGACTTGGGTAAGTGTAGGCCTCTTACTGGGATGACTTTTTGGAGCCAATCTACTTCAAACCTGGTCTCCTCTATATCGACAGGAATTAACACGCACCGACATTTACCGTTACATCTTACTCCCCTAGCTTTGTAAGGCTCACCACAGCCCGGCCACCTACCTATAAACTCAAGTTCAGTTTGCGAGAAGACTTTACCGTGCATCTCCCGACAGTCTTGACACATGTTCTCATCGCCAGTGCCAACCCATTTGTAATAGATAGTTTTGCCTTTTAGGGTAAAAAATCGAGTTACAGCCTGGAGAGGTAAGTGTGTAAGGTAACCAACGAACGCACCCGCCGCCAGGAAGCTTAAGAGTAACGTACGTAAGTCGTCTCTTACTTTATCCCAATCTCTCTTTTCTGCGTCTTTCTTGACTTCTTGATATTTTGAAGTCCACTGACGAGTCATATAGTCGTTAATCTTCTTTAATGAACGTACAGTTTCAGCGTCGACATAATCTTTGTCATAAGAAGGCCAGTACCTATCTACCCAGTAGTACCCTGTCTGGAGAGCGTCAGGGGTCACATCTTTCAAGGCGTTCTGTATTTGCGTGTAGAACCATTTGTCCAATGGATCGAGTGTAGGGGTAACGTCTGCTCTGACTAGCATGAACTTTTCGCACAGTTTCTCTGTGAGCTCCTCATGTACTTTCCTGAGCTTTTTGGTTAGCTTCATTGAAAGAGTCATCCGCTTGGATACAAAGTCAGCTGTCTTAGGGTCACTAATCAGGTTCAAGTTACGTACGCTTTCTAGATATTCTAACTCGGCAGCCCTTTTTATCTCTTGAAACGGGTCCTCTGATTCAGCTCGAGCTGGGGTCACAACTATGGGTTCTTGGGTGGGGGGTTTTGCTTCCCCACTAGGAGGCTTCGTCCCACCAACAGGTGTGAGACCTTGTGGTTGTAAGATAGTGAGTGTGTCACCACCTTGAGCGGGCGGTAAGTGCAGGAATGCCCTTGCTTCGTTAGGTGAAATAAGCCCAGACCTCGCAGCTAGTAGCAACTCTGATATAGTATGAGCGGGGGGTATTTTGAATCTTATATTGATGCCGTAAGGGCGGAGAAAGTGATTGAGTTGATCTTGGATAGCTGTTACAATATGGGGTGTGTAGGTCGAATACAACAAAGGTCGCGCGGTTTGCCTGCCTAAACTATCTCCAGGATTGGAGAAACCAAACGCTGAACGTACCAGCCAATCCATTCGGTCTAAGAAGGAGGTTATGAGTTGAACGTCTAGTTGTTTTACTATGTCAATCCACTCGCCTCTACCAGCACCCCAAAGAATTGGCACTTTAGTTGACTGTTCTTGAACTAAGTTGGTTAAGTCTGCCTGTAGTTTTTCTATTACCTCCTTTCCTACGTCCTCTTGCACTACGAAAACACCAATTGGTGGCCTTCCTTTCTTGTGCATCCGCTGGAGTGAGTAAACCAAATTAGTGATCTCGTAAGTCAGAGACTCAATGATAGATAAGGATCCAATAGTGTAGGTCCTTTTGACCCCAGCTATAACAATAACCTCATCTGGTTTGAATTCAAATTTTTTACCATTGACCTCCTGAATGTATCCTAAGAGAACCCCATCTTTTCTAAACACAGGCGCAAACGTGCCCGCGTCTCTTGCGGTAAAACTTTTTAGCTGAGATCCAAGCGTGAATACAGGTAATATAACACCTTTGTTGACGACAAGCATGTCAACAACACATGCTTGGAGAACTTCCTTAAATGTCTCACCTGTGGGACCTACTCCCTCAAAAAGAGCGGAGATTACTCCCTTCTTAAATGGATGAGACACTTTCACTTCAAAAGGGAGCCCAGCGATCGTCGTCGCAATTTGGTCAACACACCTTCTTATTGTGTTAGTGTCCCTATATATCTGTCTCAAGACCGAAGCTTGTAAAGAAGTTGTGTATGACCACTGGATTGATGTGTCAAAAGACGTCACTCCCTTCAACTTATCCATATAAATCTCCTGAAAAGTGTTTTCTTCTATCTACATGTGTAAGGGGGGTTAAGTCAAGGTCGCACCTTGACCTATTAAGTTAAGCGCTGTATAAGCGAACAAATGTTACCCTTTAAGATTAAGCGACCGTACATAGCTTTTGTGGGGTCAGCAGTGACCTCACTTGTCAGTCACGATCTAGATGTCATGTTTTTTACACTACAGCTTAAAGATGATGTGGTAGCACAAAAGTGCATCAAAATGCTATCGCGTTATCTTCCAACCCGAACTCATTACATCGAGGCTAGCTATATCACTCCTTTTTCGCCTTACGTCCCACTGTACGACCTTGTTGCTATGCCTTACGATTGGACGCATAAACGTTACGCACCCCTCTACCCAAAGAGCGCAAAGGGCCCGTACATCTCTATCAGTACGCGTCATCTTCACCAAAAAGCACCTCGGCGGCTTGTAGTTTGGTTAGGGTGTGTGCGCTACTTGAAACCTAAGCATACTTTTTACGTACCAAAAGAGTTTAACATGTACTACTATGTCCCTCTGTACATCCGTCTAACACGAATGTTTCCCATCAATAAAAGACCAGTTGTTTCAAAAGCAGATCCACCTCAAGGGGCACTCGCGGTGTACAATTTAGTGCTGGAAAAACAACCTTACCGTAAGGTAGAGATGTAGTGAACGCTTGAATAGACTTGACACCTCAAACAAGTGGGTACTAGTTAACCAATAATGGAACGTGTTGTCTTCTTCGTGACGCGAAAGCCCAAGTTTGCTCCCAGTCCTTTCTACCTAGAAGGACGTAGACCAACCGACAAGTACTTATGGGATCCAATCATTGACCTACTTGAACGTAAAGTCACTATTTGCCCCAACAAAAAACCAGGTCACTGGGTGACACTACCAGGAGGACGCAAAGTTTGTATCCCAGAGTCGTACTGGCGGAAAAGAGCACTTATTGCGGGCGTAACTGCAGGTGCAATTACTACTGCAGTTACAGCTGCTACACTCGCAGCGTCGGCACGGGTTCGAGCTTTTGTTCGTGGTCTTCACTTCACTCCAGAAGGATCGATACAGCCATTATTGGGGCGACGTGGTCTAAACTTTATACTAAAAAGCCCCGATGTTGTAAGTCGATCTTTTCGTGCCGCTGCTTTAACTGGGTTTAAGGTACAGCGCTTCGGATATTATGAATACAGAGGTGTGAAGGGTTTGATGATCGATGGGTCACTGAAGAACTTTCCAGGGTCTAAGCTTATGTACGCCGCAACAAAAGATCCAGATGTGATATGGGCCGGACTTATTCATATTCCAAAGGCATCTCGTAGAGCATCACGTGATCTCTTTAAAGGCGTCTTTGACTTGGCACACGCAAGTGGTGCGTCGAAGATTCGATTTTTAGCAGGACTTGAAAATGGATCATCAATGTGGGCACGCTTAGGTGGTAAGTGGATCAATGAAGAAGTTGAACGCAGATTCAAGCAGGAGGTTTTGGCGAGGCGTAGAGGTTTTTTCCCTAAAGACCTAGACGAGATTATCATTAAAGCGCGGACCCCAAAGGAGTTGGTGGAGAAGTTAGACGCGAGGATAGGTAAATCAGGAACGCGTAAGCTCTTGGAGTATATTGAATGGTGGGGTGAGTTGGATTTAAAGGACCCTCAAGTTAGATCCTTCTTATCAAAGCTAGCGAGGCAAAAGTCGTGAACGTACCAGAAGCACTGAAGAAATATGCGAGACCTTTCTTGGTTTGGTGTGAGGGGTCCTATCCTTACTGTCTGCACATACACCTCGCGAGTGTTTTTCATGGTGACCTTCGTATGAGGTGGTGTGGGCGTGACCTTATTGGTGTAACTTTATTCCTCTACCGCCCCGGGTCTGTGAAGCATAGACCAAATGGAAGAGAGGGCTGGGATGACTTCCTTAAGATTGTGAAGTACCCACGAAGATACTTTAAGCTGGACTATACAACAGGAGAGATTATTGGTCAGAGGAGCCTTCAAGCGACGATGAAGCTTCCGGAGGCTAGTGCGTGGATCAATGTTCGGAAGTTTATATCACCACCCGGTTATATCGGAGCGCGTTATCTTAAGGACAAGTGGGGCTACATGACGCGTGTGGACACTGGGTTAGTGGAGCACCTTACACGCAAGCTAGATATGTTTGAGTTTTACTTTACTAAAGGGAAGGCCTTTCGTGGTAGATACATCCTTCGACCTTTTGGGCGTGGTTTCCATTTTTACACTGCATCTGCTGACAAACCACACGTAGTGGGTACAAAGTATGAGAAGTTAAAAGAGGGTAAGGAGTTAGGGGGTTTCCTGTGGATCAGAGCAAAGGATCAGACACCATACATTCTTTCATTGCGTGCGGTTGAAAAGCGTTTCGTTGCCCCTTTTGGCTACTCAGGTTTACCTACGCAATTAAAGAAGTTGATTCCTTCAAGATTTCAATACTGGAAGTTAAGGAGCGAGAAGGATCGTATAAGGGTAAGAGACGAGTTAAGGGATGCGCTTAAAAGGAAAGGACTGATGAAGTATCTGGAATCCGGTGTGTGGTCTTACGTGAAAAGTTTAGAGGCTTGACCTTTTTTGGTAGACCCTAGTTTAAATTTGGAACAAAGGAGGTGAGAGCTATGTCGTTTTCGCGGTTTGAAAATGGGTTATTCCAAGCAACAGGTCAGTTTATTGCATCGGCTGACACTAAACCGTTTAAGGACTTCGCGAAGCAAGGTGAGTTAATAGTTGCGGGTTACGCTACAACTTTCGATATTGGACTGGAAGGAGCTGTCATCGCGAGGGACGCGTTAAATGAAGAGGATTTGAAGCAACGTCCAACTTTGCTGTTCAACCACGACCAGAATCGCCCCATCGGGCGTGTTGTAAGCTCTAAGGTTGATGATAAAGGCCTTTTCATAGTTGGTGTTATTGATAGTACTGAAAAGGAACTTCAACAGAAAATCATGTCTGGTACGCTTTCTCGTTTCTCAATCAGGGGTCGGATAATGCGTTCACATGCTGAGTGGAGGAAGGACCTTCAGAAGAATATAGACGTAATCGATGAGTTAAAGACTTTAGAGGTGTCTGTTGTTTCGGTACCCGCTGTTGCAGAGGCCGAAATTCAAAAATGGTATCTGCAACGTAATTTTAACGAAGGAGGTGATAGCATGAGCGAACAAAAAAAGGACGAGGCAAAAGATATCACACGTGAGAATGGCGCTCCAGAAGAGGATGAATTTGTACTTGAAGATGACGGAACAATCGAGTTATTGCTGGGACTAGATGAGCGAGTTAATGACTTGGTTGATAAAATTAGTACTTTTGAAGCGGCTGCTAATGACCTCAAGGCAGTCATGGAGAAGTTGAGCGCAATCGATAAGAAGATTGATGAGGTACTCAAAAAGTTGGAGAAGTATCCATATCCATATCCAGCTAAGAGAGACGCCGAAGAGTCAGCTGATCAATCTGGACAGGGAGAACAGGGAGAAGGAGAACAGGAGAGACAAGAGTCCACTAATCCACTTGAGGAGATTCAAAAGTCTATCCAACGCTTGGCTGACGAAGTAAAGTCGATAAAGGAATCTCCTACTATAAAGGGGGAGAAGGAGGCTGGAAAGGAAGACGAAATAAAGAGATTCATAGAATCAGAGGAGTACAAGAGCGCACCCCCAACTGACAAGCTGAGGATGTTATACGACTTTTTGCAAAAAGGAGGTGAGTAGGATGCTAGATTTAAAGCGCGAATTAGTTAGAAGCTTAACCGAAAGTGATATTGCTTCGATCATCCCCAAGGAAGTAGATAAGATCATCGAGTCCATGGTTGAGCATAAGAATCCTCTTCGTCAGAATCTTCCTCGTAAACCAGGCTCTGGCGCAGGAGTCCCCGTTAACCGGAGAGACGGCGCTTCAACAGAGCCCAAGTTCTATGGCGACACCGACTCATTCGATGAAAGCACAGGCAGTTACTCTCAGATTGTGTTTACATACAAGACCATTGGATGTCAGGGGAAGGTCACTCGTAAGGCACGCGCAATCGGAGCTAACTACGCTGACTTACTGGCCAATGAAATGGAGGAACGGTCCCAAGAGTTCCGTGACAAAGAAGAATGGGGATACTTTTGGGGCGATGCAACAGCAAATCCAAAACAGTTTGATGGGTTAGATAAGTTAACCCACAGTGACAATAGATTTGCAGTCGGTGGAAGTGGTGGTGGCAACTTAACACTTGAGTTAATGGACCAAGCAATTGACGCAGTTCGTGGGACACCTGACATGATCGTGTGCAGTAAAAGAACACGTAGGAGAATACGTGCCTTACTTCAAACTCAACAGAGGTTCGTAAATACCACAAAAGTGAAGGGTGGCTTCGAACTCATGAGCTATAATGATATTCCTATCTACGTGTCTAACCAAATTCCTGACACTCTTAAGGTTGATACGGACGGGAAGACCATCACTAGCTTAACCGCTGGTACATTGTCAGCTCTCTTTATTTTGGACACTGAGAAAGTGTATGTGTCCGAGTTAACCCCCCTTACTATTAAACCTCTCGCCAAAACTAGCTCGCAGTTTGACCTCTTTGACATCTACGCTGACGAGGTTTTAGTAGTTCGTAATCCATACGCGTGTGCTGAGATTGTAGGAATTGTATAATAAATCGGAGAGGGGGACTGTAAGGTCCCCCCGTAATGTTAGTGGGAGGTTACTTATGTATAAAATGAAGTACTGTGGGCCGTTTAGTGGTCCAGAATGGACTCTTGCTACTTACCGTGAGGTCATAACTGTAAAAAACGGGTACTGCACAGTTAAGTACCCGGAAACAGTTCAAACGCTACAGCTGCAAGGCTTCAAATTAGTAGAGCAAGACGACACCCCAAAGCCACCACCTCGTCAGAAGGAATCTATTAAACCAGTAGCAACACCTCCGCCGAGACAAAAGCCGGAGCTGTCTCAAGCTGAAACGAAGATCCTTGAATTGCTTAAAAAAGGTGCAAACCTGGGTGCCATAGCAGTTGCTATTAAGTGGAAAAAGTCAAAGATAGAGAATTGGATACGAACTCACAGCAAGCTAGTAGCTGAGGTAGTAAATGCGCCAAGTTCTGCCAAATAGCCCAATTTCGTTAGCATTTGATTTTGTCTACGCGGGTGTAACGGTTAGCGATGTTGAGGACCCTGTGGTTGAAGTGTACTCCTTCGCTCAGGCGCTGATGACCGCTGCTGCCTTAACATGGGGTGGGGCTCATTATGAAGCACGTGTTCAAGCACCACAGGAGTTGGGTGTTTACGTAGCAGTAGCTCACGGTAGGTATAATGGTGACTATATAACAGCCGCCTCACACGAAGCTCTTGAAGTAGTTTCATACGGAGTAGAAGCGCACCACGCACTTATAACTCTCAATGAAGTTAAAGAGTACTTGGAGTTAACAGACTTTAGCGAAGACGCGTTTCTGCGACTTCTTACCGAGGCGTGCATTAGCAGTGTGTTGAACTACCTTCACATTACAATCGGGCCGCAAACAACAAAGGAGACCTTTCCTGTGTCTGACTGTGCTTCTTGGAGCTTAAACTATTACCCCGTCATTTCAGTGGAACATATTAGTGTAGATGGTGTTGAGTTAAGCAGTACAGATTACACATTAAACGCTAATACGGGTACGATTTGGTTCAATGAGTTAGTAAGTGGGGTGCTAGAAGTTGAGTATACATACGGGCTCACATCTATACCATATGATATGAAGCTCGCGTGTCTCAAGCTAGCAGCTGTGCTTTACAACCTACGAAACACAGAAGGCTATTCATCTCGAAGGTTGTTAAGCGTCGCTGAGACATATTTAGCGAGCAGTAAGGCTGATGTCTTTCACGAGATACGTTCTTTACTTGCTCCCTATAAACGGGTATCACGTTAGAAGTTGGTTTTGGTCAACATATCCCCAATTGCGTTGATACATTCTCCACTTTTCTCTCGGCCACCGGAGCATGTCATGAACAATAAGTCTCTTGGGGTTGACAAAAGTGCTAATGTTTGGATGATATAGGTGGTGAAGTGTTATATCTGCGGCTTCGACTCGGTACCCAAATGCTTCTAGTTTTATCCAAAACGCGTTATCTTCACCATACTTACCGTAAAAATCTTTCTCTGGCATCCCGCCCACGTGGTTCATTATAGTCTTAGTGATCCACATAGCACCGCCAGCTGCACCCATCTTCTCTGGCGTGGTGCTGCGTATGTAAGGGCCTCCGAGTGACTCTGATTTAAGAAATCGTTCTGTTGCCTCTTTTGACATGTACAAAATACGATTCCACGCTGCAGCTGGAGGACGCGTCTGGGCCAATATGCTTTGATAATTGGGCGGGTAAATGAGATCAGCGTCGGTGAGTAATACGTGTTCAAACGTGGCTAGCTCTTTCACACCTACGTTAAAGGCCCAAGCTCTGTTAAAGGGGTGAAAAGTGAAAACCTTTAGATACCGAAAGGGCTTACGGATCCATTCACGGAAGGCGTTAATGTGGTCATGAATGTACGCTGTGGGGCCTGTCTCAACGATACATACCTCACATTGAGCTGAACGGGCTAGGGATTTCACACAGAAAGTCAGGAGTGGAAGTCGTAGTGGGTGGTGTTCATATGGTATAACAATAGAGATTGGGATTGACACGCTTCCTCCTTTGATATAGACTACACCTATGATACCAAATTCGTAAGACATTGACAAGTTTAGAAGACAAGGTTAATGGCGACCACACAAGCTTTATTAAGTGAAACAGACTTCCCACAAGCAACAGTCGATGTCTTTTATAGTAACGAGGTGCTTGAGAGATGGATATTTGTAGGTGTACAGCAGCAAGGGATCGCGTCTGTTCTGTGGTGGATTACAAGAGGTTACCATCAGTTCACTGTACTTCTTCCCCTTGCGCAATTGTACCTCCTACATCATATCAGAACGCTGCGAATCAGAGTACCCGCCCGACAAATCTGGACAATAAAGCGTGAACGTGGTATTACTATTTACCCCACTCTACAGTTCTACACGAGTGTGGGTAAGGTTGCTGAATTATGTGGATGTGGATTTAACTTCCAAGAGTTGAGGAACATAATAGTTCACCACTTGACCCCGGGGGTGAGCTATGGGAACTACTAATAGTGTTCAGAAAAGGAGGTTCCCATTGTACAGTGTACTTTACTACAGAGGCCAGCTCACTGCGGATTTCACATTTAAGTCAGTTGCTTCAGGGCTTTTATATGCTCTTCTATGGTTGTTTGGTGATGTCAACGATGCTGTCATTGCTTTGCTAGCATTAATGACCCTCGACGTCGCGTTAGGCTTATCAGTCGCTATTAAATATCATGACGTCTCTTCAGACAAACTACGGCAAGGTGCGGTAAAGTTTTTATTGTATTTTGTGTTGATCATAGCTGCTAACTGCGTTGACAAGGTTGTAGCTCTTGTACCACTTATGAGCCAAATAGTACAGATCAGGAGTTTCACCATGATTTATCTAGCGGTATCTGAAGGGATTAGTGTCCTTGAGAACCTTTCAGCACTTGGCGTGGCTGTGCCTAAAGTGATGCTCAAAAGACTCCGTCGGTTCAAGCAAAGCATGGAGAGGTAAATGGCACGAATCATAATGTGCCCTGATGACAAGCCAGGGACGTGGATTACATTAAAAACAGGGAGACGTGTCTGTATTCACTACATCAAGAAAAATGGTGGATGGGAAAAGATTTCGGCTGTCATACCAGCAGCGAAAGTTTTGGGTGGCGTTACAGTAGCAGCTATAGCTGCTGCGATCCTGCGGAGAAAGCCACCATTGATTAAAGACATTCGAAAAGTTGCTGTGATTCACGGAAGAACTGAGTTTGCACTTAATAAGTGGTACCAGACTATAATGAGCGCGTGGATGGGGATGAAATCAATTCCTCCTGTAGTTTCTAGTGCAAAGCCACCAAAGTTACTAAAATCCGCGGCTTTAATATACACACCACACCCCGGGGCTATGGCAGTGAAGGCTGAGAAGATTATTGGCCATAGAGAAATGATGAAGCTGATTAGCGATAAGTTTAAGTTCTCACGGTTATTTCACAAGCATCCGGAACGTCATTTAGATACCTATTTAGCGTCTAACTTCAAGAATGTGGATGAGATGAGGAATTACTTCGCTTCATCAGGTAAGTCTTTTATACTGAAACCAAGATTTGGGTCACTTGGGACTCTTAAAGACTTCCCTAACGGTGAGTGGTCAAACAAAGCAATCGAAAAGTATATCAAGTCTTACGGTGCTGATGACGTGGTTGTACAGGAACTGGTACCTATTGCAAACGAGTTTCGGGTGCATGTAGTAAACGGTAAGGTTTACGCTGTAATGCACAGGTGGGGTCCTCCTGGAGGACTTGGGAAGGTATGGCGTGAAAACATTCCGTTTGGGAATGTTGTGTTCCCAGTATGGCATAAAGATGACATCGTAAAATTCACAGAGAAGGCAATTCAACCTTGGGGGAAGAAACTTCATGCTGGGCTGGATGTCATTCAACTCCCAGATGGGAGCTATAAAATCTTGGAAGCAAATCCTCTTCCTGCTTCTTTCTTACACCCCTATGTATCCAGAAAGTTCCACAGAGCGGTAACTGGTGTCTGGACCGCGGACATACAAGCACTAGCTGCAGTAGGGGGCGTGGTTGGCGCCTGGGCTACAATTTCAGGAACAAGGGAACTTGTGAACAAGAGGAAGAGGGATTATCCTGAAATAGTGACTTTCAAAGGGAATAAAGGTTTTTGGGTAACATTAGAAACAGGCAAGAAAATCTTTATTCCTCTAAAGTACGTAAGCGATTACATCAGAGAGAGGTGGTTCACCTGGTGAAGCGCTTTAAGTAGCCTTTTTTCAAGTCACGTACATACGCTTTACTAAGTCGTAAGGTCTGCCCTAACAGTACCTCACTAGGAGCCTATTACCATTACTCTAACACCTGTAAGGTTACTAAGATTGCAACCAGCAGCTACTTCTCGTGCTTTGCCCGCACGAACTGTTATTATGTCCCCATTAGCTGCGGTCGATGTAACTTGTACGTCACCACTATCCACAGACGCACCGCCATCATGAGTGCCTACCTTCTCACCGCCTTGGGGATATAAAACTTTAATTTTATTATTAGTATAGTCAAATTCGAATATGTAACCGCCCTTACTAGGTGCATCGACAAAATCAAAATGCTGTAATCCCAAAGTTGAAGGTTTTAGCTCTTCCCCACCAGGATGATAAAAAAAACCGAAATCAACATCGAAAAATAACACTCTTTTGTTCCCAAAAACGGTGTACTTTTTATTTCTTATAGTGAGTGCCACTTTTGCCCCCTGTTAGCCTAGTAATAATTTACCCCATTACACTTTACCCTTATAAGTCACGTGTAGCTTCCCATCTGTCGATCCAACCCTTATCGCTTTGAAATTAGATATTTCAGTAGGACTTGTTATCGTAATAGACTGACCAGAGTCTACATAGTGCCCCTCAGTAGAAGTAGGAGTTGACCCATCAACCCAGTACCGTATCGCACCCGCGTCTGGATCCAAAGTACAGTAAGCTACCTTACAGTTCTTAATCTTATCAGGTGAGAACCCCACTGCTGTGGAGCCTACTGTGATGACTTCTTTGTCGTAAGCGACGTATTCTTCACTTACGGGTGTCACAAGCAGTGCACCATTTCTTGCTTTCAAACGCCGCACTATCCCACACTTGTCCGCATCTTCGGCTATCAAACTTGGTCTGTAGTTCTTGTCTAATAAAGCGGTTTCGCTCACTACTTTTACTACTTTCGAATCCCAACTCAGGTCGTCGCTCTTATAGAATTTAACTGTAGTTCCATCCATCCATACAAAGGCATATCCTGACTTCGGTCTATTTGTCTTTGCTCCGGAAATCGTGGGGTGGAGTGCCCAAATAGGAGATGGATATTGTTGTGTAATTGCAGCATCGGTAAGACCTTCCTGTGTCTGCCACCCCGACGGAGTTCTTTTTCGATACTGGACATTATAGTAGTCGGGGTTCGATCCCCAACCTTTTCCGGTCCAAATTACATGAACATTGTCTTGAGAATCTATAGCGATGGTTTGGTCGAACTGGTTGTAATTCACATCTGTTACCGCTTCTTGAGTTTGCCATCCCGATGAAGTTCTTTTTCTGTACTGGGTATTCGCATTTCCAGTGTTTGTCCCCCAACCCCAACCTTCCCAAACTATATGAATGTTATCTTGGGAATCTACTGCAATTGAGGGGTAATATTGGTCATCGTCTTTATCTGTTACCGCTTCTTGTGCCTGCCAACCGGCACTGGTTCTTTTTCTGTATTGAATGTTGTAATAATCGGGGTTCGATCCCCAACCCCCACCTTCCCAAACTATATGAACATTGTCTTGGGAGTCTATAGCGATGGCGGGGTCGTATTGTTTATCGTCTTTATCCGTTAACGCTTCTTGTGCCTGCCAACCGGCACTGGTTCTTTTTCTGTATTGGATATTGTAGTAATTGGGGTTCGATCCCCAGCCCCCACCGTACCAAACTACATGAACATTGCCCTGGGAGTCTATAGCGATGGCAGGGTTATATTGAGTGCTGTCCTTGTCTGTTACCGCTTCTTGTGCCTGCCAACCAGAACTGGTCCTCTTTCTATATTGAATATTGTTGTAGTTAGGGTTCGATCCCCAGCCTTTTCCGGTCCAAACTACATGAACATTGTCTTGGGAATCAACCGCAACCGAGGGGTAGTATTGGTGCCCTGACCCTGAGCTCACTTGTTCTTCAGTCCAAGTTTCACCATCAGGGGAGTAGGAAATATAGATCTGTTCGTACGTTCCATCTGAGCGACTATAAACACACCACAAAGTACCATCACTCGTTCTAGCCAGATTTCGTTGCGGTGTATAGGCTGTACTGTACTCAGACGCGCCTGTCTTTATCGTGTAAGATGGGTCAATGCTTATGGGGTAAGCAGCATTCTCAAGAAAAGCTTTATCGATCTTGATCGTTAGAGTTCCGTTTTTTAGTTCTACTTCCGCCTCAGTTGCTTGACCAAGTCTGTCTTTTGCGATCACTGGGTTGAGATAAAGGATGTCTTCTTTTAAGACTTTTTTTCGGTTTCTTAACGCAAGGTGAGGTAACTCAACTTCACGGTAGAAGGCGTAGCCGCTACCCCGCCTTTCGCACTTTAGCCCCCTTATTTCGACACTGAAGGTCAGGATGTTATTTGGAGGCCTCTTCTTTAGAATGACTTCTTGCTCGAAAGACCATTCTTCAACGGGGTGTAATTGATTTCTCTCACAGTACCTTCTGTATCCCAAATCGTAGAGGTGTACTTCCTTCGAACTTTTGATGAGTTTAATTTTCCCCTCTTCCTCTTTGAGCGCGAACGTACCTTCATCATCATCTAAAAACTTGAAGGAAGCACTTACACCCCGCCTCCTCACTTCCACTTTTGGTTCAAGGCGGTTCTTCTCACCCGTGATAACTTCCCACTTTTCTCGTAGGTTGTTATTTTGAGTGTGTCTCCACGCTGAAGGACTTAGTTTCTCCATTCTTACCCCTTTATTTGTTCGTAAAGTTTGGTGCCTTTCTTAGCAAGCCCGACCTTGTCGGCACATGTCTCAAACACGATAAAACCAGTACGAGGATCAACAAGGTCTACCAAGATAAGCGCGGCCTTGTCTTTACTTTCGACAGGATTAAGCCTTACGTTCAAATAGGTCATATAAGGTTTTGGCTTCTTCATCCCTTTAGTTATATCCACAGGCTCCTCTTTTTTCATGAGTTGGATCAACTTTTTAAAAACAGTAGTGGTTCTAGGCTTAGCGGATTCACGCACTAAATATTGAGCGAAATTGGACTGTGCAAAGGCAACGTCACCCAACACCTGATGTGCAGCCGCTATTTTATCAACCGAGCCTTCGAACCGTAGTGCGGACAAAATAGCTTCTTTCAGTGAGTTGAAGCTTTTGGGGTGAGTTGCAACAGATACCAAACCAAGTCCACGAGTACCTAAGAAGACTGTAACACGTGGATTAGCCTTTTCAACAGCTAATACGACACCTTCTTTTTTCATTCTTCCCTCTTGTACCTAGTTACTAAAGACACTCCTGCACCCGCGATTGCAATAATAACACCCGTCTTACTGAGTTTACTACCAAGCGTGCGATACCCAAACTTTGCAAAAGCAGTTCTACACCGTAACGTAAGTGATGCACCACTCCTAACGCCAACGGACGCTATAGCCGATCCAACACCACTGACCCACCTGATAGCCCTTTTACTATTAGTCCATTTCTGATATGCTTTTATGTTCTTCTCTTCTATGAAGACACGTCTGCCTGTCCTTAATGTGAACCAGGCGCCTCTCTTCCCCTTATAAGTAGTAATCCTCATGCTCTCACCCTCAGATCTTCTCCTTTCTAGCATCTGTTTAAAGAGTAGTCAAGTTACAAACGAGCCCTCACAAACAAGTGTGCTATCTTTCCGTGACTTGTTAATGGTGGTGACTCTATACACGCTTGTATTTCCCACCAACCTACTTTATCAAAGATGACACTCTTACGTCTTATCCTCGTAGGATCATCGTCAACGACAGCGTCCCACGCGCCTACTTGTCCGTCCGGTTTTCTGTATTTTATTTTCCACGCAGTTGCGGTAGATGTGTCACAGCCTACGTTCAGAATGACATCTACAACATCTCCCATAAACACACTAAGCATCCTACGAGCAGGTAACCCCTCCCCAGTGATTGGACTGTCTAACACTAGTTCTCTTAGTGGCTCCGCGAGTAACCCAACCAACCACGCAACATCGATTTCTCTCGAAGTTAAGATCTTCCACACTATGTCACGTTCACATACTTTAGACAAAATAGCCCATAGTAGCTCTTTGTCTTTTTTGCTGAGAACTTTCCAAGATAGCTTCCTGCCCCCCTCGTTTAAGATCTTCCAAACAAAAGGAGTAGTTAGTTCCCTCAGTACTCGCCACGAAGCATCTTTATTCAACCAGTTAAGCAGTTTCCATGCCGCACCTAACTCGGTGCTAGTTAAAATCCTCCACTTGGAACTTAAATCATCTGTCGTAACTAACTTCCACATTAAGTCTCTTGATAAGGTGTATAGTAGAAGTATCTGCCAGGAGAGAGATTTGTCTTTAGTAGTAAGTAACTTCCAACTGCTCTGCCGACTAACTTCGGAAAGTAGCCTCCAAGCCGAAGTTGTATCTAAACTTGTCAATAGTTTCCAAGCAGTTGTTTTGTCTTTTGATACTAGTGATTTCCAAGACGTATCTCTCTTGGCCACGTTTAAGATTTTCCAAGTTGCATCTACGTCAAAGTATGTTACTAACTTCCAAGCTATTAGTTTTGATACAATATTTGAAACTAATATTTGCCATGAAATATCCTTGCTCTTTGACAGAAGCAGTTTCCATGCCACCCCTTTGCCAAATTCGTCCAGGATTTTCCATGCTGTAGCTTCATCGGACCGGGTCAGCAATTTCCACGATAAACTCAAGCCAAACTTATCTAAGATCTTCCATTGTGAGTTTGCTTCACTCGTATTGAGTAACTTCCAAGCCGGACTCATGTCCTGAGTGGTGAGCAGTTTCCACTCTATTACCCTTGAAATAGTTTTTGTAGCTAAGATCTGCCATGCAGTATCTTTGGTAAGTTCTTCAAAGATCTTCCATTGTGAGTTTAACTTTTCCTCGGTTAATAGTCTCCAAGATGAATATAAACTATAGACATTTAATAACTTCCAAGCGGTAACTAAGTTAGAAGTAAGTTGGGTTATTTCTTCACTTCCGGCAGAACTAAAGGATGGTTCAGGACTCACAAACTTCCGTAAGGAAACTGAGTCAAGGTAATATCTCCCTTTGCGGTTATTACCACATGCGAAGCGCACTTTTTTGGTTATTACACTATTTACATAAAGTCCATAACTTCCCTTATCTATATCATCAATGTAGCATTTACAGGTATTATTCTCGTAGTCAACTTGCCATTCTATCTTATACCAAACGTGAGTTGATAGTGATTGTAGTGTGTGCCAAGATCCATCATAAACTCTGTAGTAATTAGCTTCTAACCGAGTATGAACTCTTTTACCATTAAAATCGAGGAATATATAAAATTCATTTTGATCTCCATAAGGATTACTAGGAAATTTAAGCCAAAATGTCCATAAACAACTACATTCATCTATATTAGGATGATATATGTGGGGTGAATCTGTCACTACAGGGTCATCAAATTCGACAGCATACTGCCCCTCTTGACTATCTGTAACAATACTAATTGAGCCTCCTTGAGGTTCAACTAACCATTTGTCTAAGTTACCACTTTCAAAGTCATCGAAGAAAATGAATGTATTGTCAGGATCACTTACATTACTCGCTTCAGAGTTTCCATAGTAACAGTAAATATCCGCATCACTATCTAGACTATCAGTAACTTTTACCCATATATGGGCTGTCCTATTAGGGCTTGTTCCTTCTACTTTTTCCACCCAAAAACTTAGTAGAGCAGTCCCATCATCATCAGTGAATCTTAAATCTCCAGATTGATTCTTATCACTTGGGAAATTCGCTGAATGCCCCTCTACATGAAAATCACATCCAGAAGCACCAGAACTTTCACCTACTTTGAGAAGTACTTGATAATTAGTTCCAGCACCAGAGGAACCACTTATGGTTATTTTTTTTCTATACCGCCAACCAGTTAACCAACTCATTCTTAATCCTTAAGGTCTACTTTGAGTTCTCTTGAGTTGGACTTATAGACCTCAGTATAAAAGTTATTAAGCATATTCTACTGTGAGAGTACCTTGGTCACTTGATGTATTTCCGGCACCTGCAGAAACAATCCGCTTCAGCCACACGCGTACTGCTTCACCAGGTGTGATGCCAGGAAGAGTTAACTTATTCGAGCTAGTGTAGTGACCAAACGAAATGTTCCCACCACCACTATCTGTAGGGGTGTCGCCTTCGTCAGTAATAGAAGGACCGTTCCAATCTGATGCGTGTGCCCCAACACTATCGTAGCCCAAATCGATTTGGGTGTCAGGACTCGATGTTTCAATCGACATGTAAACCGCAACTTCAGTTGCGTAAGCATCCCCAGAGTTGTAGATGTCAATTGCCCTGTATTCTACATCTCCTGCTTCAGCTTCGGCAGGAGACACGTTGTCAAATAGGTTGTTCATTGGAGTATCAGAGACTTCAGTGCTAGACATGACACCGCCCAACGAAGCGTTTGGGTCTGAATTCGTTGCTCCTCCTGTTAACCTAAACTCTAATGTAGCCGCCATACCTATCCCTCCTTTAAAGCTAGACTTCCTTCCTCGCTTGTAACTGTTATCAGCTATTCAGTCAAGTGGGGAACCAGTTATAAATGAGTCTTCACAAGTAGGTGGACTATTCGTCCATAGTTTTTCGCTATAGGTGTTTCTACACACGCCTGGATCTTCCACTGGCCCACTTCGTCGAAGACGACATTACTACATCTTATTTTTGTAGGATCATCGTCAAGGGTGGCGCTCCATTCACCTTTGCCCCCACTGGGTTTCTCGTACCTTATTTTCCACACAGTCGCGTTAGATACGTCACACCCTGTGTTTAGGATAACATCTACAACATCATCCACAAAAACGTCACTTACCTCAAACTCTTCGCCTAAGCCTACCTCGTCGGTTATTCGACTCTCTAGCTCAAGCTTCCTCTTACAAAACGTTTCCGACATTTAAGCGCTCCAAGCCTGGCTTCTTCTGTATTTCAATCTAGGCAATACTTAGACACTTCAAGCTCAAATTAAAGGGCTTACTTCTTGCCAGTGAAACCAAAATCATAGATACTATCAGACGGAGGTAGCCATGAAGACAACTATAATCACTTTTGATGAACAGAAGGGTGCTTTGATACAACACTTGTTGCAATGGAAAGACTTCCCCAAAATAGTGGCATGTGACGAATCCGATCGAACTTTGTACAGGGAGTTGGGGTGTGAAACAGTTCCACGTGGTATGAATTTCCTTGAAACGCTTAAGCGCCTTGTTTCAGCGGTTAACACTGACACATTTACTTTTATCTATCCGGGATGCTTTGTGAATCCTAATTACTTCATGGAAGCGGCTAACATTCTGAGGGCACCCAATGTAGGCTTATTAGCACCGAGTTTGGACGTTGCGGCCGGCCCACAAGCGACTAGCCAACATGTTCAGTTCAGACAGTCAGTAAGAGTAGCACCATGGTGTTTTAGTGGGCGTACCTCACAAATCAAGTCGAGCTTAAACACCAAACGTCTCTTACCAGGCTTCGATGTAGTCCCCCACATTTGTACTACTTTCGCTCTAGAAGGTTTGTTTCAGGTTGTGTGCTCCAAGTATATCCTTCAAGTGCCTGTAAGCTTGAAGGATCGTGTAAAAGAGGCTGATTTGGGACATTACTTACTAACCCAGCCGGTTAAGCCACTCAACCCTGTACTCGTTTACACGGGGCACAGTGGGGTCCCACCCCACGCGTCAACATTATTCTCAGAAGTAATAAAAGCACCGCTTGAGTCAGTGGAGCTGCCACGTGACGCACTGGTGTTCGTATTAAATGAGGGAGAGGATTTTGACCCTTCAGTAACTAAAGAGAAGATCAAAAGATTGTGTACACCCGTTGACCCAGCAACGCTTGCTTACTACGCGTGTGTCGTTAACGTGTGGAATGGGTACAAAGTTGGGAATCTTGATTGGTCTCTCAGAGCCTTCCGGGGTGGTACCTCAAGGTTGAACTCCATGGTACAATCAAACCCAGAATTAATACCTGAGGACGCAAAACGAACTTCGGGGATTGTCATTCACAGAAAGCTGAAGGACTTGCCAAGGGCGACACTAACAGTTCAGCCCCTTACCTCTTCCTCTCTCACAATAGCTACTATTATGAAGAACGAGAAGGATCGGCTTGCGGCTTATTTGAGTTTAACTCTCCCATTTGCTGACGAAGTACTATTGGTTGATACGGGCTCACAAGACAAGTCGGATAAGTACGCTAGAAAGTTCGGCGCAAGGGTTATAAACTTCAAGTTTAGAGATCACTTCGCTGAAGCACGAAACATGTATTTAAAGAAGTGTAAAACTAAATGGTTGCTCCACCTAGACGTAGATGAGGTGACAGACTTCAAGAAAGTAATGAACTTAATTTTATCGAACCTTCCATCGGTAGATGGAGTTCAACTTCAGGTGTTGAACGTCATGAAACGTACTCGCTCGTATGTACATCAAGACGCGGTCCGCATCATCAAGAACCCGAACTCGTGGTACTATACAGGAAGAGTTCACGAAACTGTAGAAGAGTGCGCCGCAAAACACTCTAAATCTTTAATCAGGGCATCTGGGTTAGTCATATATCATTTCGGTTACCTCTCCTCCAATGTCCCCAGCAAGTTAGAATACTATCGGAAGCTTAACGAATTACAAATGCAGGAAAACCCATACGACTGCCGACCTTACTTTAACCTCGCCCTACATGAGTTGAATCGCCAGGAGTTAACTGATGAACAAATTGATAAAGTTATTAGGATGTTGAAGAGAAGTATAGAATTACACAGCACTTTCGTGCTCGCGAAATATGAGTTAAGCCGGTGTTACTGTTTAAAGGCTCTCCAACTTATAGAGGACATCATGCAGCTTGCACCTCGTGATCATCCCTTATATAAAGAGGTGAGTGAGGTGTACGCTCTCTTGAAGAACTACACACGGCGTATTATAGTTGAAGAATGAAGAATTTGTTACGTCATAACCCACTGTTTGAGCGGCGCTGTCAGGACTTTACTGTTCGTCGGTACACGCCCTGCATTTCACCCTCTCTCAAATGTCACAAAAATCGGCCCGTTAACATTTCAGCTACCATTAAACCTAAGTCGCAACTTAGGCTGATCCGTACTGATGATGGGGATAGAGTGAAGTGTAGTGTAGTAGGAAGCACAACAGAGACGTTGATTCTAGAAACCCAAGTACCATCTACAACAAGCGCCGAATACTCCTACCTGGACTACATTCAGTGTGGTACAGATTGCCAAGTAAGCTGCTATGTAAACAGACCTGAGGTGCAACTGCAGTTGGGCACTATAAAGGGGGCACTTGTTGACGCCAAAAGGGCGTTAGGGATGGACGAACTTGGCAGACTGGTTTTTATCAACACACAAGTGTTAGTGTGCTTACCCTCTGTGTTTTCGATCATGGCAGGTGATACAGTCGAATCCTCAAGCGGCATTTACGAAGTTAAGTCAGTGAACCCCGCTTACAGCCCACGTGGCGAACTCGAATTCTTAGAGTGTGATGTAACACAATTGTTCGACCCCGGAGCACGCTCATGAAGCTTACAATTAAGATATCAGGCCTAGAAGATATACACGCTGATCTGGAGCAAAGAAAAAAACGCACAATAGAAGTGATTTACAACGAGATTCTGAAGCTTGTTTCAGCTAGGCCTATAAGTAGGGAGGAACTGCGCTTTTCTGGACATCCATATGCTCGCCGACATGGACTCAAGTACATTGAACCTGTTGTACACTTAAACACGGGGCGCTTGAAGAGCGCAATTAAAGTAAGGCGTGACGGGGTTGTGTTCGACCTCAGTGATTGTCCTTACATAGAATATGTCCGAAAAGGGACACGGATGATGTTACCTCGTTGGTTCGTGAAAAAGGCAATAGAAAACATGCAGGGCGAGTTAAGGAGAATTTGGTCATAATGAGATATACAGTTGAAGTGTTGCACTACCTAAAGGAGATTTACGAACACGTCCTCCAATCCTTGAATCGAGGGTACCAACTAAACCTAGTGAGATCCCCGGTCATTACTACATCACTCCCTACTCCACACACCGCTCCTGCTAGCTTTGTCAAGTACGAAGTACAAAAGACTTCACTTTATGGGTTCTTTGACCTCAAGGTCGAGTTTGTACTCACTGTCGCTATTGAGCACGATGTGGGAGGGTTAGCAGAGAGACTCGTCGCTGAAATGAAGCAACAACTCAGCGGACGCCTTTTTACTCCACACGTCTACTTCGTAAGAACATCTCTAATGATTGCTGAGTCCTTAAATACATCAGAAAAAACGCGGACTTATACACTTACTTGCATATTCCAGGGGTTTGAAAAAGAATGAAGCAAAATCCACAAACATGGCGGTGTGACAAATGTGGTGCGCTTTTAGGTTTTGTTGACCTTCCTGACGTCTTACGAATTAAATACAAAGACGCGTACACCCTAATAAATGTTGTCACAGGAAAAACCGAAGTAAAAGTCGTTTGCCGGAAGTGTGGCTTCATCAACACCAAGATACTCAAGCTCGCTTGACTTTTAAGTCACACTGGTCCATTCAATGTTAGTCTAGGCAGTGACGCTTAGAAACTAATTTCAAGGAGGTGAAATGTAGTATGAACGTTCCCGAGTACACTACCAAACGTTTATCGTTCGGCCCTGGTGTGTTATATCTTGGCGCAGCGGGGGCAACTCCTTCCAGTGATATTGGTGCGGTAAAAACAGGAGCTGTACTAACCATCACTAGAGACAAGTTAGAGGTGAAACAGGGGTCACCCGCACAGCTGATCCAGCAGTGGGTTATCAGTGAGTCTGTAAAATTAGAGGTTCATGGGATGGAATGGAACCTTGAGAACCTGAAGTACGCGATTGGAGCTGGGATCATCAAAACTGTATCGGGCGGTAAGACATTAGAGTTGGGTGGTACTATGAGCATCGAGGAATGCGCGCTCGAATTCGTACACCAGATGCCCGCCGGTGGTACAGTCATAGTTGACATTTGGAAAGCACAAGCGGGTGGTGAAATCGCAATCACCTTCGGTGATGACCCTCACGAGTTCCCTTATGTGTTCATGGGTTTAAATGCCACTACTGATTGGGCTGGGAACCCATTAGAGTCAGGAGCACAATTATGTAAAATCACTTTATTAGGTGACTTTACTTAATAGCAATATAAATCCAAAATGACGCCCAGGAGGTGCAATATGGGACAAAAACCATTCGAGGAGTATTTAGAAGGTAACAGGAAAGTTAAGCTCTCTTCCGGTAAGGAGGTAGAAGTACCGCCCCTTACTTGGGGAAGAGAGCTTAAAATCTACAAAGCATTGACTGAGGTTCTCAAGAAGCTCGCCGCGCCTGTAGACACTAAAACAGGTGAAGTATCGACAGTCACTTCCGATCAAATGTACTCATTTCTGTTGACTTTCGTGGACGAGGCTACTAACATCGCGGCTCTTGTGTTTGATCAGGATGCTCAATGGGTAACGGAAAACCTCACATCAAGTGATATGACCGAGTTTGTCCTCCCTTTATCACTAAACATTTTCAACAAGCTCAGCAAGGGTATGACCGACGCTTTCACCGCTCTGTCGACACTGGAGAAGAAGTAGAAAAGACAATCGCTGCTATTGTTGACTTCATGTGTTCTGAATATGGCTGGACACCGAACCAGGTCTTCAACTTGACACGAGCCACAGTTTCCGCTCTATTAGAATCGGCTATGAAAAGGAAGAAGGAGGAATATAAATTTTATGCAAGCTGTGCGGGGGCTAAGTTACAAGAGGAGATTTCTACTTCTGAGGATTTACTACGCCAAGTGAAGCAGTCAGGGATACCGTTTGAGGTGAAGAAGTAATGCCGGAAGAGTACGTCGTTGAAGTAAGATTAGAGAACAAAGAGAGCTTAGATGTTCTTGCACACTCACTCAGTGAAGTTTATGGTGAGTTAAGACGTCTCAACACCTCACTTAACCAATTTCAAAAAGATGCTCTTACTACAGCACGCGCCGTCCAGGAATGCACGGAATCTATGCGAGATATAACTCAGGAAATCGCTGAGAGTACAAAAGTACTAAAAACCCAAAATATTGTAACTCAAAAGTCAACAAAACAGACCACCCAACTAGCGTCGGCGAATCAGCGTACAACCGCTGAGGTTAAGAAACAAGCAACGGCTCTAACTCAATTAAGAGGAGTAATGTTGGGTGTCGCGGCTGCGGTAGCTGTTGCCGTTGTCGCTTACACAAAACAAGAAAAGATCCTAAAAGCTGTGAACATGCTTGAGCACCGTAAGCTTACTCTTGCGGTGCTCCTTAAAAAGGCGGTTGAAAAGAATCTCATCACTTGGGGTACTGCTGCAAAAGTACTAGTAGGGTATGGTACGGGACTTAAGTCAGCCAGCTGGGCCGCAAACACCCTCACTAAATCAATGACAAAGACAGCGTTCGCTGCGGTGGTCAACACTAAGCAATTTCAAGAAGTGGCACGCGTCTTATCTCAGTTCACGACTACATCAAACATTGCAAGCGCTGCTGTAGAAGGAGTGAAGCAAGGACTAATTGAGTCAGCTAGAAGCTCTGAAGAGACCAAAGCGGCACTAGTTGGGATCTACTCTGTGCTGAAAACAATCGACGCCGCCAGTAACGCATATCAACGGCTGACTACTACTCAAGAGATGAACAGGCGGAGCGCTCTGGAATTGACAGAACAAATTCTGAAGACAATTAACGCGAGTCAACAAGAAACCGAGGAAATAGACAGAGAAGCTAAGGTAACCAGACACGCTACTATGGAAGCTGAGAGGCGAACAACGGTTCTAACATGGATGAAGCGGGCGTTAATCGGAGTCGCAGCAGCGGTAGCAGCGGTTACGATCTCACAACGTCAGCGGGAAAGAATTGAAAGTATTCTTTACAAGCTCGATCAGCGAAGGCACGTTATGGCGTTATCACTCGCTGCACGCCTCGCTGAGTACGAAGCGCAACACAGAACCACTGCGCGTGTTCTCGCATCGTTTGGTTCTGTTGTGTCGAGTTTAATAAGGACCACTTACAACTACGCACGAGGCTCATATGATGCCCGTGTAGCTGTTAATGCGTTTACGAAAACAGTAAAGACCGCAATTACTACTACAGTCACCGAATTACGCCGAGCCCCTACCGAATGGCTTAGACTAGTTAAATCCAGTTTTCTGGAAGCATCAAGGCTGATCGATGTTTATTTAGCATCCGCTACGGGAAGGACGACCAGAGCGTTGGGTTTTCTCCTTGTTATGATTCCTAAGAACGTGGCTATAGCTTTAGTTTCGGCCTTGTCCGGCATTGTAAGTAAAGTTCTACCTACGTTCGTAAGGGAGCTGGGGGGCGCGCTACTAAGCGTTCGGGAGAATTTTGCTGAGGCCGCAAAAGGCTCTACAGCGCTTAAGGCAGCTCTCGTGTCGCTAAAGTCTTTGGCTAGAGATGTAGGAGTAGCCTTTATAAATCTCGGTAAAGGAGTACACACCGCGATCTTAACTGGTGTTGTTGCTACCACAACGCTGTCGAAATCCGTTATGGATGAGGCGGCCAAATCAGCTACAACCTTTGGTGAAACCATGAAGGGTGTCGCAAAAGCATTAATCGCACCAGTCGCCGCTATCGTCACACCCTTTACTGACCTCCCTGGTGTTTTAATCCCAAAGCTAAGGGAAGTGATGACTACCTTCAAGCAGTTTGAAGTTTCAACCTGGAGTCTGGCTCGCACCACCTACGAGGCCACTAGAGAGTCAGCTTCTGCGTTAAGAAGCTTCGCCGCCGCGTCCAAAGTTTTCTTAGTTGCTCATTTAGACGCTGTGAAAGACGTTATAGGAGCGTCGGTAAAGCATTTTAAAATTTGGCTAGCTACGTTGAGAGTCAGTGAGAAACAGATTCCTCTCTTGTTGAAACCCTTTACTCTATTACTTGGTTCCTTAGCGATTCTGTCAGGGAGGTTGCTGAAACTCTCCCCGTCATTCAAATCCTTTGGTACTACTATAGAAAGCGCCGGTTGGGCCCTGAACAGAGCTAGTTCGTTCACTCGAGTTTTCAGCGCTGTCACAACTAATCTTGATCGTGGATTAACTGAGATAACAGGCACTAGCAAGTCAGTAACAAGAGGATTCGGTGAGGTAGCAAAGGCAGCCGGGCTGCAAAAAGAATCAATTTTGGGTTTGCTTGGTGGTCTTGGTAAGTTAGTGGTCCACTACCTTTTGGTATATAAGTGGCATTTGACTGTTGCGCACGGACTCGAAGCACTTTCCCACCTTATAGCAAATATTGGGAGAACTTGGGTCGCATCGCTTCACCACGCGTTTGAAGTTAGTGTTGAATTCCTTCGCACCGAGTTAGATTTAATCCGCGCGACTCAACGGTACCAGGAACTCACTAAGGATGCAACTAGAACAACAGCAGAGTGGGTGGATTGGACGGACAAGCTCGCTATCTCCCTCGGTAAGGATATCGCTCCAATGAGACGCGTCACTGGTGTGTTGCTCGATTACGCTGCTGTGTATGGTTTAACTAGGAGTGAAACTGAACGGTTTATAAAACTGATGATTGATGTGTCTACGTATTTAGGAACTGATGTATTTATGGCACTACGCCACGTTCGTGGTGCCCTAGCTGGGCTCAGTTTGTCTGCTATGTATTTAGGCATCCAAGTAGAGGCGCTGAAAGACAGAACTAAACATTACGAGGAGCAGTTACGGAAGACCGGCGTCGCAGCGGGTGTCGATATAAAACAGAAAGCCAGATTGTTGGCTTTAATGGATGAGTTGAACTATCTGCAAGGAATGACCAATAAGTTGATGGATACAGGGTACGGTGCTGTTCATAGATACAAAGTTGCCCAGCAGGCACTTGCTAATGCGATTGGTGAAGCCGCCGCGCCCGCGATGAGTTCCTTATACAACATAATGACGAAGGTTATTGGAGGTATACTTGGGTTGGGTCGCGGCTTTATGAGAGCGTATGTTGGTGTAAAGGCCTTCTTAGGTGTCGCGTTACAGTTCGCTGGATCTATAGGGGTCTTAGCTGCTAAGGTGTTAATCTTAATGGAAACCTTACATATGTTAGAAGTAGTTCTTACGTTCGTCAACAAGTCTCTCTACTCACTACCTATAGCCTCCGTTCCATTTTTACGTTCTATTTTACGAATGGAAGGTGAAGCAGTTAAGTTTAAGGATATCTGGACCGTCGCCGGTAACACAATACGCTTTGGAGCCCGTTTGGCGCTCCGTGAAATAAAAGATCTCGTGGTTAGTGGGGTCTCAATGCTGTCCAAACTCGCAGCCTCAGCTACCGCCGCTTCGAAAGCGTTCTTGACTATAAGGGTTCCCACGTTCGCGGTCGCGACTCTTTACGGTGAACGCTTCGCTCGCGCTATTGCCAAGCAAGATACGGTTGCTTCAAGGTTAACCGAAACTTTGAGATCAGTAGGAAGGGCCAATCTTGAGACTGGTGTCCATATGGCCGCGTGTGCAACAAGCTTTATGTGGCTTAGACACAATGTAGTCTTATGCACTAAGAAGATCCTAGATTTCGGGAAAGCGATAGTGCAAATGGGGAGGTTGATTTTATTTGTACGTATCCCCGAACTCATTAAAAATTTCAAAGACTTAGCTATAACAATAGCAGGCGCTGGTGTCGCTGTGGTTCAGTGGATGTCTAAAGCTCGTACGCCCGCAACAAAATACGCAGACACGATAGCTGAAACCGTGAGACGTACACATGGAATGGAAGCAGCAACGCGCGCTTGGGGTGGTGCCTTTTTACAAGCGATAGGCCTTGTAAAGCTATCAGAAACAAGGTTCGCTGGTTTGTTAGGGAGGTTTCGTGGGCTAATAACTTTCATCTCAAATATTGGGATTGGTACGCTTGGTGTTCTCGGTGAGAAGTTTAAGCTTCTTTGGTCAATAGTTCGTACTGTAGGAGTAAGGTTCTCCCTCATTGCTATGGCTGTCCTTGGTGCCTTCAGGGCTTTTGAAAATCTGATTAATGCGATCTCGGAGACATTTGGCGTGACCATCAAGCTAACCACGGTGATCAAAGCAGTTGGTACTATCTTATACGACATTGTAAAACCCATCGTTTGGTTAGGGAAATTGGCAGTCGATGTTATTGCTGGTGTATTAACAGAGGCGTTTGCTGGGTTGTCTCTAACGTTAGGGCTTACCCTCAAGCTTTTAGAAAGGTTCCCTTGGATTGGGGGTAAAGTAAAAGGCTTAGGAGATAAATTCGTTGAGCTATCATTCCGGTTAGATGAGATGGCAAAAGGATCGAAGACATCAGTAAAAGCGACGCGTGATCTCCGAACTGAAATAGAGAATTTGATTAAAACCCTGGAAACCCGCGAAAGGGAGAGAGGGTTAAACTTAGCTGTTGCTGAGTCTTATAAGGTACTAATTGAAAGAGCGATCGACTACAAATACGCGCTAGAAGCTGAACAGAAGCTGAGAAGGGATCTGGAAGAAACAAAGAAAAGTGGCATCCTGTCCGAGAGGGCACTACGGGCACAAAGAGAGCACCTCCAAAAAGTTACTTTAGAGGCGAATTCAGCAGAGAATAAGTTTAAGAAAGCTATTGAAGAGACAACAAAAGCTACAAAGACCGAGATCGATCAGGTAAAGAACTTAGGCGACGCCTACATAGAACATCTCCGTACCCACAGGGGGCTAGAACCAGCTTTAAAGGACCAGGCTACGCTGTATGGATTGATCAGTAAGGTTCAGGAAGATCAGGCTCGCTTAATGGTGGGGAGCGCGTCGGCCGCACAAGATCTCGCAAGCGACTTTGACCAGTTAGCGGATCTGTTCTCCAAATGGGCAGAGACAGCCGACGCTGAAGCGAAACCCGCGTTAGAAGCACAAGCAAAACACTTAAAGAAATTAGCAGAGGAGTTACGAGAGGTAGGAGGAAATTTAGAGGAACACCCTGAGTTATTAGATAAACTCACAGATGCTTACACAAAAAGTGCCGCGGCAACTGCAGTATTCTCTTCTGAGACCAAAAAACTAAAATTACAACAAGACCTACTAAGAGCCGCCATAGAAGCAGCGGCCAAGGCACCTCCTTTAAAACCAGAGACTCCAGAAGAGTTTAAAAAGCGACTCGCAGAGGTTGTCGCTATAGAAAAGGAGCTCCGGAGAATCCGTGAGGAAGGATACAAAAAGCTTCAGATTCAAGCAGCACTGGGTGTAGACACACTTGATGAACAGATCAAACGTGAGGTAGCGCTCACCAGGAAGATTCGGGAGAAGCTCAACGCCTTAAGAGAAGGTTCCGAGGTGTATGAGGAGACTTTCCGTCAGTATCGCTCACATATCGAGAAAGTGGTTTCATTACAGACTCAGTTCATCAGCCAGGTCGCTAAATCATCAGAGGCATACCTTAGCGGAGTGAAAAGCGCGCGCGACTTTGAGGCACAGCGGCTTGAATTACTAAGAAGGGGCTCAGCAGAGTACGAGGCGGCTCATGCTAGAAGAAAGGCGTTAGACGCGGATTATGTAGGGAGCCTCGAACGAATAATTAGTGCTTACGAGAAGCTCGCAACGTCTGCTGTTGTAGCACCTCGCGCGAGACAAGCTGCATTAGAGCAACTTCGTTCAATACATACTAATCTCATTCAACAGGTTCGCACCTTGCAGCTAGAGTATCTCAGAGCACAGAAGAATGTAGAAAAAATGCGAGACGCACTTGATGTCATGCGGATGGAGTTCAGACACGCTGAGGAAGATATGGTAAACGTTCACAAGTCAGCGGAGGATAGGAAGCGCGAGGCTTCCGAACGAGCAGAAGAGTATATGTCGAAAGCGTGGGACCGCTACTACAAAGGGAATTACGAAGCCGCAGAGAATCTCGCTCGGAAAGCTATACCTTTGTATAAGCAGATGGCCGAAGCAGCAGCTGAAAAAGCAAAAGAAATGTGGAAGGGCGCAGGCCCAGAAATAGCTGAGTTTATGGCGAAGCAAGCACGTGAAGAGGGTGCCCGTAAGGTAAAAGAGGTTCATGATTTCATACTAATGCTCGCTGACAAACGCATCGAGAAGGAAAAAGAGGAAGCTGCAAATATAAAAGAGACGATGGAAAAGATGACCAAACTATTAGAAGACCATAAAGCCGCTTTTGAGGCATCAGAGGAGTGGGCAACTCGGTATTACACTAAGTTAGAAGAAAGAATATCTTCATTGATCAAGAAGCTGAAAGAACTGCCCAGAGAGATACATGTGAGGATTATTGTTGAAGAAAGCCGTCACGTGGGTGGACTTATTGGTAAATATCTACGTCGCCAGTTTGGTGGGTTGGTTCCTGGCACAGGCAAAGGAGATATTGTGCCTGCATTGTTAGAACCAGGAGAGTATGTAATACCAACACGTGTAGTGGAAAGATTGGGGGTGTCCTTCTTCGAATCATTACGTAAGAACACCCCCTTAACTCCTCCCCCAGTCGTTCGGATGCAAGAAGGAGGACTTGTACCAGAACCTGCGGCTGAACGAGTAGTACGACTCGACTTTAGAGTAGGTTCTGAAACGTATCCGCTTAGGGGGAGGCCAGATGTGGTCGACGGTTTAGTTAAAGCGTTGAAAAGGAAAGCGTTAGTAGGTGCAAACGCATGAGTTTAAAGTTTAAGTTAGCAGGAATTGAGTTACCTGACATGCTTTGGGTTGATGAAAAACTAGTTAGTGAAGTAACAGGATCTGTAGATAGGACTTTGGGGGGCACAGAAATCGTGTGGGAACATACTTTGATCGGCGGAAGGCCAATCACACTAACTACAAAATTAGGTGAATGGAGGCTGTCAACATTTACCGAAGATCAACTTGATGAGGTCCTCGAATTGGCACGGGTCCCCAACGCAACCTACAACTTAACCCATGATGGGAGTACTTACAGGGTCCGTTTTGCCCACGAAGACCCTCCATGTATTGAGATGAACCAAATTTACCCTAGTGGGCTGTACGACGTTGTACTAAAACTACGTGAAGTAAAGCAGCTTTAGGAGGTGAAATATGGCTGTAACAAGAGACGATTTGGCATTTGTGAAAAGCGCAACTGTTACGGACACAGACAACAACGGTGGGCGAAAAAGTTACATCGAGGTACCAAACCGTACTCGGTTTAATCTATTCCCTCGCGTAACACGTCCTGAGAGGATGAATGGTAAAACTAGATACCGTAAAGAGTTTCTATGGAACAAAAACGCAGCAAATGAAGTTGCATATGGTGTGTTAGCTTACATCTTATACCCCAGTCCGGCGGGTGACAGGTTTTATCTAGCTGAGGGGACACAGACAGACACTCAAGGGGATATTGATGACAGCTATAAATGGTATGGTGGAGGCGCACTACACTCAGACGTAACTGCTGGTGCAACTCAAATCTCGATCGAGTTTGAAAGTGATGACTACCATATTGCAAACGGGATGACTATCGCAATCAACAGTCACTTCTTGGTTGGCCAAACAATCATGGCTGGTGTGAGAGCGTTTGACGCGGTGAAATTCGATTCTGTACAAGGTATGTGGGTAAAGGAATCTGCACCTGACGCGGACTCTGAAGACGTATACCCATATGGAACGTATTTAGGAAACAATAAAGTATTCAGCTACAATGACAACGGAGAACTAGAGTACCTCACTGTTGCAAATGACAAATATGAGAATGAAGTAATTGGAACTGGAGATGGGAACACAACTAACTTCACTGATACATTAGAACACCCTCCTGTGGAGCCGAACACAGTAGTAGTTTACTATACTATCGGAGGAGCTACTTATACTGGGTTTGCTGATGAAAACGGAAATATCACGGGGACAAACATTTCATCCGGTTCTGTAAACTCGGATGGACTTATTAACCTTACCTTCACCGCGGCTCCTGATTCTGGAACACAAATAACGTGTGACTACACTAAACGAGCTTACTCTTGGAGTGGGTATGTTTGTACTATAGACTTAGCGGAACCTGTTGCGAATGATTACCTCGCTGCGAACACTTTTGTAGGTATATGCGTCCCTATTGGGGATATAGAACCGAGTCACTCCGATGTAGTGGTCAATTCAGCAAACGGGACTTTCAACCACGCATTGATGACCGAAGATAACCAAGGCACAGTAGAGGATGACTGGACTATAACATTCACTAGCGCGACCGAGTTCACTTGCTCTGGTGCTAACGAAGGAAGTGTCGGTACTGGAAATATCACCTCGAGCTTTAGCCCAATAAACTCAAACACAGGTCAGCCTTACTTTACGATTCCTCCTTCCGCTTGGGGAGGTGCTTGGGTGTCGGGTGATACTATTACTTTTAAAACTCACCCCGCAGCTGCACCACTGTGGTGGAAGGAAGTAGTTCCGGCTGGGATTGGCCCATACAGTGATAATGGTGTGATGTTGGAAATCTATGTCGAATAAGGGAGTGCTCAAGTGCCCGTTGTACTTTTCGGCCAAACGACAGGCAAGGCCTTCGTTCAAACACGTAGCGGAATTCTAACCAATTCAGGAGGACAATACTTACAGTTATCCCTTCTGAGGGAAGCACATATCCCTTGGTATCTAATAACTAGTTCAGGAAGCGTGCTGAACCAGTTCCAAGCTCAACCACTAATATGGCTGATGCGTCAATGGGGATTAATCGAGTTCCCACCACCAAAGAACATAACTCGGTTTTTAAAGAACACAGTTACAAAACTCAACATACCTCTACGGAGTTATCCTGTAACTCAAATCATTGATGGCGCTGCGCAACAGCTGAAAAACACAATCGTGAAATACAACACTCCATCACACATCTACCATGTGAACCAGATTACTGATGGGATCGCGCAGCAGCTGAAGAGCCTAATCTCTAGTGACCCAACGCAAAGAAGCCAATTCCTACGTAACGTTTTGACCACATTTACATTGACTGCTGAGCATTATCTACGATCGTCAGTTGGTGGCGCCCCGAGCGATCTGGTGGGTTTTGGTGACGGGGTGAGTACGATGTTCACCAGCACCTTGACTTATGTACCACACATATCTTCTGTCGTTATCCATTACACCATCAATGGTGTTTCATACGAAGGTGTTGCTGATGAGAACGGGACTATAACAGGTACCTACATAGCTAGTGGGGCCATTGATCTTAACGGTCATCTAACACTTACGTTCACAAACGCACCGGATATAGGTTCGTCAATCTTAGCTTCATATACTCGCAGGATGGTTGACTGGTCTTTAAAGGTTGATGGAGTTGATTTCAGTACGGTCGTGAGCGAAGTTCACGTTAGCCAAAGAGAGAGCGAAAAGATCAATCACATTGAGGTTACTGTGAAAGACCCTAGTAAATTCACAATGTGTGACCCCGCCCACAACTGGGGTGCAGAAAGGATTCAATTAACTGTTGGTGACACTACCTACTCTTTTCTTCTTGAGTCACGCGAAGGTTCAGAAGTAGAGTTCACAATTTGGGGAAGGGCTAAAGCAGCACTCTTAACAGAACCCTTCGCGGAGAAAGTCGACAAAGAGTGGATGGACCTAAATGCGTCGTCGATAGCATCAGAGTTAGCCGGCAGTGTGCCTCTAGACTGGGAAGCAGTGGACTACTATATTCCCTATGGTAGTTTTGAAGGTTACCCCTTAGATATAATAGGAAGGTTAGCTGAAACAGTAGGTGCTGTTGTCCGTACTAGACCAGATGGGAGCTTAGTAGTCAGACCGAAATTCACTGTTCGCCCGAAAGACTTGTCAGAGGTAACGGAAACACGTCGTTACGATCGTTATACCAACCTAGTTTCGTTGGATTACAGTGAAGAACTTCCTACCTGTAATGCTGTGGTTGTAAAAGGCGAGCCCACAGGTCATGAAGTTTCTTTTACACTGGAGATGGATGATGGTGAACCATGCTACGAAGCTGGCGTTGATAGCGCTTATATTCGCGTGTACTCGAATCCGGTTGGTTTTCCATACGAGGTCGTTTCAACAGGAACCGTGACAAAAGTACATGGTGCGAAAACGGAAGAGGTGGAGGAGACGATAACTATCACGAACGAGAGCGGCTCCCTTAGACGACCAGTTTACGGGGATTTTTCCTACACATGGGTAGGCAAGTGCCAGGGAAACGTGGTACGAACTGGGAAAACGCTTCATATTTCGGGCTGTAAGTGTGGTGTACTTCGTGTGAAATACACAACAAAGTATGATGTCTATAAAGTGTCGTGTGGAAAACTCGCACCTGATGAAAAGGAACGTCCCGTCCTAGTATGTGTTGTTGTCCCTGAAGAAGCCGCTGCTGTCTCAGTGAAGGTAGTCATGGGTAAAGGTGATAAGGAGTGTGATCCTATAGATGATGATCTAATATCAACGGACTCTGTTGCTGTAACTCGTGGGAAGTCATTCTTGGATGATAACTACTACCTTAAGAGAAAGTTCACCTTCCGGGTCCCGTATGAAGGTGCTGTCGATGGCGAAGTTGCTGACCTGGAAGACGATGTGCACAACTTGTACGGGCGCGGCTTGATACGGCAGGCTAATATTGTGATAAATCTTAGTGGAAGTACACGTAAAATTTGGCAAGATTTGGAGGTTGTTTGCTTTGAAAATCCACCTTCTTGAAGCCAGTGAAGAGCTTAAGACTGGTGTGGTTACAGGATTCCGTGAAGGCTTGTACATAGTAAAGGTTGGGGCTTCAACCATAAGAGCTACATCAAGTCACTCGTTCACAGTAGGCGATCGAGTTGTTGTGGGAAGAGCAGGAACACAATACGTTGTCATTGGGAAGAGAAAAGGAACCCCGCGCGAACCAAAGGTAGTCAGAGCTGATGTTTAGGAGCTGAAGGATGGCAGAAGTCACAAAAGGTAGCATCACTGTAACGTTTAAGGCACTGTGTGTTGCTGAACCAGGACATGGGATCACAGCCGAGTTAGATGCTGAGCGTAATGAAGGGAAGAACTGCTTCACATATGGAGAAAAAGTATATTTTAGGGTGTATACATACCCTCATGATATGCGGATCACACTGACGTCAAGTGACGGATCGATCAACGCGGAAGGAAGCAGTACAGAAACCATCGAAGATGAGATATTAACATTCGCTGACACAAAAGAAGCCTCAACACATCGATACATCCGGGCTCTCGTCTCATACGACTGGTTTGGGACGAGTTTGGGTCAGGTCACCTGTATTGGGGGTTCAACAATTGTGGCCGCTAAAGAAGGGTGCGCGGTACTACAACTGACATACACGAGCTTTTACCGTGTCTATAGCATAACTGTACCTCCTAGAGACTATGAGACCTACTTGGTTCTCATCCTTATTAAGGAAGTAGAGGAGAAGTAATGCCTGCTAGAAGTCAAATCCAAGTTGGGATCTCAAAGACTTGTGCTGGGGTTGAAGTAAAGTCCTTCACGCTTGAGTTAGACTCGGAAAAAAACAGAGGTCAATCCACATTCCCGCCTGGGGAATTCGCTTATGTTCGGTGCTTTCCTGCGCTGCTCAAACCAGAGTTAAGAGTAAGTATGGGCACTGCGAGACTTGAAGCGGAAGGCTTACCATTATCACAGGAAGACGAGATCACTTTCGCGCGGAGCAAGAGTGCTAATTTACGGTACCCTTATCACTCCAACTTTGAATGGGAGTGGGTAGGACGTGAAGGGCCCCCACCAAAAGTAACTACTGAGGGTACGATCTTATTAAGCGAAGAGTTTTCAGGAATCCTTAAAGTTAAATATCAGACCTTATTCGATCGAATTGAAGTGCATTGTACAGAAGAAGCGTCGGTGCTCTTAGAAGCTATAAAGGAAGATAGATACGGCCACATCACCCTAAGGTGGAAGCCAGAAACCCGCGAAGTGTACCTGACCGTGAGAGATGCTTGCACTCGTACAATAATCCCAAGTGTCTTTGTGTGGGTTGATGGTAAGTACATAGGAACAACAGACTTACAAGGAAGGATTTATTTGGGGAAGTTAAAGGTTGGGACACATTCGTTAAAAATGTCAAAGTATGGATACCAGGACAGCGACTCAGACACAATTGCGAATGACTCTTTTACTGTGTCATGACGGAACTAATTGCATACTTATGCCCACACCCTTGGAGACCACGTGGGTTGTGTAATCCCACGAACGTCAAAGCTTCTACGTCTTCTAGGACAGAAGGTGATAAAACCGAAGTTGAAACCTTCCTATGCCCTGAAGGTTTCGAGTGCAACCGAACCGAAGTGAAAGCATATTTACTTCCAAAAGATAGAAACGCAATTGACTGCCTACTCTGCGTTCCTACGTGTACTGACTCAGATGTTGAACCAACACCAGAAATCGCGAACGAAAGCTTTTGTATGAAGATGTTGGATTTACACAATGACGCTAGAGTGACACACCCAGATGAATGCCCCCCTGCCGAGTGTAGGCACTTGGAGTTAGATAAAGCCTTGTGTGAGATAGCGTTCTGGCACGCGCGCGACATGGTCGAAAATGACTACTTCCGGCACACTGATAGTTTTGGCAGGGATCATACTGCGAGACTAGAGTATTTCGGATATAAAAAAGTACCCACAAGCGAGAATATAGCCTGTAAGGAATATGTCAACACATTCAAAGGAACTTCCGCTGTTGCTATAGACTTGTTTGAGGGGTGGATGTCTAGCTCTGGACATCGTGGTAATATTATGAACCCGGCGTTTAATAGGGTAGGTTTCGGAATAGCGTATTGGATGTGGACAGATAACGTAGGAAATGTATATAAGAAGTATATAGCCGTCGCGATCTTCGCGAGTGATGATGGTCCATTCGAGAGCGCGGTTGTAGCTAAGCCGGAGCTACCATGTACAGGCGAATGTGTCGAAAAGATTCACTGGCATCAGGATTATAAATTGGTTAAAGTATGGTATGAAGACGAATGGATCGAGTACAAAGAACCCAAACCGGTAATTATCACTCAGATAAAGCTCCCTCAAATTTGTGCTCTCTACAAAATACGGTTTCAATTCGAGCTAGGACCATGTTACGTTGAGTACTATCTAGACCAAGAAAAGAGCCCCATCCCAAGTGATAATAGGTTGGAGTTTGCGTGGAATAACAAAGAAGCGATAGGCAACTCATATATACAGGATAGGGTGTGGACAATACGTTGGAATTTCGCTGACAGTCAGCATTGCTTCTATCCTGGGAGCTATATGATAGTTTATGGGTGGCTAAAAGACTATGAGGACGAATGCAATCCTTTCATAATAGGATTTGGTTGGTTTGAGACCCACTGCTGGACGAGTGGTATAATACGAGGATGTGGCTTGCTGGACTCAGATGGTAACGTAATAGAAGGCGGTATAGGAGTGACAATGAAGGATCGCTGGGTTGGGGACTCGCGTTTGCATTGGTTAGTGGACTTCAAAGGGAGCTACTTCTGGTTAAGATGTAGTGACTCTTATAGGTATAACATAGGCGAACGTGGGGTTATCCTAAAGGGTGGCACTAGCAAGTCCTTAGACCAAAAAGGGAACCTTGTGTTAGAACCAGCGTGTCGTGGTCCAGTTCCGTGGGGTGCAGACTACCCGTTCGTCTACAAAGCACCTGACGGAAGAATGTTTTTCGACCCAATAAGTGATAGCAACGTAGCGTACACTTTGGATCGTGGGTCAGATATATTACTTCCCGTAAGATTCTGGTGGTAAGATGTCAGAGTATAATATAACAAACGCAGACAGTATGGTTGGTAGGTTCCATAAATGGGCGAGGATCCTCAGCCTGTGTGAGCCCGGTGATAAAGCGAAAGTGGAAATCCTGGACGGTGGGCTTAACCCAACAGGTGAAATTTACGATAATGTTTTGTTTCATTATCATTGCACACCCACTACCTTAGAAATAGGTGGAACGTCCGAGCACGCCGCTTCAGCGTTTGACATTGGAGATATAGTTGTATTACGGTTTGACGAAGGCACTCCCAGGATAGTCTCTAGGAAGTTTGGTTTAGCTGAATGTTCCGAAATAAGTGGCTTTCTGGAAGTAAGACGTGGTGGACTACCAACACGCTGTGTAAAGCCCGTATTCCTTCTAGGCTATTACTATGGCAACCCGCGGTTTTTACTGTACGACATCTACAACGAAAGCTTAGAGGATCGGGAGGCACAAATAGTCGCGGTGAGTCATCACGCAGCTGTAATGCATAAGGGTCTGATGTACGTTTTAGGTGGATCAACATCAAGTGGTGTAACGAGTACTTACTACGCATATAACCCCCAAACAGACATTTGGCGGATTTTGGGATTTATGCCAGGTGTACGGTTCAACCACTCAGCGGCTGTGTGGGGGAATAGTATATACGTTCTAGGTGGAACATGCCCTAACCCCAACCCACCACCAACTTACTTGGTCAACAACACATTCTGGCGATGCAGACTTGACAATATAGCGGTAGAACATTTCACGCTTCACAACCCCATCTTCACAACTTATCTACAACATTCTCCCATTATTCCAAGAACTTTAACCGTCAAATACACTAGAAGTGACAGAACATACACGCTTTGGGACACTGGTGAGGGGTTAAGTGACACTCGAACTGATTCCTCAATTCAGACCTCTATAGACTTAGTTACCGCGGGGGGTTCAACGAAGCTCACTTCATATGGATGGTATTCCGATGAACGAGCAGGTGCTGGATGGGTTCGGAATTATGACAGGGAGTTTTACCTCAATTTATTCTACACCCCTAAACCGGTCGACATCGAAGTGAAATACGAGTACGCAACGTGGTCCAGCATGCCAAATGCACCTTTTTGTGTCACAGGCCACACAGCAGTAGTGATAGGGGACAAAATGTACGTGTACGGTGGTGAGCGGGAAGACGCTCCTTGTGGTGAAGGTAACCCACCAGTACGTGACAACAAACTATATTCGTTTGATTTCCTCACTAACACATGGGCTCAACTACAAGACTGCCCGTTCCACCCAAACGGTTGCGTAGGCCATATAGGACTAACTGACGGTGAGAGAATGTACATCTTCGGGGGATACGATGGTTCCAGTTGTAGAGATGAACTTCTCATGTACGATGGAAGCTGGCACCTTATTAGCCACGGGCCTCGCGGTCTTTCAGACGCTGCTGGCGTAATTTACGGGAGTAAAATCTACATCTTCGGCGGAATCTATCAAGAAGGCGGTTCTTACTTAGTGAGTGACAAAATGTACGTCTACGACCTTGAGTCCGGTACTTGGTCTACTTATGACTTTACAGATATGTGCTATCACACAGCCGCTGTACGCGCCGCTTGACTATTCACTTCCTCAGAAATATGATGGTGTGTAGCTACGGAGAGGTTGGATATGGCTTTTACTTGGTCTAGCGAAGACGCAGCAGGTGGTACTGCCTGGCCATGGCCTGGGATGACCCGTCAAGAAGCTATTAGATGCGCAGCGTTAGAGAAGCTAAGAAGGCTTAGAGAAGCCGCGAAGAGGGAGCGTCGCGGCCTTTTCCCGGAAGAAGAGCCACGCTCTGAAGAAGAAGCTGAACGCTACTTTGGACCGTCGTACTTAGGTGATTGGAATGATTTACTACAGCAAGAGGATATACCCGCGTGGTTGGCGAGTTGGCTTTACTTAAATTACGGAGAACACCCAGAGACATACTGGTATTCGGGTGGGTCTACGGGTGATCCAAGGAGAGCGTGTCCCCACTGTAACAGCTCAACAGAGCCTGAGCCAGAACCGGAGCCTGAACCAGAACCACCTCCTCCGCCCCCTCCTGAGCCTGAAGAAGAGGAACCGCCAACGGACCTAAACGGGTATAAACTACCTGGCTTCAGTTCGGGAGACCTTGTGCTCAATAAAGATCACTGCTTTGTGACGTGCATCGCGAGGGGGTACAACTCGAAGCTGTGTGTGCTAAAGTCACCCGATCTCTACCATTGGTCCATACATCAAGCGGACGCGCAACCATCACTAGTACGCGCTGTAACTCTCTCCCAAAATGATGTACGAGTGTATGGTAACTACGGCTCTATGCACGTAAAAGGATCTCGCTTCCATTCTGACACCAATTCGTTTGATGACCCTGGCTTTGCGCACATGCGGCGCCTGACAAGTAACGATGAGTTGGAACAAGACGCTGCGGGCGAGGTCTTTTTTAGCTCCGAAGAAGGCTATGCACGGTCCGCATCTCCAAAGGGTGGATACCATGAAATTCGTAGCGCTTCTGATGGTGTCTACTACAGACAGAAGGGAGCTTCAAGTGAAGAAAAGATCTTTGATATAAATAACGCCCTTATATGTTGCGACTGTACACCTGCTGATGAATTGTATGTGGTCGCCTATGATCCAAGTACGAAAAAGATCCACCTTCGTGTGAAGACCACAACTGGGTGGAGTGACGCATCAACATATACACTCTCTCAAGATGTTAACGCTATCGACGTTGCAACCAATTCAAAAGGCGAAGTGTATTTACTCACACAAATCGAGCGAGATGAAGACGTCTTGATCAAAATCTATCAAGTTGAATTGTGAGGTGAGACGAAGTGTACACCGAGATAGTTCCAAGTGACGACTTGGCTTGGGGAGGCTACTTCATTGTCAACTCATCTGCTGGGCCTGGTGGGTCAATCAACCCCAGTGGTTCGTTCTCTGTCCCAGCAGGATCAGAAGTCACATTCACTCTAACACCAGATCCTGGCTACGCAGTTAAGAGCCTCCAAGTCAACGGTGTGGTAGTAAGCAGAAAACAAACCTATACATTGACTGTTTACCAAGATTCAGAAGTCGTCGCAACATTTGCCCCCCTTCCCGTGATTTCGGCTTCCGCGGGTGATCACGGCACTATCATTCCTAAAGGAGACATAATTGTACCTCTTTATTCAGACGCGATGTTCTGGATCATCCCCGAGCCTAACTACAGAATCCAAGAGGTCACAGTTGATGGAGAGACTATAGGTGCAGTGGGTTTTTATGTTTTTGAGGGTGTGACAACAGATCACACAATCCATGCTGAATTTACTGTTGGTGCTGGTACACACACCATAACCGCAACTGCTGGCACACATGGTTACATTGTGCCAAGCGGGGTTATAGAAGTAACAGATGGTCAATCAATCAGCTTCGATATATGGCCTGATGATGGGTACCATATAGATTATGTTTTAGTTGACGGGGTGTCCGTTGGGGCATGCTCAACATATACATTCACAAACGTAACATCGGATCATACCATTCACGTCGAGTTCGCTGAAGAGGGTACATACACTATAACCGCAACTGCTGGCACACACGGTGTTATCATACCTTCAGGTGTTGTAACCGTTAAGGCGAACTCAAACATTAGCTTCTCCATTGCCCCTGATGAGGACTACTGTGTCAGTAACATAGTAGTTGATGGAGTAAGTGTAGGGGCCGCACAAGCGTATAGCTTCATAAATGTAACATCAGATCACACAATCCATGCCGAGTTTACTCTGTGCGTACCTGGTGAGACAGTCATAGAAGACCTACGGGTCTATCCTGGTAACCTTGTGAGGTGGGAAACAGGACAACTATGGTGTGTTGCTGTTCATGAACAGGATGACAGAACCCCAAAGCTAATTTTAGCTACATCAACAGACAATGGGCATAGTTGGACTCACGTTCCATTATCCGCAGCTATAGAAGGAGAACAGTTCAGGCCTGACATAGCCATTGACTCACAAGGAACCCTCCATCTTGTTTGGGAGAACAGGGGAAGTGGCGCTAATCCAGAATACTCCAACATCCAATACATCTCAAGGACCTTAAGTGGTGAGTGGTCAACGCTCGAATGGCTGTCGAGTGAGCTATTTGATCAAGACCACCCACATATCGCGGTTGACGCAAATGACGCTGTTCATGTTATATGGACGGGGAAAACCACAGATTACCCCGATAAGAAAGTAATTCAACACCGGGTGCTAGTTGGAGGAACATGGAGCACAACTGAGGTTATTTACCACGACGATACTTATGACGGACTCACCCCAGATCTCGCAATTTCTGGCTTAACTGTTTTAGCCACATGGGTTGCTGGTATAGATAACCAACGGTTGTTGTATGCACGTAAGTACACCGATAGTTGGGGTGAAGCTACTCAGATTACTGGCAAAGGGTACGCTTATGACCCTGACGTAATGTATGGTGCTGATGGTGCCACAGTAGGCATCGTGTGCGTTGACAGTGAGACTTCAGCATACCATGTCTACAAGTCATTAAATTTAAACCCACTCGTCCGGGTAGACGCGCCTGCAGCGGATGAATATACAAATGCTTGGCCTTCTCTTTCAATAGGTATAAGTTATGGCTGTCATATTTTCTGGGCAGGTAAAGGTTGGGGTGCTCATCCAGATAGCTACAACATAATTCATGGGATTGATGGAGTCACTGCCCCTATCACGAATGATATGTATTCGAGTTATGGGCCAAACCCTTTGTGTAAAGACGCCCCGATTGTTAATTCAGCTCGAGTTGACCGCCCCTTACAAGGGTTCGCGCTCGTGTGGGTTTACAACCAAACTGAGCTAAGGTATTACCAAAGTCCAGATTTGAGGTGGGAACACCCTGTAGGATACTACGAAATAATTGCAACTTCTGAGGGTGGTGGTGACGTAATCCCACCCGGTGCTAGTTATGTTGCAGAAGGGGGCTCACTAACCTACTCCATTGTACCCCACCCACACCACAAGATCGATGATGTACAAGTTGACAGCACGTCCGTTGGGATAACTACGTGCTACACTTTCGCAGGCGTTACACAGGATCATACTATTCACGCCAAATTTAGCCCCATTTACCACACAATCCTTGCAACCGCAGGTGAGCACGGGTCCATAAACCCAATGACCGTATTCCTGACAGGTATGGTTATAGGCTCCTACGGCACTGGTAACGATCAATTCAAGTATCCACGTGACATCACTTGCGATGACACTTATATCTACGTTGCTGACGAATCCAATCACCGTGTGGTCAAAAGGTTAAAGTCTGATTTAAGCTTCGTAGCCGCAGTTGGAACTCAAGGGTCTGGTAATGATCAGTTTGATACGCCACGTGGTATCGCTTGTGATGACACTTATATTTACATTACTGATACTTACAATCAACGTGTGGTTAAAAGACTTAAATCAGACCTAAGCTATGTATCACAAGTAGGTTCCTACGGCTCTGGCAATGATCAATTTGCTGACCCAGAAGGGATAGCTTGTGATGACACTTATATTTACATTACTGATACTTACAATCACCGTGTGGTCAAAAGGTTAAAGTCTGATTTAAGCTTCGTAGCCGCAATCGGGTCTTCGGGTTCAGGGGACGACCAATTCTACGAACCGCGCGGAATAGCTTGTGACGACACTTATATCTACATCACCGATTACGGCAATTGTCGTGTGGTTAAAAGACTTAAATCAGACCTAAGCTATGTATCACAAGTAGGTTCCTACGGCTCTGGCAATGATCAATTTGGTAACCCAAAGGGAATAGCTTGTGATGACACTTATATTTACATTACTGACACTGGAAACAATCGGGTGGTCATAAGGAAAAAATCCGACTTAAGTTATGTATCACAAATTACCTCTTACGATGATGACAAACAGTTTGATAGCCCACAAGGCGTGGCTTGTGACGACCTCTACCTTTACATTGACGACACTAATAACTGCTGTGTGGTTAAAGAGCCAAAGTCGGACGAACCAATCTCAGAAGTAAAAGTAATAGACGGAGCGTGTATTTCGTTTGACATCATGCCCGATGAAGGATATCAGATTGACTACCTTTTAGTTGACGGAGTAACTATTGCACCAACTCCTACTTACATGTTCGAAAACGTAACGTCCGATCACACTATTCACGCCGAGTTCACCGAAGGTGGCCCGTACACAATTACCGCAACCGCTGGTACACATGGTATCATCGTACCTAGCGGGACTGTCACAGTCGCCGCAAACGCGAGTGCGTCCTTCCAAATGGTCCCAGAATTCGGCTACTGTGTGAGTCAAGTACTCGTAGATGGAAACGATGTTGAACCCACGCTGAATTACACATTTCACAATGTTCTTGCAAATCATACAATTCATGTTAACTTTGATAAAGGTACGCTTCCGATCCCTATAGTGATCGACAAAGAAGCAGCTTTCGGCCGGTTCTACTCGGCGCGTTCTTCATCAGGCGTCCTATGGGTGACCTACACCAAACGAGTAGACAACGTCAACCAGATTTTCGTGGCACAATCTTACGATCGTGGAGCTACTTGGTCAGTAGAAGCCATAACTGACTCATCATACGATCAAACAGACCCTGTTATGGTAATCGACTCCAGCGACATTGTATATGTTGTTTGGCGAGGTAAAGGTTGGGGGAACAACCCTGACAAATTCAACTTAGTTTGCCGAAGGAACGTACGGGGTGTTTGGGAAGACGCCATAGCTTTAACAGACATGCCGCATAATCAATGGGATCCTAATATTTCACTCGATGGTGACGATAGAGTGTTTGTGGTTTGGAGTGGTAAGGGATATGGCACACATTCAACCACCTCAAACATCTACATGATAACATATAGTGAGGGCTCCTGGAGTGATGTTGAATTAGTCACTGACGTGAGTCATTTTCAAGACAACCCACAAATAACAGTGGATCCTAATGGAAATGTATACGTGGTGTGGTCTGGGTATGGTTGGGGGGCATATCCCAACGACCTCAACGTGAAGCTACGAATTAAAAACAAGGACACTGGTTGGGGTAGTGTCCTAAACGTTACAGATGATGAAGGTTATTGGTTCGGTAGCAGTATAGTGTCAGACCTTGCAGGCACTGTTCACCTAGCGTGGTATGGCGGTTCCAGTGACTTCAACATTTACTACCGCACGTACTCAAAAGCATCTGGATTGAGCACTGTGGAAGCCGTTACTAGTAAAGAAGCGGGTGCACCACAGGTTGACCCCACATTAGGTGTAGACGCAGATAATAAAGTCTACCTCTTCTGGACGGGTCTGGGTTGGCCTGCGTGTGATTTTGCGTACAACTTGCGGAGTAAGGTGAAGTTGGGGGGCACGTGGTCTGATTTCCTGACCACAGATCTAATGAGTAATCAACGTAAGCCGCATCTTTTGTCAAACGTGTTCCCTACTGTAAGAAACGCTAAGACAAACTTCCCAAAGACAGGATTATTTATAACTTGGTATGGTAGCTTAAATGGATATAATGGGGCTACGTGGGATGAACCTGAACTCGAATTAGATCACCTCCACATTCAAGACGCTAGTACAAGGAAACCTAAGCCCGTGACAGGAATCACAGAAATTGACGAAGAATATGTCCAAACAGTCGCTCTTCAATTTTATCCTCTTCGCTACCTGCTTAAGGGTGCGAACTTATCCGCGGGTCAAAAATCTGAGTTTATAACAACAACACGTATGAATTACGGTTTAATCACTCTAGCATTTTCAGATGCTGGCGCGTCGGCGAGCATCCGCTTAGTACGGCGTGACCAAAGTGGAGTTGAGTCCTATTCAGACTTGATTACCATAAGCGCTCTTAATATTACATCTGGTGGTAAGTACAAGGGAGTAGAAAGAGTAGAAAAGCTTTATGGTGCACACTCAATCGCGGTTTATGTAGAGTCAATAACGTCTGGCACTGTGGATGTTTGGTTAGCTGCTGCGTAGGAGGAAGTACATGAAATTAAAGCTAAAAGAAAGTATTACTGTAGAAAAAGGCGCGGTATACCAGCCTGGGAACCTAATTTATGGTACCTCCACTACTAGCGGTGCAAACGAAATCCGTAGATGTAAAGGCTTTTCCTCCACTGTGACTGATCTTGTCACTTCCATTGAACAAGTGTATGGACTTGGCTGGGATGGAGAGCACCTTCTTAACTACGTCCATATATACGGTTGGGTCGAGAAGCGACAAGGTTTTTCGTCAACTATTATCGACACTATCACTCCTGCACACAGTGGGTACGACATCACATGGGGAGATGGCAACTTATATACAGCAACAAGTGATGAGATTTGGAAGTACAAAGGCTTTTCTGGTGAAGCAGATAGATGTATTTATAGTGGAAGTGGTGTGTATGGCCTTGCTTTTGATGGGAAAAACCTCTATAGTACCTGCTCCGTGAGTGGAGTGACTAAAATCAACAAACATAAAGGGTGTACTGGCACGATAACTGACAGTTTTGACTACCCCTACACGATGCCTCACGGGCTCGCTTGGGATGGGGAAAACATTTGCATCTCCGACCACTTTGAACTGTTGATCAGCCAGCAAGAAGGGTTTTCGGCTACTACAAAGTATGCTTTTCACGTTTCAGGCGTCGGCTACGTGGGTGGGCTGGCTTGGGAGTACTTCATGGGTGCACCCCGTGCGAGATTTATCTCTAGACTATTCCCCGTGCAAGATGGCGCGAGGTGTAGTTATCCTAGATCTGGATACTGTGTGATAATTAGTCTTGACTAGGAGGTAATTAAATGAAGTTTTTATTGGTCAAAATCAAAAGAACACAAATACCGGGCGGGAGGCATTACGATTATCCTGCGGAATACAACGCCCATAAAGTGTGGTTTGGACCTGTTTACGAAAGCACACTACCCGAAAACGAGAAGAAGATACTGGCACGTGGAGGCAAAGACGAATACTGCCTTATTGGGGTGAAAGACGAGGACGCTCCTAGCTTCCTAAAGAGTGGTGATATCACTGAAGTCACAGAAGAAGAAGCAAGAAAAATCGGAAACAAATGGACGAAACAGTTTGTTACTGTAGTGGACGCTAGAAAGGTTATGATGATAACCGCAAAAGCAGCGCTTGGGAAAACCCTAACGAAAGCAGAAAAAAACGCACTAGACCCAGACAAGCCTGAGATAGGGATCAACAAAACGAAATCCTTTGATGAGGTGCTCGATGAGTTCCTAGCCTCAGCTAAGTAAGATGAACAGAAAGGCTATCAAACCACCCCTAAAACTACCTCCACCCCGTGTTGTCAGACCTGAGGTTAAGGAAGTGAAGCAGTTGAAGGGGGAAACGCCTCAAACACCTTTAGGAGGTATTATTTACAAAACACCGCAAGAAAGGAGCGGTCTCTAGTCTCACTGTGGCATAAATAAATGTTGGCACCACGAAGCTTGAAGTCTTCGGGTGTCCAAAGTAAGACACCCCTCCCATACCACTCCAAGAGGGATAGTATGATCACCAAGCGGCGTGCTTTCGCTCGAATCATTTCAAGCACAGTAGCACCAGTTTGTTTATCGTACTCCCAGCTATGATGGAAGATTACATCATACTTTGACTTAAAAACTTGTCTCAAGATGTCGCCGTCATAAATGGTGTTATAGAGGCGTGCGTAATCGATTGAATAGGGTGTAACACAATCAAGGTGTATGTTAGGGAAGTAGGTACGGATACAGTACCCAATAAGTGCATTTTCGTTGTGCACCTCCAAAACGGATTTAGGAGGATTCTTCGTTAAAAGCGTAATCAAGGTAGTCAGAACTTGTGGGTTAATCATCTCCGACTACACTCTAAACTCTCCTTTATTAGCCGCTTTGGTAACGTTAAATCCAAACTATCTCTCATGTGATGGCAGAAACCAATCTCAAACAGCTTTTCCACAATAAGTTTATGACGTTTCGCGACTAATTCTTTAGTCACCTTCTCCCCTGACTTCAGTTTCATTCTTCTGCCTTTCTTTAACATAGACCACCACGCATGACAAATCCTATGATCGTCAAGTAACTGCTTTTTCCGCAAGACAGACAGCTTCTTCAGCTTTAAAAGCTTTGAGAGCGGCATCCCTTACATAATACCTACTAGTTCACTCGGCGTCAAGTAACCCTCTGCAGCTTGAAATAGTTTCAGCAAAACGTTATGGAGCAATTAAGGGGGGTGAAAATGAAGAAGATAATTGCTTGTAGTGACCTTCACATCCCCTACACAAGCCGCTACTTTATCACGTTCGCAAACTACGCGTGTGAAGCAGATATTGTTGTGTTTAACGGCGACATCCTCGACTTGGTAAGATGTAATGTAAAGGAGATAAAGAACAGTAAAACGGGGAGAGAGCTATTAGACGCTTTGAAGAAAGTGATCCTAAAGACAAAGACGGTCTTCGTCGAGGGTAACCACGACCCAGAACTAGGAAAATCGCTAACTGAACTACTAGGGTTCGAGGTTGAATCAGTGCCTTCCTACCGTTTAGGCAGAATGGGTTTCATACACGGTCACCAACTCGATCCAGCATGCAAACACTGGAACTGGAAACTCCTAACTAAGGTTGCGCCTTTCTTCTTCCGTCCACCCAGTGGGTGGAAGAAACGGAACCGGGAAAAGTGGAAGAAGAAAATAGGACTCATCTACACAAACGCGTTTACCTTTCTTGAAGAGAATCCGTGGTGTACCCTACTGGTAATCGGACATACTCATTACCCTAGTCTCCACGAACTAGAAACAGAACAGTGGTTAGCAGACTGCGGGGATATGACGGACTCTATAAGTGGAGTAAAAATAGAAAATGGAAAGGCTAAAATAATAACATTGTAGGCAAGAATGGGGGTGTGTAAGATGAAAAGAAGATTAGTAGTCCTCTTTTTACTATGTTCAATTGTGTGGGGATGTGCAGGAGGAAGCTTAAAAAAGTGGGGTAAGAGTTACAACAAATTCATGAAGCAAGCAGAAGCGTTGGCGGAAGTATTGTGTGAGCACAGTGAGTTCTCAAGTTGCTACTGGAAGGCGGTTCTCGGTAACGACATAAACAAACTACCCGCTGAGGCGTTAACCATCTTAAACGAAATAGAACAAATCACAAAGGGCAGAAGCGCTGAGGACTTGACAGAGTGTGAGAAAGGAAGACTCTTTGGACTTTGGAAGCGGTTCGCTTATTTAGTAGGTAAGGATGTCATAAAACGAGTCGTCCCGTTTATGATCAAATTTGCAGGTATGATATAATGGTTAGATTTTTAGCCTACCAAGGGACTGATTGGATCGCGAGGGTCATCAAATACCAAACTCAATCAGTCTACTCCCATATAGCATACCTCTGGAATGACAAATATGTGATAGAGTGCTGGCCCGAGCACTGGTACCAGCTGCTGAACGTGAGATGGAACAAACGTCCCCTTTTCAAAGGGTATAAAAAGGGGGACAAGTACGAGATCTGGGGCTTAGAAGTCAGCGAAGCACACAAGACGTTCATCCACAACTTCTTCTTAGGGCTAGTAAAGACGAGAGCTAAATTCGACTACGTCGCTGGCTTCGGGCTATTCACCAAGTGGAGAAAGGAAAAGAAGGGTCAGTATTTTTGTTCTGAGGGGTGTATAGCCCCGTTGGTTAAGGTCTTTGAGTGGGATCACATAGCTCCTTGGAAGGTGACACCTGAAGCATTCGTTCAGATAATTCAAGCAGCGGGAGGAATACTAATAAAATCAGGAAGGGTGTAATGGGAAATTTACAAGGACGTTGGGAGGTTTACATTGCTGGGATACACATCTTGACGAAGGAAATAAAAGGAAAAGAAGGAAAAAATTACTTCCCATGGGGAAGCGAAGCGGTTTTGTTGGACTTTGAGGTTAAAGGAATGGAGTTACACTATAAGTATTTACCTATCAAGGACATTTTGGAAGAGGAAAGCGAACACGCCCTTAAGGGAACAATGTACATTAAAAATAAAAAGTGGTTCGAATTTATCATGCTCAGAACAAGTTAGGAGGGTACGATGGAAAGTAACCTTATAGCACAAAACCAGAATTGGCGTGTTCGCCAGTGTTTGCAACCCGGTGGGGAAGAGTACGCCATCACCAAAAGATCGGGGAGATACACTCTCTACCTACACGGGACAGAGGAGAAGCTGGCCTTCTATAATAAGCTTCGCTCACTCCTTGAATCCTATAAGGAGGGGGAGGAAGATCTATGGATGATATGTTTCGGTAGTCCACATTTGACCCCAGAGTTCTGCGTAGCACTAACTATTGAAGATGTTAGATTTCTCCTCGATGCAATACCAACTACGGAAACTATATACCCAACAAGGAGGACACAATGATAGACGAAAAAACATTAAAACAGCTTTACAAGAAGTTAAGAGGTAAACGTGGTTTTGTTGGCTTTTCAAGAGTAGAGCAGCCAGTCTTAGCCGAAGGTGTGGAAACAGGTGAGACAGGTATCAGGGTGTACGTTAGGAAGAAACTGCCCGTGAACTTACTCAGGGAGCAGGACATCATCCCATCTGAATTTAAAGGAAAGAGGGTTGATGTGGTTGAAGTGGGCGACGTTAAGGCCCTAAAAGTTGACAAAACAAAGGAGTTCAGACCAGTCGAAATCGGTGTATCTGTGGGACACATAAACATTACAGCCTGCAGCTTGGGTTTCTACCCTATTTACAAAGACGGTGTAGTCCTTGTAGGAGGTAACGCTCACTGCTATACTCCTGATGCGAGTTTAAGCCCGGAACAGATAAGGGAGAAGCGGATAGTCCAACCCGGAAGGTATCACGACAAAAACTCAGGCATAGTGGGTGAATATTTTTGGCATGAGAGGGTCGTCCCAGTAGATGAAGGGTGCCCGATTGGTAAAGCTGTTGTGAGTGTCCTCAACTTCTTGGCCAAATTAGTTGGGAGCGGAACAAGACTCACCCTAGAAAGAGATAACGTAAACCACATCGACTTCGCCGTGTACGTTCCTACTGTCGAACACATTAACAAGATAGCTGATGATAGTATTGATGAGTCGGCGCCTATGGTAGGCTTTCTCTTCGCGGGGAGCGATCAAGTGGGAGTAATATGCAAGGCTAGATACATTGTTGAAAAAGGCTTCACTTTCAATGTCCCTGTAGCTGAAGTACATAATGGTGACAGAGTGAAAGGTTGTTCCTTTTGGTGTATGCCCCCCGACACTCTCGTCATGGGAAATCCAACCCCTACTACTATAGCAAACGTCACTTCGGTGCTAGAAGCCGGAGGTGAGTTTAGTAAAGTCCTCACCCACTTCTCACGAGATTACGAAGGAGACCTATGTGATCTAACTGTCAAAGGTTATCGGGTTTCATTAACCCCCGAGCACCCAGTGCTGACAGCTCGCCCTTCTAACAAATATCATAAACAACAAGCAAAGGCGTTACTAAAATGGAAACCTGCTGGAGAAGTAACAACAGATGACTACGTCGCTATCCCAAAGATAAAAACACGTAACCACACTAAGGAGTACCATCTGGTCAGAACAAAATTTTCTCAGAAAAGAGTCCCACCTGTATTAGAGGTCAACGAAGATCTCGCGTGGATCATAGGGTTGTATATAGCAGAAGGCTCGTGCAGCCCCCAAGGTCTCATTCGGTGGACGCTGGGAGAACATGAGACGCACTTAATTCAGAAACTCAAACAAAAATTGGCTTCTGTATTTGGGCTCCGAATCAAAGAATACAAAGGTACAGGTACGCGATACATCGACATATATTGCTCGGACTTAATTGAAATGTTCAAACAATGTGGGAAAAACGCTCACGAGAAAGTAATCCCCTCTTTCATCCTTCGAGGACCTAAAGAAGTCTGGCGTTCGTGCATACAAGGGATTCAAGACGGTGATGGTTGTGAACTAAAGGCCTGGAACAAAATAAGCACCACATCCAAAAAGTTAATGTTTCAATTGATGATTTTGTGTGCCAGCCTTGGATATGGATTCACCACAACTTCGTTCTTTAATGGTGGTTTTGGACGCTCTATTATGATGCACCAAATCTCGATCCGAACTACAAAAAAGCGTGACTCGGGTTTTGAGGACGAAAATTTTCTCTACCTTCCTATCAAGAAAGCCACAACACGGTTTTACAAAGGGAAGGTGTACAACGTAGAAACACCTGGCAACACTTATTGTGTACCTTTTGTAGTTCACAACTGCAATTACGAAACAACAGTAACCGATGAGTCGGCTTCCATCCAAGTTAACTACGGTAACTTCACTGCTTTGTTTAATGATGTTATTCTTATAAGGAATGAAAACAACACAATCAAAGGAGGATGGAGCGGGAGTGGGTGGCGGAAAGTGACTTAAAGCAAAAAGCAGAACTACGAGGTTTTGTAACCATAGCTAAAGTTTGGGTTTTGGAACATAAGACCAGATGCAACGAGACGGAAGATCCTGACGAGTGTAAGAGGATTATGAAAAGACTCCTGGAGTTATTTAAGAAACTTGAAAACCTACTTAGGTTGATATGAGTCCTTACGCACCTTGCTTCTCTATCTCCAGAATTCTACGCGCAACAGATTCAGCCGTCTCATCAGGCTTACCCTCAATCACCTGAACCTCTTCATAAGGTAACGAAAAACGCTTCAACACCTCAGCCACAGCATTAGTCACCTCAGCGTCTTCTCGTTTACTCCGCACGAAAAAGGTGTAAAGACTCACGTCATAAAAGCTCAACAATGACATTGTGTTTAGTGGCGATCCTACACAAAGCCTGTAAGCGCAGTTGTCCACTATACTTCTGTCAGCCACTATCACTTTGTCCCTGTAAACTAAGTAACTAGCAACAGTAACAAAGTCCAACGCTGTCTCAAAATAGTCATAAGCCTCAGCGTCGCGTTGGATCGTTTCCTTCCAAGCGTCTCTGATGTCCATTTGTTTCAGTAGGCAATCAGCGAACTCACCTACAAAGGCGAACCTGTATGAACGCAAGAGCCTCTTAAGCCGAGTAAAAATCGTCGTTTTACCGACGTCGTGGCTCCCTGATAAAGCGTAAACTCTAATCATGATTCACACCCTTTAAAAGAAGCTTTTTTAATTTCAAAAAGCACTCTCTTATTTGCCCCGCTTTAAACGAAGCGATATAGTCATACTTAGTCTCACCAGCATAAGGAAGGTCTCCCGCCCAGCCTGTCCAATTTCTCTTCCCGTTAATGATAATGTCATCTGAGTTTCTGTGCTCATATACACAGTAGGTCATATTGTCATTTAAGTTTCCAAAAGTTAGTCCCATTTCTCTACCGTTCTGGAAGCAGTTGACACAAATCTTGTAGTCCTTTAAATCCTTATCTTTTTTGATTAAATTGAGAATTTTGAATGACACGTTAAGTCCCTCATTAAGCAGTACCATAGTGACCTCCCCTTCACTTTATTTGCTGCGCCGCTCTGCTGCTTTTCCACTTCTCTAGGATCACCTTAAAGCCGTCACAAATCTCCCTGTAGGTACCTTGTCTTAAGTAACAGTCGCTCTCTCTTAAAGCAAGCTCTTTATACTGAGTAGCTATGTGCTCAACAACAGCGGGTGTTAGACTAACTACAATCTTATCTTTAAAGTAGCACCCCTCTACTTCAGGGCGTAACTCCACCTTCACGAATTCAATCTTCGCCATTTCATACCTCCTAGTATACCCACATCACAGGATGTGGTAAACTAATATCCATGTCAACATGAATGAAGTTCTTACTCACTCCAATTCTAATCGCTCCCCACCGTAATAAGACTCTGAGCAACCGATACCGATACTCCGAACCATATGCTCTAATATCTGCTGCCATGCCTCTCAAGTGTGCACTATTTGGTGCGCCCCCCACTTCCTTATTGTGACGAGCACACCTAAACCCTGAGTCAATCACAATAGGAGACCCTAAATCCGACCTTACTTGATCGAGCCACTTCACGAAATCTTCCTTCATCTCACACGCACCACAACACGGGCAAGCGAATTCTTTAGGACTAAAGTGATCGACCTCCTCCCACCAGCTCACTCCGTCTTCCTCCCTTACTTAAGTACTTCTCACCTTTCTCTTTACATCCTCGAATTTACAGCCACCCGTTACTCCTGTTTCAATATCTACAAACCATACAGGATACATATAGCTTTCGTCTCTCACTTTCAGAATCCTTACTATCCTTCCGTCCTTAAGTTCAACTACATCATCTACACGTAGTTTATTCATCTTCCTTCACCTCCTTTCTTTCCACTTTCCCTCACTACGATCGTAAAAATAACCACTTCTATGGAGGTACTCTCCTAAGTTACAAGACGATACCTTGCAAACCTTACTAAACTCCAGCATCGAACTAAATGACGCTAACACTTTCTTTATCCCTCCATAACGTTTAAACGCCTCTTCTGCCAGCCCATGGGGTGCGTTGTTGTACACCCTGGGCTTAGTTTTAATTCCTACTCTTTTTAAGCCTTCTAAAACGACGTTATATCTGAATCCCCAATAGGAACCCATTCCCATTGTTCCCTTCTCATTATACTGTCTACTCAGTTCGCGTTTCACTACCTCTACATCACACCCATAGTGCATAAACACATTCCAAAGAAACGAGTTCTTACGGCAGCCAGATATGGTAGCCGCAATCGCGCTTTTGAACCTTACAGCAAGATCAGGGCTAAGCTTATCGGCTACCTTAAATAACTCTTTACCATCTGCGTCTGAAATGACTAAAGTGAGCCGTTTCTCGCGTTGACTACTCATCGCAAGTTGGTTTTAAGTAATCTCCAAAGTCTCGGGGCATCAGCACTTGCCATGTGTCATCATAGCCCAACAACGTTTCGGGGCGTCTTATGTCCGCTAACCTAACGTTTGGAGCACGGGGATCCAGTCCATACAGCTCACACAATTTGCGTGCTGATATGAAATGAACTTCTCCATCGTTTGGGCTTACTACATAACCGCCAATCACTAAAAACTTCACCTGCTTAATCAAAGAGCTTCCTCCCCACTATCAACAGAACAATTAGAGCTAAAACGCAACTACAATCCGCCGAATAGCCAAGCAGACCTCTACCAGGTATCTGTGTGAGTCCTAAAAGGAAGCAATACCCAATTATGAACGCACCAGGTAGAAGTGCCCACCCCTTCCAACCTTGCCTGTACGCTAGTATCGTTAACACAATCTCTAAAATTAACATCACTTTAACCTCCCTTAATCTCGGGCAGTTGAAATACCTTATCTGAAATAAAAAGCCCGTGACCGAACACTATCCACATATAATCTTTTTTGTAAAACCGTGCTCTAACCAGCAACGAGCTATACTCAGCTTCGGCTTCCGCAACTCGGCGTAAATAATCACTCAACTTTGAGGACTGTTGTAAGTTCGTCAAACTCCCACCGACCAAATCTCCTGGCTGCTCTGGGTAAACAGCGGCTCTAATATCGTCAATTCTTTGTTGAAGCACTTTTATTTCATGCAACTGCCCTACTAGTTGGGGATAAGTCGTTATACCTTTGGGTACAAACGCTGCCAAAAGTATGACAGACAAAAGAGCACTTACAAGACCAGAAAACACAAGGTGGTCCTTTCCTCGTTTCCCAAAATATACAACTGAAATTAGACCGACTAAAAGTAGAAGTATCCAAATCATTTCAGCCTCCTCCCACAACCTCTTACTCTACCGTGCGGGGTTTTCTCTGTAAGTCTATCGGCAGCTTATAAGAACGAGGAGGAAACTCGTCATCCTCGTAGACCACCCTCCCTGATAGACTGTGCGTGTGCTGTCTTAGTTTTTGTAACCTTAACACTTCCTCTACCATAGAAGATAAATGACTTCTCAAAACCTCGACTTTCTCGTCAAGAGTCATCTCATCCCAATACTTTGGCCTAGCTTCACCAATACAACTTTCCATCTCTTACCTCCTTTCTACATTATTCCCATATAAGCAAACAAAGCTTCATCTTTCTTCCCATAACTTCCTCATAACAACTCCAGCATCTAAATTGCCCCACCTAATTAAGTCAACATACCCTGCAAGGTCTGCAAAACACTCCAGACACAAAGTTTTCGTGGGATTCCAACCACACTTCTTACAGACTCGGTTCCACAACTCATCACTAACTCTCCACACCACATTTTGCACTCTCCCACACCTCTTACATGTTTGAGGAGTAGCCAA